TGGAGTATTAGTCATTGTCCTAGTGGGAGTATTAGTATATGTTCCCGTTGGAGTATTAGTCATTGTCCTAGTGGGAGTATTAGTATATGTTCCGCTAGGTGTATTAGTCATTGTTGGAGTATTAGTATATGTTCCTGTAGGAGTATTAGTCATTGTCCTAGTGGGAGTATTAGTATATGTACCACTTGGAGTTGGAGTCATTGTTGGTTGAAAAGGAACAACAAATGCACCTTCAACAAATCCCTCTTTGTCAGAATCTTGTAAAAGTGTAAACGGCACCGTATTATTTATTTTATATTGCTTTCCTTTATATGAAATACATTGACCTGTAGGATAATAATTGTTTATAAAATTCATTTCGCCGGTTGACTCGTTAAAGCTTTTTACATTATTTGTTGCTTCTACGCAAAATGGAGATACACTCGGAGTAGGACTTATAGTATTTGTTATGGTTGGGGTATTTGTCCTAGTTTGCGTTGGAGTAGGGATTTTTAGATACTCTGTAGTAAAATTTATACTGGTTGTTTGTCCCGGGTTTCCTATGCAATTAGTAGGTTGAGTTGTATACTTTGATGATATATTAACTATGTATGTTTTTAGTGGAGCAAGTCCAGTTAAACTCTTACTTGCATTACCATTTGTCAAAGTAAAGGTTCCTCCATCTAATCCGGGAATAGAATAATCAAACGAAAATAAAGAATTTTGAGCATTCGCATTATTTTCAGTTATTGTAACAGAAGTTCCATTTATAGTAACAGATGGATTTGGCATGGGTGCTACTGGACATGGTTGTTTTTCAATAATAAACTCTACATCATTTTTTGACTGTTGCGGAGTTCCCTTACATTCAGAGGGTGTAGCTGCATACTTTGAAGTTGCGTTAATTTTATATGTTCCAGGGTCTAGATTATCCAATGTCTTACTAGAATTACCATTTGTTAAAGTAAAAGTTCCTCCTTTTGCATTATCAATCTTATAATCAAATAAAAATGGGGAACCCGGTGCATTATTTTCTGTAATTGTTACCGAATTTTTACTTACAACAGCAGATGGGTTTGGAATAGTTGCTGCTGGACATGGTATGTCCACTAAGTCACCTGAACAATATAAGTAGCCATTTTTATTAGAAATTTCATTGCATGTTTGACCCGGAGGTGGGTAATACCGAGTATCAGTCGTTCCTCTCTGGTTATTTCTGCACAGTGCACTGTAAACAATTCCTTTAGCATAGTCAACATTTATACTAGAACAAGAAGACGTATAAGGACCACTCATTAAAAAATTTAATAATATATATTTAGTAGGCAAAAATATTTGAGATTTTACCTAATAATTGCATTTAATCAAATAAACATTTATTGATTTAAAGAACGGAACAATTTTGCCTTTAAATTTGTAAATTAACTTAAACGCGTTTGTCAAAGTAATGACACAAATCCTAAATGTTGTCTTTTACACCATATTAACAAAACGGTGTAAATTATTAAGTGGTATTAAATTACCAAAAATAATAAAAATTGAATTTGTTAAACTTATTAACTTGCATACAAAAATTATGCTCCGTTTATATCATCAACAAAACAATAGTTACGAAATCTGTATCGATGAGGTTGGGCGTGGATGTCTTTTCGGCAGAACATATATAGCGGCAGTAGTTCTAGCAAAAGATGGTTCATTCGATGGAACACAAATAAAAGATAGTAAAAAATTCTCTTCAAAAAAGAAAATAAAAACCGTTTCTGAATATATAAAACAAAATTGCCTTTATTATCATATTGCCTCAGTGGAAAATGACATTGTTGATAAAATCAATATTTTACAGGCCGTTATGCAAGGCATGCATGAATGTATTAGCACGTTAATACAAGAGATTAATGCTGATACTGGTACAAAAAACGACTTCCTAGCAATAATCGATGGTAATTATTTTAAACCATATACTTATTTCGACGACGAGTCGAATTGTATTGTCGAATTACCACATATTACCGTAGAGAAGGGAGATGCTACTTATATGGGTATCGCCGCAGCTAGTATACTAGCCAAGGTCGCACGGGATGAATATATCGGCGCTCTTTGCGAAAAATACCCTTTATTAAAAGAACAATATCAACTACATACAAATATGGGATATGGAACCAAGGCACATTTAGAAGGTATTCAAAAACATGGTATTACCAATTTACATCGCACATCGTTTCGAGGGACTCAAAGCAATTTACCTAGAACACAAATCGAAAACATTTGATTTACAATATGTGTATTAATACATTTTTTTTTACTAGACTATTATATAAATGGCATTTACTAGATTTCATGATGACCCAAATCGTATACATAAGCAACTTCAGCAAAGTACTTACGCGGGTATGTATCAGTTAAATAGTCCGGGTACAGGTCTTGACCTACCGTTTTCGCAAGAAACACAGCTTCGTCTTCAAGGATGGGGCGCAAATTTTGATAATAAAATGATTAGCCAAGAAAATGATTTACGCGGAATGACACGTAAATTGAACAAAGATTATATTGATGTTAATAATTACACTAAATACGAAAAATTACCCTCTAAACCAACCTACAAAATCCAGGCACCTTACGTAGAGGAAAGCCGCGCATCACTTCCAGCATGGACATTCCGTGAGGTTGAACAAAAACGCTGGGAAGAACCATTTTTAAATCCTCAAGCGGGTTTAGAACGACCATTTCAATACGATATTCAAACTCGTATTTTAGAAAAAGACAATTATGTACCAGAGATACCAGATTTGTCCATAATTTCAAAGGAAACTCTTTAATATGCAGCGATTTTTATAACTTGATTATTTAATGGAATTTAATTATTTATCTCTTGGAAATGAATGTTCTAGCGCCCTTGTTTTGAAAGACCTTAATTTGAGAACCGGGTCTCATCCGTTTGATTGGACAGAAACACCATTTAAAGCCCTATCTGCTTGTTTACAAACGGATTTTACTATGTTTCATAAAAATGTTCATTTAGACGAAATGAAACGTAATGTTATTGACGAATATGGTATTAGATATCCCCATGATTATCCTGTAAAGTTATTGTCCAATTTTAAATGTTCGGCTGATGGTTTTATCGCTGGACGTTTGGTTGAAGATGATTGGTACAAATATACCGAACAAGTTTCCGAAAAATATGGCCGGCGCATCGAACGCTTTCGAAATGTGATGGCAGATAAATCAAAACCTATTATTATTTTATATCGCGACAAATATGAAAATGCACTTATTGTAAAGCAAATATTAGAAAAAACATATAATAGAGAACATCTTATCATTGTTGTAGCAACGAACGAAACAATTGTTTGGCCGAATCCGGCCATTGTTTTATGTAATCCCGAATCTGGAGGTAAATGGAACGACAAAGACATTTGGTTAGGTGCGATTCAATCTGCTGCTCAAAGATATCCTTTTTTATCGGCAAAACCCATTATAGTAAACAAACGATTTGATATGAGAATATAATCCCTTTTAGTAAAATGCAATTTAGAAATATCCATGCCGATAAAAATTAATATATAATTCTAATATAATTATATATTCTAACTAACATGGAAATGGTTATCCCGTTATTTGCTTTATCGTCTTTATATTTAATCAACAGTCAAAGTAAAAAGGAGAACTTTCAATCAAAAAGAAAATCTTTACCCAATATTGATATTCCAAACCGAAATTTTCCAAGTGAGTTGCCTGTTGTTTTTAATGAAACTGATTTAACGAGTGAATTATCTACTGTGAATAAATTTAATAGTGCGGGTGGTGTTTATACTGATAAATTTTTTGACCCAGAATCTGTTGCCGCTATTGTATTAAATAGTAACGTTACTAATAATCAAAGCACTACTCCAAATCAACCCGGCTATGCATCGGATACTAGCCCTATGTCACAAGAATCTTATTATTCGTTGAGTGGAAACAAAGTCGGTGCTGATTACTTTCAGCATAATAATATGGTTCCTTTTTTTGGAAGTAACACTAGGTCTTCACAAATTAACGCAAATTCGAATGAAAGTGTTTTAGACAATTATACGGGTTCTGGTTCACAAGTTCAAATTAAACGCGAAGTCGCCCCAATGTTCAAACCATCTGATAACGAACAGTGGGCTTATGGTGCACCCAATAATAGTGATTTCTTTCAGAGTCGTGTTAATCCCAGTATGCGTATGGGCAACGTAAATCCTTTTGAACAGAAACAGGTCGCCCCTGGTCTCGGGCTTGGCTATACTAATGAAGGCGCAAATGGGTTTAATAATGGTATGATGATGCGTGACCAATGGCTTGACCGCGGAGTAGATGAATTACGTGTATTAAATAAGCCAAAAGCTAGTGGAAATATGTTATACGGTCACGAAGGACCGGCTGCAAACTTTATTCAAAATGGCTCTACCACAGAACAGATGGGCATTATGGAGAAACACCGTCCTGACCGTACATTTGAAATGTTTGATAATCAAGGTTCGATGACACGTTTAATGACAACAACGGGTGCTGAAAAGGGTCAAACTATGCGCTCTATTCCGGTTGACCGTGAAACGTCTCGTCAAAATAATACTACAGATTATATTGGCGGAGCCGGTCATCATATTAGTGGAGAATATGTAAGTGGTGAATTTATGCCGTCGCATAATATTGAATTAGGAGAAGTCCCGATTGGTCCTGCTAATGCACAGGGTCGTAATTATGCCGCCGAAGGGGATTACGAAATGCGCTCTAAATTTGCTTATCCAAATAACCGTACCGTAAATAAACAGGGTGATTATTATGGTATGGTAAGCGGCGGTCTAAGAGCAGCTGTTGCTCCATTATTAGATATTTTAAGGCCTTCGCGTAAAGAGAATACAGTTGGTAATTTACGTCCTTATCAAAATCCCGGAACCCGCGTCTCCAATTCGTACATATTTAATCCCAGTGATAAGTTGGCTACCACGCATCGCGAAACAACCGAAAATTCCAAATATGTTGGTAATATTAATCGTAATCAGAACGGTGGTGCGTATGAAACTACCGACCATCAGGTTGCTAACACAGCACGCGCGGAAACCGGAGATTTCTTATATAGTGGTATTGCGGGTGGCTATAATCAAATGAAATCCTATGAAGCGGAATATAATCAACGGAATAATGATATTAAAAGTTCAACTATAGATGGCCGTATGGTCCCTGGAAACATGAGTTTGATGAACGGTAATATTAATATGACCCAGGCAAATCGCGACGGACTTTTAGTAAACAAACGTGCTGTTGCAGCGACTATGCCTTTTCAGAGTCCTGATGTATCAAATATGGGTAAATTACATGGTCATGACCAACTTTATCAAAATATTCAAATGGACCGTACAAATGGTGATATATTAACTGCTCTTCAGGGTAACCCTTATGTTGTTAATTATAAAAACGGTTTATAAATTAAAATTAATGAATAAATAATTTTAATTTTTCTTTATTGTTATTCTTTTGAGAACCTTTTTGCGAATTGTTTTTCTTTTACGAACTGTCTTCCTCTTAGGACGTTTCGAACGTTTTGTCTTATGTTTTGATGTTCTCGTTTTTTTCTTCAATGAACCACCTCCAGAACACCTATTGTTACGAAATATAACAAAATCCTTTATTTTATTTAAAACCTTTTTTGCTACACGCTTAGCTAAATCGTCATCATCAGAACTTGAACGCTTGTGACGATGTTCTCTTTTTTCATCACCTTCATCATCCGAACTATCTTCCTTTTCTTTATTGTGATGTCCTTCAGACTTGTCTTCATCTTTATCTTCGTCTTTGTCTTTGTCTTCATCTTTGTCTTCATCTTTGTCTTCACCTTCACCCTCTCCTTCACCCTCTCCTTCACCTTCATTTGCCACGGCCTCTGCTTCTTCTTCTTCCTTTTCATCTAATTCCTCACTACCCGCTGCTTCTTTTAATGCTGTTGCTACCATTGTTAAATTAGTTATCTATATTATATAAATATTTATTTTTATGGAGTATTTTTATCAACTAAAACATGTTTCGCTACATTACGAATAATTTTATCATCAAATTTATTTTGTTCTTCTTCCCCGTATCCCCCTAAAGCATTTTTATACATATCAATACAAAAATCGTATTTTTGATGTTCTGGGTTCAAGCATTCTGGATTTAGTTCTCTCCACTGCTGTAATTGCTGTAAATTTTTATCTGCTACACGCCCGATTAGTTTTTTTAATTTCGTTTTCTCGGCATTGTCTTTGTTCCATTTATCGTCATCTTTGATATACATAGTTTCGCGCTTTAAATCAGTACAATGTATTGGGCGTTTACTTACTTCAATAGTATTTAAATTTTTCATAATAATATTGGTTATTCCTTCAATATATCCATAATGCCCTACGTTCTCTAAATCTTTGATTTCCAATTTAATGTTATTAACAAAATCCACCATATTGAGCGCGTCTTTACACGTTTCATTCAAGAAAACATTTAAATTAAATTGCGTGTTATTTGTCGTATTATTGGTTATTACATTGGTCGGTTTTGCCATCTCCATTATTTTCGTATTCTGTTCCATAATTTTATTCTGCTGTTCAATCAAAAGCGTTTTAAATTCACTATTTTGTTTCAATATTTCGGATATAATTTCGGTATTTATGTTCGTGGTCGTCGTAACAGATTCTGATGTTTCGATTTGCTCACTTGATTGTACAAATGAACATGTCTTACGATGACGACTTAAACCGGATGTAAAACTAAAACTACGACCGCATATACAGTGTATATTTTTCTCGGCAGTTTTTGAGTTATCATTTCTTACCATTTGGTGTTTACGAGTAGACAGATGTGCTGCCCAATTACTAGATTTACTGCATATAAAGTCACATTTTTCACAATAAAAATTATCGGCTGTTTTTGGCATTTTTTCTGTTATCCTAAAATGGTAATAGAAAAAATGCCGGGCGATTTTGCCGAAAATTGTTATGCTAACAACACGGAATTAAAATATTGGTATTTACTGCATTTCAGTAACAACGCGTTTTTTCCGAAAACTTTACCTCGTACTTTTTGAAATTGGACATTTTAAAAATGTCCAAAAAAAAAAAGTTGGCCTATTTCTTTTCTGGGATTTGTTACGGTAAATTTCACTAATATTTTAATTCTATACATCAAACCATTTATGCTAATATAATAATATTTTGATAAAAGCGGCAAAAAAGCAGAAAATCGGTCAAATCAATATAAAAATGTGTCTAGTAAATATACAATGTACGGTCCAATTATAGGAAAAATCGATAATATACAAGAACTTATATCAATGGATATATTAAACTTATATACATACGAATTAGAATATGACAAAAACAAAACGTTTCATAGATACTGGCAAGATTTACCCGATTTGATAAAAGACAGGGCGGATATTATAAAAAACGGAGACATTATGAGAACATTAAATTGGCATTATAATGGCGATATTGTCGAAAATATTGATGGAATGAACGAAATATATATTAGCGCGATTGGCTCAAATGGCTCCGATAAAGTATTTGAGACTGCGCACATAGATGGTCCCTTTTTCTTTTTGCCGTTTTGTACAGTATTACGTTGTATAGTCGGAATTCAGGGTTCTTCAAATATTGTTACATGTTTTCCGTATATAAACGAGGAACATACAATCATGACAAATGATTTTTTGGCATTTGATTATAATCGTCATACGCATTTGATATACGAAATAGGCTCTCATCAGAAAACGAATCCTCGAATTCTGCTAAAATTACATTATTTGATAGTTCCGCGATTTATTCCTAGGCCAATAGCGCAAGTTTATAAACAGATGCATATAAAATATAATTCATTTATGAGAACCACTTTTTTGGCATCACAAAAAAAAGATTCCCTCCTGGCAAAAGTGGTCAATGGAGGAACTGTGTTTTATTGTTGGTTTTATAACAATAAAGATACATTAGCTAGTATGACAGGAGCAATATTCTTGTATATGATTTGGAAATAAAGAGTTTTAACTACAAAATAGTGCGCACATATTGACAGCTTCTAGATTTTCCTTAGGTCTCTCAAATAATGCTTTAATCATCGCATCGTCACGAAAACGTACGGTATAGCTCTGTTGAATATTATTACGACCAATACGACCCATAGCTTGAATTGTTTTTTGCTGAGTCATATTTTTCAAATCTTTTCCTATGAAACCATGACAGAATTGGTAGTTGGTTCCATAGATATAATCTGACGACGCAATAATGATAAATAGTCGTTGTTCGTCGGCCAAACGCTTCATAATTTCCATATATTTAATATTGGGTTTATCCATAAACATACCTATCCCCAATAGCAGAAGCACTTTTAAATTATTCTCGATGTCCAAACTCATAATATAGCGCGTTGTTTCTTCATCAATGTTTGGTAGAAATGCGCTAGTACTAATTTGGCCCAAGGGTGCCCATAACTCTTGGTGTGATTTTGTATTGGGTACATACATTGGGTCAAGTGAAACCATCTTTATTTCTTTTCGTAGTTTGTTGATTTCGTCTAGTAATGCTTTTGCGCTATTACTTAGCCTTTCACTATCTACCTTCTTTTCTTCGTTTTCGTCATTAGTACCCATTTTATTCTGTTCCGCTTCGAGTGTATTTTCTAGACGTACAATTTTCTCAGTAAATTCACCGTTTTTAGAAATTCTAGCCATAATGGTTTGGAAAACTACAGGTGAAATATTTGATTGTTGTATATAAAAGGAGCCAATTTTTTGTACGTCTTCGCTGAGGAATATAGTTGGGCCATCAGTTAGACTATAAGCATCGGCAGTTGTTAGTAAAATACCACCCGAACTCTTTTTTATAGCATCGCGATTTAAGTCAGCAGATACACTAATTGTTCTACTAAGAACCGATGATACTGGTGATGGTACTTCCATACTTTTTACTTTACGAAATGAGCGTGACGAATCGAATTTTTTGTCTCGCGTATTCATGATATATGAATATACTTCGACCCAGCGACTGGGCTCAATGTGTTTTAGTAACAAAAGGTAGTAATTTTTAAGAGAATCCATTGTAATATCTCCGATTCCTCCCGAATAATATTCGTCCGCCCCAAACGCGTCGTCAATAATTTCTTCTTCGTGTAAATAAACAATAAATCTGACAATTTCTGCCAAATCAAAATAACGCAAAAGTGTACGGTTTTGAGAACAATAGTTGACGCACCGAATCATTTCTTCATAATTTGAATACAAATTATGTGGCAAAACACTATAATTATCTTTATTTAACAACGGAATACTCTTACGACAATCGTGACTTTCTATGAGACGGATTTCCGCGCCATCAAATTTACTCCTGAAATCTTGTAAAACTGAACCGATTTCATCCTCTTTTGGTAATGTTGCACAAGATAATACAACGTTGGGGATTTTGTTTTCGGCCCAGTTTCTTTGAATTGTAGTATGAAGAGGATGTGTTTCATAATCCATTGTAATAGTGGGCTCGTCCCAGTACGTAATAATATCGGAGGCCTTGTTAAATGCAAGCATATAATACATGGCAGTCAAATAAGACTGAATATCACAAATCATAATTTCTACTTTTAAGCCATTGGAATTATCTACCTTTCCTATACCACCCGATTTCCGATTCTTAGTGTAATCTTTTGCCGCAAAATAATGTAGACGAATATCCGCCGCACTTTGGCATCCAAAAGCAAACGCAACTTTCTTTTCCATTGAAATTGCCGATTTTGCTAACGCAACGCCGATGTGTCTGGCAACACAAACAAATATAATACGATAATGTCCGGCTAGTCCAATTGGTGATAGGGTTTTACCAGTTCCTGTGGGTGCAGTATAAAGAACAAGCTTAGGACTAACTGTCTCAGTTTTAAATATGGAGAACAATAGTTTTTGATGATTAAAGAGTGCTTTATCTTGATATTTTAATAAATATTTATTTTTTTCAATAAATTCGTATGCATTTTCCATTATATTACTAGGCTCTGTATATTTGGAAGTAACAGATATTAATTTATCCACAAATTCACATACATGTATATTCAGATGTACAATGGACTGTTTTCGCATATGAATCAAAGTATACAAATAAAACGCATATTTGTTTTCGCGTTTTTGCAAATGTTTTAATAACTTTTCACAAAGAGAAATCAAAGTATATTCAAATACGGACTCGATATTTTGTTTTATATTTGCGTCAATATTCATAATACGTATGTTGTCTGCGCTTTTAATCTTTTTTATTGAAACACCAGCCATTGATTGACAACCAGTTAGTTTGATATTTAGACCGCCTCCATATTTATTTAAAATAGACTGAATCCATTCACTAAAATACTTTTGATAAAGAAAGTTCTCGTTTTCTGGTGTTATTTCTATTTTGGCAAACGAGAACAACGACATGTTTTCGTTTGATTTTATATTTACATTATTGAATCCATTTATTATGAGTAAAAGGATTTGTTTTTCATCCGGCGATACCGGAATTTCAATATTTTCCCACTCTTCTCTGGTTAATTTGGCTTGTGTTAGGTCCATTGTATTTTTGCTATAAAAAAAAGCACATTGTATTAATCAATTTTTTAAGCATTGCAAAAAGGACATGCGCACAATAAATATCCACATGTAAAAGACGCTCCTAAGCAACATATGAATTTTAATGTACAATAACATGAGCACTCAGGGCAATTATCATTCATAAATAAGCACGCTTCTTTAATTTTGAAGCACGGAGATAGTTTTTCCGCAATCAAATGCTGTCTTTCTTCAACTAATACAGCTACTGGTATGATTCCATCATAAACAAAACTATCATCAATAGTTGTATTTACCAATATAATATTATTTACTTCGTCTGATATAATTGAGACCATTTTAGTTATTCTTTTATTTTAAAGTAATAAAAGAATCAATTTTATTTATTTTTGTAACACAATACCTAAAATTCTTTGATATAAAAGTAGACCTGCATCTTGAATTGGAAGAATATATGCATATGTGTCTCCTACATTATTATGAGAATGCCATAGTCCAGGAGGTGTAATAAACATAGACCCCTCTTTCCAAAATACCTTTTTAGGATTCAAAATATTACCATTTTCGTCTAGTTCGTCGCCGATTAAAGTATAAATGTTCTCACTATCAGTACATTTTATACACAAATCTAATGCTACTGAATTATGCTTATGGGGCTTTTGAACTGTGTTCGGAGGAAGTTCGTTATAAAGGGCCCATAGAGTTGGGCTAATTGTATTTATGCCTAGTGCATCAGTATCTTTATTACTTAATAAAATACCTTTTCTATTGTTTAAAGGATTTGATAGTTCATGTAACTTTTGACTTAAATAGCCGCTACTGTAAATTGCGGTTTTAAATATCTTTTTTTCGGCTTTGTTTCCTAAATAATTAACCAAGGGACTGTCGTTGACGTAATAAATTTTTAGTTAATTTTCTGACAAATTAGTGAGTTTTATAAAATCAAATAGCGGACACACAAGAATATCACCTGAACTCAGTTCGTTCGAACTTTCGTCAATATTAATTTTACAATGGCCGTTTATTATATAAAATATATGCGATGTACCGTTATAATTTGCATTATATTCATCATTATTCAATTCAATGGTTTTGTTTTCATCTAATTTTATAAATGAAGCAAGTAAATTTGGTGTCGTTGACTTATAAGATACATTGAATATACTTGAAAAATCAATAATTTCAATACCATAACTACAGTTCTCAATATCTAATTCATAAAACGGAACGTGATTTAATGAAGGGTTTACGTTTTTTTCATATTCATAAGCTCTGATATATTCCTCTTCTTGCATAAGTTATATTTAATAAATAGAAAATTTTATATGTTTTATAATTTATATTAAAACAGTGTTTCCCGAAAACCGTAGAATATCGAGAACTATTTTTGTTGTAGGAAATTCATCCGAACCATAAATATCTTGTAAAAGCATCCATTCAAATAAGCCACCACTATATAAATAAACATGTGAAAAGCCTAATGTAAGTAACTGTTTGTATTTATTTTCGGCAGTATCGTCGCAGCTGTTCTTACCATAAACAATAAACTTTTTTGACCCCAAATCATAATTATTCAATAAATTGTTAATCGTTTTTTCTTCCGAGTCGAGCGCTAGTGTGTTTTTAATAAGACAGTCTTGTTCACTTAAAGTGAGTGTGTTTATAATGACAAATTCTGGACTACGAATAGCAGTTTGCACGTCTTTGAAACATATTTTGTTTATGGGTTTATAAAAAAAATTTGTTATATTAGTAAGCATGTTTTTATTGTAAACGAAATTTTATATATTTTATTGATATCATATAAAATCCTGTCATTCATTACAAAAAGGACAGATATCATAATATTTATTTACAATATCCATACATTCCGGACGGACAATATATGTAATTAAACCCATATTTCGAGAACCACCAACCATAAAAATTGATTATATTAATTTTAATTCATGATAGAAAAACAAATAATGGAAATCCAAATGAGCGATTTTGACATGCATCATGTATATAAAAAACGTGCATCTGTATTAAACAAATGTCATGTTATACAAATAAGGTCGTTTAATGACCAAAAGATATGCTCATGTATTTATGATAACGATACCCTTTACGATTTGTATAAAAAATCCTATGAAACTCTCTTCAGAAATTGTGGTGAACTGAGAGTTGAAAAATATCGACAGGTGCGGGATTTTATTCCGAATGAGCAATATCATGTGATTCATGATATTGTGTTAGTGGACAAAAAGGACAATATTTTATCAGTACCTTGCGATAAAAATATACTCTTTGGTGATTTTAAACGCGCCAATGAAAGATATTTTATACCATGTTCCCGTGTTCCTGTATTAAGCGTTTATAAAATTTATATTGTTGATAATGAAGCGATAGAACACTTTATTAAAAAACGAGAAAATCAACCACCATCAGTAGTTGAGAAAATTAGACGTCTCCTACGATGTGCGTTTTAATGATTGCGACGTTTAATAGTTTTTTTTCCACCCTTTTTTTTCGAAGCTACTGTAGATTTTGCACGATTAAACATTCTTACTAGAAATCCTCGCTGGGATTGAGGAACGGGTATCGAGTTTTTTCTTTGTCCTGGCTCCGATTTTTGCACCATACTAACTGCGTAACTTCGGTCGCGTCTGGGTATCATAATACGTTCCTCAGTTGGTAATTGACTAGCCAATTTTCTGAGCATATCTCTGCGATAGGCTCTTTTATCTTTTATTTCCGCCGAATTGGCATAACGGTTATTTATTGCGCGTGCTTCACGTATTTTTCTGTTCATTTCTTCTTGATGCGTTTCGGGAGAAGGTTTGTCTTTATGATACGGATTATCCTGTGGAGAATTGGTTGGATATTGTCTTTCGAAAAGTAGTACCTGTGCGTCGTCATTAATTTTTACGCGCCTTTTCTCTGATTTTTTAGGAGACCGACTAGTTGACCTTTTAGTTGACATATATATATATTTTATCATAAATTAATCCGTCAAAAATTGATTTTTTATTTCTAACCTGTACTTATATAAAAAAATGTCGCTTCCTAGAATTTACTCTATTGAAGGAAATATTGGCTCTGGTAAAACGACCATTATTGAGAACCTACAAAAAACATTTGAAAACAATCCCCGCGTTATTTTCATTAGAGAACCCGTGGATATTTGGCAAACTATTAAAGATACCGACGGAGAAACAATTTTGTCTAAATTCTACAAAGACCCAGCTAAGTATGCGTTTACATTCCAAGTGATGGCTTATTCAACACGGCTTTCTATGCTACGTGAAGTGATTCGCCAAAATCCTAATTGTGAAACAATTATTTGTGAGCGTTCATTGGATGCTGACAAACATATATTTGAAAAGATGCTTTATAATGACGGAATGATTGATGAAGTGAGTCATCAAATTTATCAACGATTTTATGGCGAATTTCAGGATGAGTTTCAGTTAGCTGGAATTGTTTATATTGATGCAGATGCTGTAGTATGTAAATCACGTATTGAAAAACGCGCAAGAGTTGGAGAGGAAACGGTTGCTCTTGATTATTTGGAAAAATGTCAACAATATCATGAATCGTGGCTTTCGAATAAGGAACTGAATGCTCCTGTTTTAAAAATCAAGACGAACGAAGATGTTACGTATGATTTGACTTGTCCAAACGATAAAGGATTAGTTTGGATGATGCAAATAGTAGAGTTTCTTTCATTGTCTTACCAGAATAATTTGAGTCCCGTAGAATCTTTGGATGAGGCATGTGGTAGACAAATCGAACGGTTTGAAGAGTTTTATAATCCTAATATTTGATTTTATTTATCTGGCTTATCTTTCTGTTCAAGTTCTCTTATGCGTTCTTTTAGTTTTTCATTTTCGTTGATAATGTCTTCGTGCCGATTTAATTTATTTTGCAAAGATTCCACTTTTTTTTCTAAATAGACAATGTGTTGTACATATTGGTCTCTTTGATATTGTTCGTCGGGATAACTATACATCTTATAGTTTGTTTTATATATGCAAGAAAAAAATATTATTAAATATTTTTTGTTTGTTAGGCTTAATATTGAACACAGTGAAGGTAGCCACGACTATAGAGAAAAGTCCTGAACTCTTTATCGGTGAAACGCTTTGGCCATTTACTTGTATTTTTTTCCCACTCCCAACGAGCTTGTATATTTTCTTTGGAAATACGTTTATACTGGTTTTTGTCAAAGAAGTGTCTTGGATACATTTTATGTGTCCAAAAAGTACCATCTGTATCCATAATTATTTTTCCAGAATCATAAATTGCATCACATTCTCTATGTGTAATTACTAAATTATCTTCTGTATAACTACCGCCCTCATCAAATCTACGAATATGAGAAATCTGTGCATCTTCGCCATTAATTATTAATTCACTACAATGTCCACATTTTCCGTTTGCTCGACAAATAACGTTTTTCTTTACTTTTTCGTCAACTTCCCGAGTAGTTCTTTCACCACCACCCGTTTCGTGTTTTGACAGAATAGGAAGGGATGAATACGTTGAATAATCTTCTTGTTTAGGGACATCGACTTCTTCAACCATGGGTTTAATACTTTCAGTAACTTCTTGTACTTTTTCTACTACCGACCCATCCTTTTGTTCAAGCCGTTTTTTTAAGATTTGTTGCCAATCGATACTAAATTTACTACAATGTTCACATTTTCCGTTTGCTCGACATTTTTCGTCAACTTCTCGAGTTATTTTTTGAGAGCCACCCGTTTCTTCTTTTGATACAATAGGAATGGATGAAGACATTGAATAATCTTCTTGTTTGGGGACATCGACTTCTTCAACAACGGGTTTAATGATTTCACTAACTTCTTGTGCTTTTCTTACTACCCATCCATGCTTTTGTTCAAGCCGTTTGAGGATTTGTTTCATATCGACGGATTGATTTCCATTTAAAGAATGAGATTCATTAGACCGAACAGAAAATCTAGGAATTTTATTTGGTTTATATAGTTTTTCTTGCATTATTTCTTCAAGATAATTACGGTATGCAACCAACCAAAAATCAACATCAAAATCTTCGTTCTCATATTCATCTTTTAAATTACGACCATATTTGTATTTTAGAGCAGTCAAAATTTTTTTAACAGCCTTACGTTCTTCTCCTTCAAATCGCAGATTCTGTAAGATAGCTAGTAGCATAGTTTGAAAATAACGTTCTACTTGGTTTTTACGAAACGTACCAATTTTATCCACCTCACTTCTTCCGTTATCAATAATCATACTTACTTTATACTGAATATCAAATAATGTAGAAATGTTTCCAAAGTATTGTGGAACAAGAAATATCCCGCCCTTTCGTAAACGAGAAATTGTTTGTATCAATTTTGAACTTTCCTTCGAATATAAATCACTCAGAGGATTTCCACTAAGTGGATTTGTAGTTTTATCGGAAAGCCTACGAAATAAAATACCCAAATTAAATTCCACGTCTTGGACGTGACTAGATAGGTCAAAACCAGTACAAAGCATATTAATTCCAATAATATATCTTGCATCAACAAGTCTTTTTCGAAAATCCAAACTATTGCGTTCTTTATCGTTTTCAAAAGTAAATTCAGCAGACAAAATCTCTCTGTGAAACCAGACTTTGTACCAGGCTTTAAATTTTGTCAATTCTTTCAAATCAGGGAAAACTAATAGAATTTTTTTATTGGTTTCGCTTTCTGCATTTTCCAAATAATTAACCAAACTTTCGTAGTTTGAAGTATCGACGGATTCAATAGTTAATTTAGAGTACAATGACTTAATCGGAAATACATTAAATATCCTTATTTCTTTACGCAAATAACCGAGCATTGGCAATTTACTACAAATTAGATTATTCAGTGTAGCAGATAAACCAATAACATGAGTATTAAGCTTTTTTAGTTGGCTACAAACAGATAGTTCAGGATTTTTGAGAAACTCATTAATAAGATTTAAATTTGTTTTATTTATTTCTAGTCGAATTTGAGCACCCCCAATTATTTGTGTAAATTGTTGGTCAATCTCATCAATCAATACAGTACAAGAAATTTGCAAGTCTTGTTTTAACGCTTTAATAATTTTAAAAAGTTTTTTTGTAATTTTATTGTAATCACCACGGTTATGACCCAAGCCAGAGATAAAAACCACACTTTTTTTATGCCCGCTAAATTGAGGTTGGATATCATGAACGTCGTTCATATTTACCAAATATATCGATTGATTAGATTGAGAACTTTTAAAAACTTCCATGGTTTGTTGACATAATATATTATTTGGTGACACAATAATACAACATCCATCCTGTTTATTACAAAATTGTTCCATAACTCGAGTTTTACCAGACCCTGTGCCTGAATTGAATAAATCTATTCCTACTTTTTCTGGAAACTGTATATCATTTACGTATTTTAAAATGTCATCACGGTCAGTGGGATGAATGTCAATGTATTGCATTTTTTGATTAATAGTTATATTAATCAAAAACTTATCAACTGAATCAATTTTTAATTGAACTTTACAATAATTTTCACTGATTCCTTTTTAATGCATTTACACGCACTTACTGAAAGCTCTTCACGTTTCTTACGTGTCTTACCATTATCATTAATATCAATAGGGTCGTCAACACTAATATTACGCTTTGATGTGCTATTACGATGATTCATATCATTCTCTATATCTTGGTAATGTTCTTCAATATAATCGACTATTTTGTTCTCGATTGCCCATTTAAAAAAGTTTAACTGACCAATCGTGGTCTCCATAAAATTATCTTTATCATATGGAATACTTATGCGTTCCCAACGACAGAATGGGTCAAATCGACGCTTACTGTATGCTTTTAATTTAAGCTTATAGTCATTATATACCTTAAAACGAACAGAAAATTCACCAGAGGGCATTTCATAAATAGTATAGTTTTTTTTTGCAAAGTTGGTTACAAACCAATCGACAATACGTAGCGAAATCTTGGATTCGCCGTTAATAATACGCATCATTTTATTGAGATTATCATGGTTCTTGTAAAAATCCATTAAATTACGCATTAAAAGGTCGTTCTGTGTATTAATATTTGATGCATTATAAGATGCCATTGTAAATAAAAGTCGCCGCGATTTTTTATGCCGTTTATGTGAAATAATAATAATAATAATAATAATGTAAATAAACAAATACTATGGTTCCACAAACAAATTACCATCCATACGACATTGAATTGTTCCTTCTATGTCTCCTACAAATTTGATGGTAATAATATCCTTTTTAAACATTTCTGTGTTATATTGTAATTCTTCTTTGGGACATATTTCAAAATAATAACAAATATTTTTAATAATAAAATTTAATAAGCTGTCGCTATAACCATTAAGAAACGACCAATTATAGTTATTTTCAATATGGTGTTTTTCGTGTGATTTAGGGTTTAAAATTATATTATTTTCTATTAGTAAATTTGCAATATACGGAATCGGTCTTCCGTGTAGTTTTTCATGTGCATATTTATGTGACAATGGACAAAAAACGAGGATTGTTGTTGTTAAAATTAAAAGGGACTTTAATAAAGGGATATTAATAAAATAAAAAATAAATAAAAGTGGTATAAGCATTACTACAAGTGAGTTTATAATTATAGTTGTATCGGGAATATCTTTCCAATTTGACGGAAACAAATGATGACAGGATGCATATCCAAAATTGGTTTCAACAACCAAACAATTGTTTTCTTTATCAAATTTATTATAATTATAAGAACCGTCAATATAAAGACAATGTATTATTCCCGTAATTAAATCAGCCAGATAAAGTGAGATTAAAAATATAAACGGTAGATATATCCATTTTATCGGACTAAAGCTACTGTAAAGACAGTATGCGTAAACCATTAATATAAATGGCACTAAAAAAGAAGATAAAAACACTACATTGTTTGGTAAAACCCATTCTTTTTTTGAATACAATTTTTTATCGGAAAAACAAGTAAACGTTTTTTTCATTTTAATATAGTTATATATTATAATGGCCGCGCCCAGTGCATCGGATAAGTGGAGATTTACTCTCTATAGTACGTTTGTGCTGGTAATATTATTTAATCCTTGGACATATAGTTTAGTTAATTCGCTTTTGTCGCGTTTTATTGGACAAACCGCTACGGGAAATGGATGCCCGACGCCTTTAGGATTTGCTATTCATGTTATAATTTTTACATTAATCATACGGTATATGATGGACTTAGGCATATAGGGACAATTTTTATTTGTGTAATAAAAATTGTCTACGAACCACATTCTATCATAACATGGTTATAACTTATATAGTTGATTATTTCTAGATAACAACTTTCCATTATAAAAATATATCTTTGTTTTTTTTCAACGGGATAATATTTGTCGTCATCATGAATATACAAATCATCTTTTATTTTTAGATAATATTCTTCGGTAGAATATTCCGATAAATACTTTTCAACCTCCGAAATAGCATGTTTTTCAGTAACAGGTTTATCAAACGATAACGTATGCGTATATTTTCCTGTTCTGCCAATAAGAAACGTTATATGATTTATTCTTTCTATTGTGTCTTCTAATTTATAATCGCCCATGGACAAAACGTAGTGAAAATCTTTTTTGTTTTCCATTATACCATGAAAACGTGAACAACTTTATATTGTTTTTACAATTAATAAGTTATTTGGGTGAAAAGATGATTTATAATAATATATTTAAAGATATTATTATTATAATATTACAAATGAGACCAAAGATGTCTGAAAAATACGCCGAAGAACGCGAAGAAATTTGTTCTCAAATTTTGACGATTTTGGAACTTGATGAAAAAGGTGCATTTTTATTATCTACTCTTGATGCAGATACGGAAAAACAGAATAAAATTATGGACATGAAAGACGAGATACGGAAATGTTTTTCTTGTTGTAACATGAGTCCGTTTAAACCTAGCGCAACTTGCAAACGTCCTTATTTGAGTGTTGTGAAAAACATTTTAAAAAAACAAGGATATACATTTATAGGTAATGACTATACAACAAAACCCGAACATATTAAAACAATACGTTACTATGTATTTCGATTATAATATATTGCGGCGGATAACTTAGAAACAAAAGCTTTAGGTATAATATAGAATGAGCAAAAAAAAGTGCTTCTCAAAAGACCGAAACGGAGACGATTGTCTTTTTAGATGTATTGGCGATACAAACTTTTGCAAATTTCATCAATATATGATTTCGTATAGTGAAGAGATGTTGGAAAAATTGGAACTTTGTAATGGCTGCAAGAAGCGGTATTATTTTGAAGACGACCGACGAACCTGTGAAAATTGCAGAGAACGAGGAAAGGCAATTAAAATAAAAAATAAAGAAACAGTTGTGTTATGCTCAAAAGATGGTTGTAAGTTTAAAAAATCAGAAGAGAATAACTATTGTGGTAAACATCAGATTTGTTTGTTTGAAGACGAAACTAAGGCGCTTAATAAAAAACTATGTTATAATTACATTCGTGGTTGTAGAACTCAATTAGACGCGGATTATGGGTTTTCGCGTTGCCCTGATTGTTTGGAAAAAGAACGCAAATTTGATAAAGAACGACGCGGAACTGTAGTAAATGCGAATAATGATGCGCCCCTGGAAAATGTTATTCGTACATCGAAATATTGTACAACTTGTTGTAGAGATTTACCTTTTGATAAATTTATTGGTGCGAAAATAGCGGAAACGAGAACCTGTCTTGAATGTAGGGTTGATAATAAAAAACAGGATGCGAAACGTGATAAAGAACACAGAAACGCTATCGCTAGGAAAAATGACGCCAAACCGGAAAGGAAAGAAGTAAAGAAAGAATGGAATGAAAATAATTATGAAAAGGTTGCATTAAAAACAATGAATTATAGACAACGAAAATTGGAAGAAAATCAGGAAGCATATTTGGCGCATAACGCAGAGACCGCCAAAAAATGGAGGGAAAACAATGCAGAGAAAATGATAGAAGCGAATGAATATAAGAAAAATAATAAGGAGTTACAATATAATATTTATAAAAGAAACGCGGGTTGTAAAAATCTGGATTTTTTAATTACGTTTGATGAATATTGTGATATTGTAACAAAAGAATGTTTTTATTGTGCACTTGTGCAAGAACGCGGATTTAATGGAATAGACCGTAAAGACCAAACGAAAGGATATATATTCGATAATTGTGTCAGTTGTTGTAAAATGTGTAATTACATGAAAGGCTCAACAAGTGACGAAGTGTTTATAAAAAGAGTAGAACATATTTTAACATTTCAAAGGAAAATTAGTGGAAATCTATATCCAGAGTGTTTTGCTCATCATAAAAGTGTTTTATATTGTCAATACAGAAACAGAGCTATAAAAAAACAGTTGGATTTTGTATTAACTCCTGAAGATTATAACGTTATAATTAAAAATGATTGTTTCATGTGTGGTAAAAAAACTGACCAACATCACCAAAACGGAATCGATAGAATGGATAATACAAAAGGATATATATTAGAAAACATTAACGCGTGTTGTTGTGAGTGTAACTTAATAAAAAAGGATTACGCATATGATGATTTAATAAATAAAATGATGTTAATTTATGAAAAACACAATAAGAAACAAGAAATTACGGACGTGGAAAACAAAAGCAACGAATTAGCAAAACCTGAAATATTAGAAAACACAATGATATTTGATTCTTGTGAAAATAACAGGCACATGATGGCAAATAAAAATAAAAAAACAAAAGAAGAAATAAAAGAGGCAAATCGTCTTTATAAACAGAAACAACGAGAAAAAATGAAAGAAAAATATGGAAACAATGAATATAAAAAAATACGCGCAAAAGAAATCGCGGATAGTAGAGCTAAAAAGAAAGAGAATAGTGTGTAAATTGATATGTAAAAGATATTTACAAATCAATATAGTATAATTTTTATGATTATTTTTATTTTTTGTTGGTCAAATTTGTTGGTCATAATTTTAGGACCATATAATATAAAATGTTGGTCAGAATCCAGCCATTCCGGTCAATTTGAGTAGGCAACACCAGCCATACCAGACATAACGCGGAGGACGTTGTAGTTCACGGCATAGACACGGACCTTGGCGGTGGCGGTGCCGGCAACAGCGCCCGACGAAAGGACGAGCTGGAGAACAGCGTTATCAATGCGCGAGAAGTTGCACGAACCGCTGGGCTGGTGCTCTTCAGGTCTTAAGGCAAAGCTGTATACGTTGATACCAGAGTCGGGGCTACGAGTGTGGTGCTGGTAAGGCTGGACAACATCGAAGTAAGAGCCCTCACGCTCAGAGAAGCGGTCCTGGCCATTAAGCTGAAGCTTAGCAGTAACGACAGGGTTCTCACCCCAGCAGTGCATGTCAAGAGCGGTCTCAGCAAGAACGAAAGTGCCCGCGTCGGAAACATTGGAGCCACCCATATTAGCGGAATAAGGAGGGATGGGACCAGCAGCAAAGGGTGTTTCGACATTAGCTGCGGCTTTCCAATAGTTGGAGGCAAAACCATCATCGGTAGCACCAGGCATCTGGAAGAGACCAGAGGTGTTGATGAATGCGTTGGTTCCACTGATATCCTCGGGACCACCATAGGCGTGGAACGCAGGGGGAAGGGCATCAATAGCATCGGTGTAGTTGAAGGGCTGGGCACCGAGCGTGCGGAAAAGAACAGTGGTGGGGTCAAGGGAAGCACAGTAGTCAACGTTGGCATCGGGCTGAACAACCCAGATAAGCTCCTTGCAAGGGTGGTTGAAGTTAAGCTTAATCTTGTTAGATGAGGAGCCTACAGACTCATCGCCAGTGAACTGGAGCTGCTCAATGAGGTACTCATGGGGGTTCTGAGCCATCTTGCGGCGCTCATCAGTGTCGAGGAAAATGTAGTCAACATAGAGAGACGCGGCAACAAGGGACTGCTGGTAAGCAGCAGAGGCAGAGACAGTGGCGGCAGTAGTCTTGGTAAGGTCAGTAACGGCCCAGAGGCACTCACCAATAGGGCGGAAATCAATGTTAATCTTAACCTCGTGGTATTGAAGAGCAATAAGGGGAAGGGCAAGGCCGGGGTTGCGGCAGAACCAGAACTGAAGAGGAATGTAGAGAGTGGTCTCAGGAAGGGCATTGCGGGGAGCGCAAACCTGGGCGGGGCCACCAGCGGCAGCACAAGGTCCGGAGATTTGGGCAAAAGCGGGGTCACAGATGTACGAAAGATGGGTAGTGTTACCAATCATCTTCCAGTATCCACGGCGCTGCTCGTTGGACATGGTAAGCTGGTTCCAGATGTGCATCCAGTCACCGTATTGACGGTCAATGCGCTGTCCACCAATCTCAACCTCGACCTGAGCAATAATTTGCTCACCAATAAAGCTGAGCCAGCGAGCATAGACACCTAGACCACCAGTGCTGTTCATGCCCTGGTTAATCTCAGGGAGAACGAGCTGAAGGTAGGTACGGTAGCATAAATCACCGTTGCGGCTGATTGTGCAGGTAACACGGCGACCGAAATCGGCCTGGCCAGAGAAAGTCTGCTCAATAGACTCCATGGCAAAGTTGGTATGACGGCGGTAAGAAACCTTCCAGAAAGTAATCTCGGGGGTACCAGTAAGGAACACGTCCTGGGCACCGTAAGCGACAAGTTGCATCAATGCTCCGCCCATGCTAGCGACTTTGGTATATACCATGCTTAGAAAATAATTTCTGGAGAAATTGCTAAATTAATTAATTAATGAATTGACCATACAAATGCATTAATATTCAATAGTAATTATTCTGTTACGCAACAAGCAAATAAATTTATTCTGCGCCTTCTTTAATTGCTGAAAGACGGTCTGTTCGCTTAGCAGTTTTATTTGAAGACGAAGGACGTTTACTAATAGTTGCCGATTTGAACTTGCTGACTGGTCTAATATATTTTGAATTAGGTCCTATTTTTGCACTAAAACGTTGCTTTTGTAAACTGGCCCGGGAAGTTAATGTGCCCTTACTTGGATGTGCAGTAAGTGTCATCATCTTTTTCATTTTTGTACCATAAAAATGATTTACAATAGAAGCCAAATTATGAAGGGTTAAATCACGCTCACGGAAACTACCTTTCACATGATTTTTCAAAAATAAATTTATTTCATACATAAAAAATCGATTTTCTAGGAGCACTTCATCGTTTTTTAAATCAAAGTTGGTAGAAAAAACGTCCCAGCCCGATTCTTTTAGCCAATCTTCTCCCTTTTCTAGACGTTTGAAATATGAAACCATGGAAAACAGAGGATTCCCAAAATTAGGGTCGTTTTCGGGTAAGTCACTTGTGTGCGCATCATAATTAAATTTATAATTTCCTTCTTCGTCAAAATCATCGCCTTGGTCTTCGTCGCCATATTCTCTTTCATAAAACGACTCAATAATGGAAGGCTTATTCAAAAAATCCGCTATATTATTTATACCATAATGTTGTTTCATAATTACCTTTGACCGTTCATACAAAACCTCATTAGAATGTCTAGAAGAAAAGGTTAAATAATCTTTTAAATAACTGGCCTTACTAAAGATGTCGACGTGATTCACAATTAACATATTTAATTTATAAAACATCAAGAACAAATAGATTTTTAGTGTTTTTCCGATTTCACTAGTCAGTACAATGTGTTTTTCAGACGATGTATTATGAGCGGCTATAAGTTTATCAACTTGTTCCTCAACAAATAATAATGTTTGCATTTCGTAATCTACATTTTTTGCCGCTGATTTACCTTTTTTGACTTTACCATGTATTCTCAAAATTTCTTTCATTATGCTAAGCGAATCTTCTGCTTTACTACGAAATGTCATTTGGGGCGCCATTATTGCATCACCTAACGTTTGTAATTCGCTAACATCATTATCGTCATAAGTATCCATATAATATAAATTGGTTCCTGGTTTATGAAATAAATGCCGCATATTGCCCAAGTAGCTGGTTGGTTGATAATGCGTTTTACTGTTATCATGCATTAATAATTCTCCCTTTGTTTTAGTTAAATTGGCCATATGGTCCACAATACGACTACACGCGTCAACAAACGTATCTATTATTACATTAGGAAAGTCTTGTTTTGGTCGATAATAAGTAACGACAAATTCAACACTTGAAAAACTGTCACAATATTCATTAGTGGCAATATCTTCAGAAAATTTAATATCATAGACTTTCCCTTTTTCGGTTTTAAAAAAATACATGTCATTTTTGGGTATGTTGAGACCTTTACATTTCTCTTTGAGCATGAGATTAAAGTCGGTATCGGCCAAATCATTTGTGATTTGAAATTTTATGGTTTCTTTATTGTCTGATTTACGATTTTCGTAGAAATATTCCAAATAAGATTCGTTCTCTTTCTTTGCCAGGGCAGTTTCTTTTTGGTCAGCTTCATATTCTTCCGGAAATTCTTCTCTAAATTCGCGCAAAAATTCGTCTTCTTCGTCGACTTCTTCCTGTGTCAATGCTGGTGCTTGTCCATGTTTTTTATTTATAGGAATACGTACATGTAAATAATGAGGGTCACTGACGGGTTTAACGGTTTTTCTATTCATCAATAAACTCATTTGTCGTAAAGCAAGGTCAGAATTAATAAGAGTTTTTTTTTTAGAATGCAAAGAAAGTTTAGCCAAGTCACTACATTCAAATTCATATCCAATGCTTAAAATTTTCCTAAAAGCAGCATCGGCACCTAAATCTCCGCCTTTCATTATATATTTGATATTATATATTATACATATTTTTACTTACTGAAAAAGTCAGTAGAAGTAGCATTATGAACAATGAAGTTTTCTAAATAGTTTTCTTGAAATATTTCACGACGACCTTCGTGTTTTTTAGTAAAAATATAGGAGTCTTGGGATTTTTTGACAGACCAGCCCTGGTCGAGGGCATTAGCAATAAATACCATTTTTTGAAATTTTTTACGCTCCATTTGAATGTTGGATGGTAAATTTAGTGCCAATTCCATTTATATATAGTAATAATGCGAAAATGGTGGTTTTACGAAACAATTGATAATAATTTGTTATTATAATATAAATATGGCTGGTTTTAATCATAATCCATTGAATTATTTAAGAAATAAAGACAGGGATACTATAGCATGGAATAAAAAATTAAATAGAGAGGATATAATACATGATAGTCCGGGGTTGACCAGGAATACATTGTTTCAGTCATGTTTGAATGATTTTCCAAATGAAGGAAAAGCTGAACCAGTAGAAGCCCATTTACGTGTTGTTCTTCCAGGAAAAGAATTCAAAAAACCACCAGAGCAACTGAAGAACATAAAAGAATCTATACCAGATACTTATCCGGGTAAAAAACTAGGATTAACAGACAGAATTTCACCTTCTTTTTATTTTGACCCAGCAAGTCGCAAATTTACTGGTCGATTTTCGGAATTGGAAACGTTTTTAGAAGAACAAGACCTTCAGGGCAAACGTATTAATTTGAGTCAATATGGTATTGATAATATTTATTATGTGGTTAATATTAAAAATGAATGCATGGTTTTTGAATTTTATTTTTCAGATAGTAAAAAAAAAAATTTTACCGTAACTATCGACAAAGATGGATACGTTATTACTTCACCCGATGATGGAGAAACCCCTAATCCTTCGTATGTATCAGGAAATGAAGTAAAAAAAGCATTTTTTACTGTAAATAATGATAGCCAAAAACGTGAAATTATTGAAGACGGATTTAGGCTTATATTTTGTAAATTACTCGGAGACTTATCTCATGTTATTTATTCAGACGATAAAACTGCCGTGTTTACTAATGATACATATTTACGAGATAGATGTATAAAAAATAAATGCCCTGCTATATATAGAGAACCTTTGACCAAAGGTTCTCTTAAGAAAGGCGGAGGAAAATCAAAAAAAGTTGTTAAAGTTAGTGGTAAATCAGTTAAACCATTAAATATGATTAGTACTTATGTGTTACACGATATTTACCGTCGAGCAATAAACGGAGGAGGAACAGGGAAAAGTTCAAAAGTAGCTTTTGAAGAAAAATTTGCAAATAACTGTAATAAAATGAACCTACTCAAGGAGATTAAGGAAATTGTATCTAGAATTGAAACATTTTTAAATAAACAACAACGCTCTTTTAAAATAAATGGACGAGACTTTGAATGCACAACAATTATAGAGACAAAATTAAAGTCTATTATTGATTTTTTGGATGGGGAAGTATTAGAAAAAAAGATTGATGAGATAGATACGTCTTTGTCGGTTGAAGAATATAATTCTTTAATCATGAGATGGTTTCCCCTACAAATTTTATTTTGTCCAGAAGACATGAACACGTCAATGTATACTTATGAAGGAGATACGTATTACAGCCCCTTAAACGTAGATAGACTGTTTCCCGAACAAGAAGATAAAATAGGTGATTTTAATAATGTTTTCGAGAAAGGTTCATTCAAAAAATTTGTAATGAACGGAATCATTGATGAAACTAAAAATAAGAGAGGAAGTTTAAACAATATATTGTCTTTTTTATCAAGAGAATTCGGAATATCAACAGAATTTGAAAAACCAGTTGTAACAACGGTGTTGAGAAAAAGCGATGAACTCGACCAAGCCAAGGAACTCCTTTTAAAATTAAAAGACCAAGTATCAATATCTGATGATTTAGCAGAGCTCGTTGATTATGCGATTGATTTTGGAGTATTAACTGAACACGATATTGCTATTGAATATTTAAAGGATATATGTGGCGATGATATAGAAGCACAAAGTTATTATACTCGATTATTGCCTCTTGTTTATTTTGATGGCTATCATGTTTACGATTATGATTTGCTTAAAGCTTTTGTTAAATTATGTGAAGCAGGAAAAGCACCTAGAGGAAACGACGGGTTTTTAGAATTTTTGGCAGAAAAAATGAAAAAAGACGAAGAAGTAGAACCAGAAAGTGACGAAGAAGTAGAACCAGAAAGTGACGAAGAAGTAGAACCAGAAAGTGACGAAGAAGTAGAACCAGAAAGTCCGTTTGAAATAGAGAAAACACCTATTCAGCAGAAACCAGTATCCGAACCGGAGATTTCTAATGTTTTTGGTTTTAAAGACAATTTTAATTTTAAAACTATTGCTTCCAGACCAAGAAAAGGGTCTAAAGTACCAGGTACTGTTTCAATATTTCGAGCAGTACATGGTGGTTCTCGAAAAACCCTCAAAAAACGCAGAACCAAACGCGCCAAAAAATCCAATAAAAAGTCAAAACGCATATACCGCAAACATTAATTAAACTTACACACAAAGAACTCTTGATGAGTTTATTGAAAATTAATTTAATTTAATAAACAGGAGGAGGTACGGGGGAACCTTGGTTCCCTCGTAACATTAATCGCATAAAATCAATATAAAAAATCAGATTCATTTATTTATAAATAAATGAATCAAAACTCAAAAAAACTGGTACCAAAAACTACAAATACAATAGACGAAAAACACAAAGAAATGTTACAATCCTTTCATGATAATGAAACCAGTACCATACCAGATTTGATAAAAGAAAAGGACAGACTTAAAAGTTTAATACCAACACTAAAAGAGAACGAAATCGACACATATATGGACATAAAAGACAAGGTTCTCGCAATACAACGCCAAATCAAGGATTTAAAACACGCCAAAAAACGCTATCTTTTAGACAACTCCAAATACATATTTGATTATTTTGAAGAAAAGAAGAAGATTAATACAGGCGATAACAACCAAAACTCCGTGGTTCTCAATTCCTTCTTTAAAATTAAAGCAAAAACAAAGGACGCATCCGACCCCAACAATGATAAATATAATCAAGCCAAACGTTCTTATCAAAATTATTGGCGTAATGTGAATGCCGACATTATAAATATACAAGATTTTGTGGTTAAATCAGATATTTGTGAGGCATGTTATCAAGGAGAACTAATTCCTCAGGACGAAGAGGGAATATTAATATGTAACAATCAAAAATGTGGAAAATTTATTACTTATATTATTGATAGTTCAAAACCCACGAATAAAGAGCCACCAAATGAGGTTTCCTATACTGCATATATTCGTCTTAACCATTTTAAAGAAATCCTATCTCAATTTCAAGCCAAAGAAACAACGCAAATACCCGAGGAAGTTATTGAAGCAATTCGTAATCGTATTAAAAAAGAGCGTATTAAAGACATAAAGCTTATAAATTACGACAAAATGCGAGAAATATTAAGAAAATTAGGTCTCAATAAATATTTCGAGCATATTCAATACATTAATAGCATCTTTGGTATTAAACCACCAATTATGAATGAAGAATTACACGAAACTCTATGTGTATTATTCATAGAGATTCAAAAACCTTGGGCGGTCCATTGCCCGGCAAACCGTACTAATTTTTTCAATTATACTTATACCCTATATCAGTTATGTGTACTATTAGACCAGGTACAATATTTACCTTATATACCCATGATGAAAGACCGCGAAAAACAGTTAGAGCAGGATATGATATGGAAGAAAGTATGTCATGAATTAGATTGGGAGTTTTTTCCAACTGTATAATATAAATATATGAAGACAAAATATATTTATATTCTATTATTTTTCTTTGCATTATCACTATTTTGCCTTTATTTTGTAAAATCAATAGAAGCCAATTCCGAGTCAAACCCACCAATACATTTGGGAAATTATATATGTAGATATTTTTATAATTTAGGGAAATCCATTCATGAGAAAAAAGATTTCGAATTCGATGTGCCTGATAGTATCGACTTTGTAAAGAATTTGCCCAAAAAAATAAATTATAAAAAAGAGTTCGATTCTATACGAAACGAAATGATTGCAGAGGGCATAGACGACCAATGGTTTATTCATAGTCAACCAAATGATTATGGTGCTTTTGAAATGAAAGACGTAAAAACGGAGAAATTCTGGCTCGCTCTTAAGCCACTTGCGCATAAAATTATGGATGAGTCGTTTAAGGTTAGTAATATAGTAAAAACTGTAGATAATCCAGTCATTCATTTTAGATGTGCCGACGTACCATTCTCGAAGCATCCCGGTTATTTGTTCCAAAAATATACGTTTTTTAAAGACGCTTTAACTGAAATCACAAAGCGAACAAAAAAACATGATAAAATAATCTTGTCTTATTGTAACACGCATAGGTCGGGTCAAATAGAAAGGGAATCTTGCGATATATATGCAAAATCAATAAAAGAATATATTGAGACGTTGGACTACAAAGTAGATGTGCAATGTAATGAATATATTGACGATTTTGCGATAATGTTCTACGCGCCTGCTGTTATTTCAAGTGGTAGTTCGTTTTCGTTTATGGCTGGATTTTTTGGAAAGGGGGTTTTTATATCAGCGGGGCACCAGTTCTATGAATCACCAGAGCAAAATAATTATTTGAATGATATTGGGGATTGGCTTTTTAAAGGTTATAATATATCGCATTCATCGGTTGCTGATTATACCGATACAGGTTCAGTAATTAAATTATTATCAGAAGAATAAAAAATGTGTTTATAATTAAATGGCTAAAAAATATATTTATATTATTCTCTTACTTCTACTTTCACTTTTTGTGATATTATTGGCTATATACACAAAACATATCGACCCGTTTACTCAAAAAAGGACGGCATATTTATTAACTTGTAACAAAGAAAGTAACAGAACAAAATTTAGTGAGGATATATTAAAAAAAATAGGATTTAACGTAGAGCTATTTCAGTGTATTAAAAATGAGGATAAAGTTTTGTCGAACAAAATAAGTATGTTAGAAATATACAAAAAAATAGCTGCTGGTTCCGAAGAATGGGGATACGTATTTGAGGATGATATAAATGTTCTCGATAAAATTGACATTGACGAACTAATACAATATGAGAACATTTCAAAAAAGTTTTTTTATTTGGGAACGTGCGGATATGAAAATAAAGACAATTTTTATAATAGTGAATCTATAAACGGTAAGCGGGTGGCTAAAATAAAAGGTCCTGTTCGAGGTTTACATGCCATAGCACTATCCAAAGATGGAGCAAAAGAATTATTAGAGTTCTCAAAAGATAATTCGGAAATTTATATGGACACTATATTAGAATCTTTTGCCCAGAAACATAATCCAAATGTAGTTAGATATGATTTAGTTAGCCCGGATGATAGTGGGCATAGAGGAATATTTTTCCAAGACCGTAATCAGTTTCCAACAACAATATAATATTATAATACTCTCGTATAATATTATGATTTATTCGTATGTTGGTGCATCTTCGCCCAACACCTCTATAATGATGCGCATTTGATTTGCGTCAAGTTCTCGATTTCCGTTATGATTACGGAAAAAAATTATCTTGTTGTCTTTGATTAGGCCTTTTATTTTTTCTTTATCTTCATTCAAATTTGGAACAAAATGAAACCCGTAATTTGTCGTGTTTTTGAGAACCGGTTGCATTTCTACTTCAGGCATTTCGTTCTGTACAAATTCACCTAGGCTTGCATCGTCGATTTTTCCCATATCTATTTTCTCTTTATTCTCAATTATGTTCATTAATACATCTGGTGAGAAAATGATAGATGTTCCACTACTAAATATAATTGTATTTTCTGGTAATGCCTCTTTGTTTTTGTTATATTGCATGTTCCAACATAATGCACATCCATATCCTACTGCGTTTTTACGTAAATCTTTTTCCAATAAATCAAATCTTACTACTGTACTAATATTACTACGTACGACATAATTGTAATTTGGTATTTCATCTTTAAAATATTCGAATGCGTCTATAGTTTTTTTTAATATTCCAGGAATAAATGATTCGTCTCCCTTTACGTACAAAATATCGTCTTTTAATTCAAAATCTTTATCTAAATCAGATTTGAAGCAGTAATAATAGGTGGTAACATATGAAAACTTTTTATAATATTCACAAGTCATTTTTTGCATTCTGTCATAAGGGCCACCGCCATCCGCGGAATATAAGACCAGATTTAATATTTTTATTGGTTTTTCTTCATCTTCAAACGTCTCGACTCGTTGAAATAAAAGTGAAACTAACACCACTAGTAATAATATACCTATTAAAAAAAACTTTTTATCTAAAAGCATAGCTAGCTTATAATATGCGCACATTATATTACAAACTTAATTTTCTAATTTAACCTCTCTTTTTATGAGACCTGTTACGCTTGGTTCTACAGAAAGAACGCTTAGAACCTGACGCGCGTTTGCAGCTTTTGGACGCACGTCTGCATTTTTTTACGCTTTTACCGCGACACTTTACGGAACGAGGCATACTATAGAATAATAATATATTTTATTATTTTATATTAACCAACCATACGGAGGCCACCAATCAAATTAGCGCCTAAACCAAAACCAGCGCCCGCGCGCGCGCTTTCACCAATAGAAGGAACGAAAACATCAAGAATGCTAAATGTGGCAGCAGCACTGAGAGCTAAGATGATTACTTCCTCTAAATTGAGGGATTTTTTGGGAATAACCACAGCTACAAGGGAAATAACGATACCAAGAACCAAATACTTGATAATGCGCTTTATAAGCTCAGAAAAGTTCACCATACCGCTCATTTTTTGCAGTTATATACTATAACAACAAAAAAATAGCTGAATAAATAAAATAATTCCTAAATCACTTAAACATTGTTCTCTTCATAATATAATAAATGTCTACGTTTGAAAAGAAGACTTTGGATAACGGGAAATCTAACCCTAAATATATTGATTTATGTGACGAGGACCAACCCATCGCGGGACAAAAATTTGCGTGTATGTCTTTTGTTTCACCCGAAAAGATATTGAAGAAGCGCGAGATTTATTTGTTCGATGAGTTTGTGAAGCAATGGGATTTTTCCAAGTCTATGGAAAAGTTTGGAGAGTTTTTGCAATTTATTAGTTATAAATACAATCTTCGTGCTGATGACGTAATGAAAAACTTTGACGAGTTTAAAACAGAGGAGTTCGACAAGTTGAAGGCTGTATCAGTAAATGATGATTATAAAAATTTTATGGATAAGCACGAAGATAGATTGAACGAGCAGTTTAATAAAGCAAATGGTTTTCAAACTTCGGTACGTGGTCTGAAGATACGTGGTGTATTTCCCACACAGGAAGAGGCCGAGATGAAGTGCAAAAAGCTTCGTGACATGGACCCTCATCATGATATTTTTGTTGGACCAGTCGGTATGTGGATACCTTGGGACCCGGATGCATATAAGACTGGTCGTATGGAGTTTATGGAAGAGCAGCTTAATGCCCTCCACAAGTCAAAATTGGAGAATGAGGAAAAGGCAAAGGAGGAATTTGAACGTCGCGTTAAAGAATCAAAGAAGAAGGCGATAGAGGATAATATTAAACTAGCCGCTAAGTCAGGAAACGTTCTAACGCAGACTATGGACGAAGAAGGTAATTTGGTAGGTGTCAAAGAAAAGGTAGATTTTGAGGAGCGCGAGGTTGCCGATGAGGAGACAACGCGTCTTTATAATGAGGCTATTGTTAAGAAGGCACTCGAACAAACTGAAAATTTACCTGTGGATTAATAAATCAATAATGTAAATAACAAATTAATCACACTGTAAATGTATATAATTTATTTTAGTTATATATGTATATGAAGTATATGTTGTTTCCTTTTACATTATGTGTACCGTTTAAAAAAAACAAAATATCAAAACTACGTGAGCAGAACGAGCCAACAGAATACAATGACTTTATTGATGAAGGAAAAATAGCGGATATCAAAAACCAGCAGGCAGTAGAGAGATTCGTGATTATATATATATTTTTATTGCTTATATGTTATTATAACGTCTATTTATTTTCCGTTATACTGCCGAAATAATATTTTGATATCAAACCAATATATTATTTTTTTTTATAAGTCTTTCGACTTTTTTTACCCTTTGCTCTTCTTGATTTACGTTTTCCTCCTGACTGCATCTCTTCTTGAATACGCTGAGCTAACGCCTGACTTTTTAAAACCTTTTTTTGACCAGCCTCGTCCTGACTCCAAAATCGTCCATTCGTATTAGCTGGCTTACTATAATTATTAATTACTTGTTCGGGACCCTGATATGCATTAGGATTTTTTGAAGCTATGGGAATATAGTTACGTGGTTCAGGACTTGGACTCGACTTTTTGGATAAAGAAGGCGATTTTGATTTTTTAGACATTGATGAACGTCTATATGGGGTCATAGCTGGTCTTCTTGAACCAGGACTTGGTGATTTTACTTGCATGTTTATAATAAACTGATAAATTATTTCCTAAAAATCGGAATATCCATTTACATCGTGAATTATTGAATTAACAATACCAATAATAACTGATTTGGGTTGATTTGAGCCAACCGCATAAACAATATTATATAGTTTTTGAAATAAAATGCGTTTGTGTGTTTGTAATTTTGGGGCTAAAGGAACAGCCACATTTGAACCGGAAGGAGTAGTTTGAGTTCCCGACGATAAAGGTAAAACATTTTGAGCAAATTCTCCGGTATAATTTCCGGCGGGTGATAGATTCATGACAATATACGATTCATTTGTAGTATAATCTGTAGATATACCAATACCAAATTTAGTACTAGCTACCCATACTAAAGCAGTAAAATGTCCCGTGGTTTCACTAAATTCGGGTTTATTAAAATCGTATAAAGCGATTTCGGCGTACCATGCATCAATAGCTTTTTTTATAAGCATTACATTATCATTTCCGTATCCTTGAAAAAAAGCGAGGTTTTCTCCGTAACTAGTATTTCCGCTATGTTGTATTAAATGCTGAGATTTCAAATTTTGAGCCCAGGCTTGTGATTCATTGTAAATATTGCTATCCCATGATAATGGCGGAGCCTGATTTTTAGCTCGGTACATATTTACGTAATTAGTAATATCCGTTTTTTGCGAATCGGTTAACAAGGACATTATATATTTAAAATATAGAATGTCTGCTAAATTATTTTTAATGCATATTAGGTCACAATATAAATTAGTATTTTATAATTTTACTTTACAAAATAATAGAAAAAACTATATAAACATTATAACACAAAATACATGAGAATGCACACATTTTTACAAATAGCTCAAGCTGTTTTAAATCTATCTTATAAAAATAGATTACCTATACATTATTTGGACGGTTCTTTTGATAAAAATTATAAATATATTAGGGAACAATCAGTTCATGAGGCAATGCTACCTGATTCGGAAAGAAGAGGTGCTGAAAAACAATTTATTATTATGTATATTACAGATAATAATGTTTCGCTCCGCTCCAAATTCGTTTTCCTACAAAAAGTTCTTGAAAACATCTTTATGAATGATTCATCAATAAACCGATTCATGTATTATTTTTCCAAAATTCAGCGTATTTATCATGTTTTGGCAAAATTTGCATATAGATGGCGGCATAAAACAACTCCATTATTGATAACAAAAGACGTCTATTTGAACACACTGACAGAAACGGAGCCTCGTATATTTTCTGTTGTGCAAAATAAAAAGAAATATTTGTTCGCATTAACAGATTTAATTAACATTCTGAATACTTCACTTGGAAACAACTTTTTCTTTATCGCGGAACCATTACCTTGTAAAAATCCATATAATAATATACCGTTTAACAAATCAACTTTATATAATATTTATTTTTTTATAAAACGCACCGATTTTGTTATGCCAGCAATGTTTCATCAGTACTTTCTAACAAATTTTAATTTACAACTATACGCAGAACAAAATGACGAGTTGATATTAGAATATGCCATTAAGCAATTTGTTACACATACCGATAATGAAGAGTTGTTTTATGAAATAACAACTATGCTTGATAGTGACCGTTTTGGTAGAAAGATAGAAATCGACCCAGACTTTCCTAAGGAAAAATTAGTTAATATAATGCGCCCGTATTTGGAATTGTATTATAAGGGTTCTTATTCAATTAATGCAATAAAACGCTCGCTTTATACCAAAGAATATTATAAAAAAATAAAATTATTCCATTCACATAATAAACAGTTTGGTTTTAAAACGTATATGCGAGTACCAAAAACGAAAAACCTGTTTTCAGGTAAACCATTATTTACTGCATCATTTAATGATAAACATATTATATTTAATTCAGAACAAAAAGATGATTTTTATACAAGTCATCTTCATTATAATTGTACGGATAATCATGCCGAATGATTCGTACCCACATAAGTATTTTCTGGACCTCTTTTACGTCTTGATATGATAGGTTTTGATTTTATCTTTTTGGTTTTATTTGTTTTATTTTTTGATGACGTGCTTTTGTATTTAGATAACAGCTGTTTTAATGTAACTGGTCCTTTAGAAGGGACTGCTACTTGTCGTTCTTCTTCTTCTTGGATTTCCTGAGGATATTTTGCTTCATGAAACGTACGACTTAAGTCCTCTATTGATTCATATAAATAATCAATACAATTATCTAGCGATGGATTATCATATGATTCGAACATGTCTTCTATTATTTTTTCATCTAGCCAATGGCTCGTTTTATAATACCCATCAAAAATAAAGGGCATCTGATAAAGTAAATTACAATAGCGTGCTATTTCGTTTTGTAGTTCATGCTGAACAACGTTCCCTTTTTCGGGAATAATATTTATAAAGCCCGTGTCGTCACGAAAATTAGTAAATTTGCGATGACCACTTGCATAATCAACAAATTCGGTATATCGATAATCAGCCAAATCAATAGACATCGGTAGATTTCCATAATCCTTAAAACAACGTTTATCAAAAAGAGTAGTATTTTTAATAAAACCCATTTTTGAATAAGCAAAAAAACCAGCTACATTTCTATATCCACCAGCAAGCTCTAATAAACCATAACGCTGTCCTATTTTTTTACAGCAGTATAAATAAGCACCCAATAATACAGAACCCCTCGGTTTGTCTTTTATAGAGCGCACGCATATTAAATTTACAGAATATGCATTTGGTAAACGCTGACATTCTCCTTTTTCCACAATAATAAATCCAAGAACGTGATTCATTTTTTTATTGGCAGCGGTTTTTGTATAAGTAAAACCTTCTTTGGCTTTTATATCAAGATAATTTGATTCCACGAGCACTAAGATATCAAATTGACTATTCACTAATCTACGAACTGCATCGATTCCATAAGTACGACCAATTTTTTTTTCGCACACACCTTCGGCCATAAGTTCTAATATCGCGTTTGAAATAGTTTCTACTTTTTCAACACTTGGCTGACGGTTTATTTTCTTAGTTAAATTACGTTCACTCATTCGAATTTTTGGTGGGCTGTACCACTTGACGAATTCGTCGTGATTTAATAATACGCGTCCTTCTAGAGATTTTACTATTTTTTCGTCATAACGATAATTATCTAAATGTTCGCCTATAAATACTTCTTTTTGCATACTATATTACGTATAGAAAAAATTTTTTGGCTTTTTTGACCCACATCCTCTGTTTCTAATGCCGAAAACGGTTTGACTTTTACATTGTTTTTTTTCATAAAAAACAATGTGTAAATGTTTTAATTATGCAGTTACATATGTATTAAAATTTTTTGACGAAGTAGTAATAGTCGTTATTAAAAACTGTTTTTGCTTTTATACTCCTGCTCATTTTTGCAGCGCTTATTTTTTCCGATTCGGCAGCCTTTGCTATGGTTTCCCATTTAGCCAACAAAATGTCTCCTATCAGAGTTATAACCACCCCATTTTTTGTTAACATTATCTGAAATATCTTCTTCAGGTTTCGACCTGAGCAAGATTTTGTAATCTATTTCAGGTTTAAAATGTTTATCTATTAAATCTTTTGCCGTGGCTTTACACCTTTTCTCATTAAAAACGCCCGTTATAAATAAAAAATTAATTATGAACATGAATAACCAATTTAATAATAATTAAAATTACAATTTTAATACTTTATACATCGACCAAAAACATATTTATATATGAAACGCCAACAAGAGCCAATTATAATTTTCTAGATAGATATATATGAAAAAAACAATAAAAGTGCGTTCTCAAAAAAGAAGAACATTAAGGAATAAAACGACAATCAAAAGAGGCGGAGGTAATAAACACTTAGAGAAGTATTTGAATACTTTAAAAAACTTTACTGAGTCCAAGAACAAGAAAGAAAATATTAAGATGAATATTTCAATATACAAAGTATTATTGAAACCATCAACACCAAAATCGAAATCAAGGTCTAGGTCTAGGTCTAGGTCTAGGTCAAAATCACCATCAACGCCAGATGACTTAGATTTCGCCTTAGATAACATACTTAGAAAAAATAAAATAACAGAATTATACGATCAGCACGATCTCGACACCGAAAAGGGCGTAGCAGATAGTGCGTACCAAATGGCACATTTATTATCAACAGAAAAATTAAACGAGTTATTATCAATGAAGGACTAAACCCCAGATAAAACACTTTTATTTTTTACTCTGTAAAATGGGCGTTTTGAATGAGAAAGGGTGTAAGAGTAAAGCCCATCCATTTCCAAACACCGTCCAAATCAATAACAAAATCGCTATTGTTATAGTTTAAATAACAATAAAAACTGCTTACAAATAGTTGTTGTTCAAATCCACTAAAATTTTCTTGAATTTTTATTAACAACCTGTTATTATACGCACCAGATAACCGGGAAATGGAGTTTTTCTCAATAAGTTCTACAATATTCAAATCGCTCTTCTTATTATAAATTGATTTTTTTTTTACCTCTAATTTGTTTTTATAAGCAAGATTTCAAAAAGCAAACCGCTTTCTGAATCAAAAAGCGCTTTTACCATTTTGTTTTCTTAACATTTATCTGCTGACCCGTCCGTTTCTTACCTTTACTTGGGTCATAAGCTTCATCCTCGTCGTCTGAACCCATTCCCTTGGAAATATCCCAGAATTCTTTCGAACCCAATCGGAAATCGGGATGACCTTGTGCTTTGTACCAGAATATTTGGTCATTCAATTTATTGGACTTTGCGTTATTATTTATTACCAAACATTCATAATTTTCTGTAGTCTGGTCCATGACTGCACAAAAGCTCTCGAGTGTTGGAAACATTGACGCATAATTCTCCCAGATACGTTTTCGATTTGTCTGGTAAGGTTCTCGTAAAATAAAAACATAATCTATGTTGGTTCTCAGGTTGGGAGGAATGCCCAAAGGATATTGCATTGTGATGATAAGCATAATCTTCCAATGACGGCCGTTCATAAATAGTAAGCGCATCATCTTATCGCGTGTCCATGATTGGTCATACAAACAATCATCTAAAATAACAAATGCGCGGGGGTCTATTGAAGTTCTATTATACGTTTCAAGCTCTTTATTTACTTGCTTAAGGACTGCTTTTTGGCGACGTAAAATATTTTCAATCAATATTGTATTATATTCTTCATGAATAAATAATTTAGGTACGTGAGCAGCATAAAAGCCGTTTCCTGCTTCTGTTCCAGAAATAACCGTTCCGATGGGTATATCTTGATGATAAAAAAGTAAGTCTCGTACTAAATAAGACTTACCCGTATCACGACGTCCTATCATAACAATAACGGGTCCTTTATTTTCATCGGGTTTAAAGGTAATAGAACGCATATCAAATTTTTTTAACTCTAAAGTCATTGCAATATATATTTTGCAACATTAAAATTTGAAAGAAACTACGTGAAGTTATAACAAAAAAGTAAATGTTGTATTTTTTTGTTATGTAATCATAATCAGTAACAAAATTATTGTTTTATAGGTAGATTAAAACGGATACCGAATACTTCTATTATTGGGTTAGAAGTCCTTTAGAAAAATGTTCAAAAATACCATACAGAAGTTCTCAAAACTGATGGATAGATTTAAAATTCATTATTCGAAAACCAATCCGCTCTCCCTAAAAACTTTAGAGGAAAATTTCAAGCCGACATTAGAAGATGCTCGATACGAATATAATCCCTTTCGTATAAGCAATTTACAAAATTACAATCCCGTACATTCCGAGTTTTTTGTATTGAATGAGAAAAACAGCGACCGTATAGCATTCAATCACAAATATCATATTAAGGATTTGAATACAGTTATAGATAATGATTCGAAAACGGAGTCTGACTTACCAATATTTATAAAATATTCTCCACTGCTCGACCCATTGAGATTTATGATTGGTAAATATGAATTAAATGACATAAAAACGAGAACATTACCACAAAGTGAAAATAAAAATGCGACAATTTCTAAATTATCTAGTTACCATAATAGCTCTTACGTGGATAATTTCTTTTGTTACCTAAATAGCCAAATGTTACATAGTCATAAAATAGTTAACTGCTTAGACTATTATGGCTCGTTTTTAGGTGTGCAACAAAAATATAAGATGAATATTGCCGATGATTTGGAATACGTAAGCTCGTCGTCTTTTTTCAAAGAAAATTTAGGTAAACACTTTTTTGTAAATCATGATACCCATAATAATTATAAAAATTTTGGTTCTCGAGGTAACAAACTTAAATTAAATATTTCATCAAATGTTCTCGATATTGAAGCAATTGAACTGGATGAAGAAAATTTGGCTGAACAAGTCATTCCCGAGGAAGACTTGGGAGAACTTGTATATGAACAAGCAAAAAAGACGGCAACATCTTCTTCAAACAGTTCCAATTCGTCAAATAATAGTGAGGTTAATTATAGTAGTGATGAGGAAGATAATGATGAGGAAGATGACGACGAGGATTGGTCGACCGAATCTGACGAAAAATCGTTTGATTCTGATGAGCCTGATGATGATGATGATGAATACATTTCCGCTTATATCAATGATTTCCCTGTTCAAATGATTTGCCTGGAAAAGTGCGACGGCACATTAGATGAATTGTTTATGAAGAATCAAATTAATCAGGAAAACGGCTCAGCAATATTAATGCAAATTATTATGACACTTTTGCTTTTCCAGCGTACATTCCGCTTTACACACAACGACCTACATACAAATAATATTATGTTTGTCAACACTGACGAACCGTTTATTTATTATAAATTCGAGAACAAAATCTACAAAGTTCCTACGTTTGGTAAAATATTTAAAATTATTGATTTTGGGCGAGCTATTTACCGTTTTGAAGGACGTATTTTTTGTAGTGATAGTTTTGCTAGTGGTGGTGATGCAGCTACACAATATAATTGCGAACCATTCTTGAACGAAAACAAGCCAAGACTCGAGCCAAACTATAGCTTCGACTTGTCTCGCTTGGGAACTTCAATATATGATTTCGTAGTCGACGATGATGACGAGAATGAATTAGATGACTTTCAAAAAACTATTAAGCGATGGTGTAGCGATGATAATGGTAAAAACGTATTATATAAAAAGAACGGTGAAGACCGTTATCCTAATTTTAAACTTTATAAGATGATTTCGAGAACGGTGCACCAACATACGCCGGAGAATCAACTCAAATTTAAATATTTTAATAAATATGCTATTGATAAAATAGGAAAGGCCGATATTATAGATATTGACGCAATTCCTTCCTATTCATAAATAAAATAAAAAAATAAATATAAAAAAAAAATTCTTTTATACTTATACATGTTTGCTCGTAGAACATTATCTAGCATTCCTGATTCAGTTTCTGCATTGAAAGTGTTTCAAAATAGTTGTTATCATAAGATAGATTTCAAAATCAACGAAAATAGTAGTGTAAAAGAGGCATTAATTAGGTTTACGGCATTTAATATTGGCTGCCTTGCGGTTACAAATAACAATAATCAAGTAGTTGGTGTTTGTTCAGAAAGAGATTTTATTAATAAAGCAGCAATAACAGAAAAAGATTTTTATTCAATTCAAGTTAAAGATATATGTACGTATGGTCCTAAAATTATTATAGCTAAGAAGGATGATTCTTTAGATGCATGCATGAATAAAATGTTATTTAAAGATATTCGACATCTTTTGGTTACCGATGATAAAAACGACGAATTCGTTGGTATGATTTCAATTAAAGATTTGATTAAAGAAATTATAAAGAAAAACGATGATACCGTTACTCGTTTAAGTGATTTTAAGGTAGGAAAAGGAGCATTTTATGGGAGTGAGTAAATAGATAAGACAATTTTTGAATTTATTTTGGTTTATTCTTTGGTATTTCAACTACATTATCTGGTAATTTATATTGTCCGCATGGTCCGCAGTGGTCCTCATTAGAATAATCTATTTTCTTGTTTATTCTTTTATTACAATCATCAAGATGCCAACGACCTAATATTTTTTTCGGTTCAATAAAAAATTTACGTAATAGATTTGTAAATAAGCGCATTAATAATTATATATATTAAATTTTATATTATTTTCCTTTTACACATTTTTCATAATCAATGACCCGACCAGAACATCGTATACCAAATTTTCACAGAAATCAATAAATTTTTGGTTTTGTGTAACTTGTGAAAAAGCAAGCGCAAAAGTACAGAATTTTTTAATCCTACGAATATACTCTGGTTTTGGTGGCTGTCTCTTCTTATTTTTTGTTTCCCAGTAATTGTTAAAACCGCTTACTGGCCAACAACTATATGCGAATAAGCTAAAGGATACTTCATCGTTTTTTAATAATTCATGTATTATTGGTTGTGTTACGTGCATAGTATATTCATCATTCCAAATCATAATTTTTGAAACACATCCGTATCTATATACTCTATCTAATTGGTCTTTTGTAAAACTACTGAAGAAAATATCCATTTTTGTCAATGGATATTTATCTAATAATATTCTTAAACGAACAGATTTTGTGAGGGTATATTCCCTTATTTCGTTCTCCATTTCCTCAGGCAATTTTTCAATACTTGCTCTCATTTTGTTTTCAAAGTAAAAAAAGATAGAATTCAAATCAATTTTTATATATTTAAAACTCCCAATTGTTATATTGTTAATAAGTATAAATATAATTAAAATTATTAACAATGAAAGCACCATACATTCCAACGGAGTTATTGGATATAATTTTTCAATTTGATGGAAGAATTAAATACAGAAATGGAAAATTTATAAATATAATACATAAAAATGACGAAAGATATAATATTATTGTACCAATTATAAGGAAGAAAACGAAAATAATTGAATCAATAGAATTATGTGATTCGGGTTTTTATTTTGAGGTAAGTTTTGATACATACAAAAGCGTAGGTTTGTCTTATGATTATAATTTTTCTTATAAAGATGAATTTGAAGTATGTTATTCTGATTGGAGAAATTATGGTATCATACAAATTAGAACATATTTATAATATACTTATATATTATAGTGAAGGTTTCAAATCAAGGAAACCCTTTCTCATGTTAAATGCTAGAAAAATTGATTCATTTTTTCGAGAACTTGTAATCAACAAAATCCAATCAAAATGGCCTGCTATCAAAAGCAACTGATTCTTCACAAGCTTCCACTTCCAGTGGATACTCTGCATATTGTATATGATTACTGTTTTAAGAATGTAATTGATGTACAAAAAGTAAAGAAGGCTGCTATGCTTGATGCAATTAAAAATCAAACTGAAATTAGTAATATTCAAGTGATACCAGGTTATACTGGTTATACTAGAAATGGTCATGAACACGCTTTTGTTATAACTAGGTGTTTCTCAGTTTATCCAAGAAATGTTCCAGAATTAAACTGGGGTCCTGATTCAAGGTCACTGGCAGAAACCTACTTATCTTATAGTGTGTGTTCAAAGTGTGGTGATTTTGTTAATTCAAAGACAAAGGCACGTAATAAACTATCTTTTGCATGGAAAAGACGATGTGGTAACAACGAGTTTTCCCCGTTCTCGAAAGTAACATGTAAAGAAGAAAACTTTCACCTAAGTTATTGTATTAAGTAAGAGTATAATTATAAAAAGTTCTCGAAAAATATAAAAATTGATTAGTTTTTTCGAGAACTTTTAATCAACAAAATCCAATCAAAATGGCCTGCTACCAAAAGCAACTAATTCTTCACAAGCTTCCACTTCCAATGGATACTCTCCATATTGTATATGATTACTGTTTTGACCTTGTGATTGATGTACAAAGAAAAAAGAAAGCGTTAATGTTGAATGTATTAAAAAAACAAATCGACATTGAAACCAACATAGTTAAAAATAGAGCAATTGAGAGACGACGGCATGGCCACGAAAATGCTTTTACTACAATCAAATGTTTCTTTGTATATCCAAAATATGTACCCAAAATGTGCTGGGGTTTATATTCAATATCTAATCCAGAACTTCATGTAGCCAGTAATATTTGTTCAGTATGCGGTGATTTTATTAATCCAAAAACCAAATATCAAAATAGGTCTTCTGAAATGAGAAAACCATGGAAAATATCAGCCAGACCTATGTTCTCCAATGTCATTTGTAAAGCAAATAACGGTGATTTCTGTTAAATTAATAGAACCGAAATTTCTCCGTAGTGATAATTTGACAGGTTTTGTCATCTTTTGTCAACATAAGCCCCTTTCCTTCTATACCAATATGCTTATCTGTATAGAATTTTACATTATCAATATTAATTTGTATATATTTTGAACGCTCTACTCCAATAAATAACATTAAGCGTTTACCGTTTTTACATTTTTTTATTCTAGATGAAGCTATTAAGCCATTAAAATGATACGTTTCTCCTTCTGTTCTAAAATAACAACCAGGAAAGAAATCATCGTTTTTCATTAACCAATATCCATATTTACGTACCTGGTCTTGCATACTAAAGTTATCAATCTTTTTTCTACGATTGTTCGCGTAAATAGAGACATCATCGCGTTTTAATAATTGTTTTGTAAAATCTATACCGGCTAGTTTTGCCTCATAATAATGAACCCATTTTCTATAAGCGGAAACACAATTATTGAGCGTAGCTTTCCAAAACTCATAAGGATGATTGGCCTTCATGTATGCCAATTTCCAAATTAATTGAGCATAAGAATAAGCATGAGCTTTACAAAATCCATAACGTGACAGATTCGAAAGCCGTTGCATAATTTCTTTTTGTTTATCTTTAGGATATTGTGTTAAAAGTTTTCGGAATTCGGCGATACCTTTATGGTCTCCCTTCGCAAAAGCACGGCGATATTTATCAGCTATTCCGTCATCTACTTTCAAATACTTACCAATCAGGTCAATGGCATCATCATCGAATATAATGTTTTTATCAAAATCTTCCGAGTCCATACAGTTTCTTGCATCGGCTGCCGCTGGACGAATAATAGATAAACATACAGCTAGGCCGTAAATATCAACCGGCTTAAATCGCATAAAAGCAGTACGAATAAGTGGAGATTCGCCCAAAATGATACCAATATTATCGCCACGATGGAGCATATCAAAAGTCTTTTTATCATAAGTAAATTCATCAAACGCAATCGACTTATATCGACCAATTTCATAACATTGACTGATAGCTCGACTAGACAAAATATCAATTTTGAAATTCTTCTCCTTGGAAATATCATATTTGTTCATAGTGATTTGTTTAAGTGCCCCGCGATTCGTACCATCTGTCTCCAAAAGCAAATCTTCTGGAATACCATCCGGATAATAAACAATACCACCACAGTGAAGAGAATAACAGCGAAATGTATTTTCTAGTGCATCTTTCTCCTTTCGAATAAATTGCTGTGTTTCCTTCGGCATCTTCTTTATTTCAGTTTCAACTTCATGTTTACCTATAAATTTACGAACACCGGCATTACGAATTGCTTGACGAAGAGCTGATTTATCGTGATAATAAACATGATTACTAATACGCGCAACTTTACCTGGCCAAGTAAGTGCTATTTTCAAAAAGACTTCATCGCGTAAGTTATGAGGAAAATCAAGGTCGATATCTGGCAAATTGTTTCGATATTCAGTAAGGAATCGTGCGAATTTAATATTGTTTTTTACAGGGTCAATATGACTAATACCAAGTAAATAACACACCAATGATGAACCACAAGAACCCCTTGTCACATGAGGAATATGTTTGGTCATATGTAAGATTTGAATTGCCTGGGCCAAATGAATAATTAAATTCTTTTTATGAAGCATGTTTAATTCATGAGCAAGGCGCTCCATATAAATAGGCTCATCGGGAATAGTACGAATAAAGAGAGATTTTAATTCATCAATAGTCTTGGGTACAAATAATGACTCTGGGTCAGGAGCAGGAAGAGAAGTATTTGCGCACATTGTTAAATCGTTAATACGCACAAGTTTTTTGGCATGAATATGTGTGTCATAATTATACGTCCAAGGAAAGATATCTGCTGGTAAATTCAAATAATGATTCAAATGATTACATATCATGAGTGAATTTTTAGCACGTACATCAATGACTAAGCCAAATTTTTTTTGGCGCGATTTGTCAAGTCTTAAAACCCGACCAATACATTGTAAGAACACTTTAGGACAACGATTTTCAACTTTATCCAAGAATACACAGCAATCTAGGTTTTTTATATCCGAACCTTCGCGGTGCTTAGCAGCACAAAATAATATGGCCTGCCGCTCTATCTTATCAAATTCTTCATAGCTAGCATATCCTTCACTTGACCTTGATGTGTCTACGCATATTAAATAATCTTTAAAATGGTCAGACCACAATTCGGCCATTGTGCTACATAATTCTATCATACCACACCAAACAATAATTTTCCGATAAGGTAGCTGTTGTTTTTCGATTTCGCCCTTTATCAAACAAACTATATCTTCATAAGGTAGAATATCATCGCACGAAAACCATTTTATTTTTGGTGGAACAATAACTTCATCCAGAAATGCATCATAAATAGAATATGACGTTAAAATACTTTTATAGGGTTCATATGTCATATTTGGCGTTGCCGAAAATCCGATACATTTGGGCGCCGTTTTTTGTTCTAACATAAAATTGTAAAATTGTCGCGTTGTTTTATTGATTATGGTATGGCATTCATCGTGAATAATCAAATGAAAAGGAAGTTTAATTTTCTTATATTTATCTCCTGACGTGAGAAATGCGCGATTAATAATCAATAGTACAGGTTTATTCCAAAATACAGCGCTATTTACACTAGCCGTCCATTCGCTTAATTTAAACTCGGCGAAATTCAATACATTATATTTTTTAAAGATATGGTCGAAATCGCGTTCTTTTAAATTTTCGCGATTAAATTGCTCAATCAAAATAGATTTTTTTTCGCATATCCACATGACATTCTGTTTTGGATTAGTTTCAAAAAAGCGTAATATGATATGCATAGCTATCCATGACTTGCCACTTCCAGTTGCATGATAATGTATACCGGACGCAAAATCATTGGCCACAGATTCTTGTATAGCTTTCAATTGGTTCGGTCGTAAGTTGTTCATTTGATGATTGATATTGATTGCACATATAACGATATCAATTTTTTTATTGAACGAATAAATAGAATATTTGCTAAGGCATAAACGAATGAGTCTCTGGGTTATAATTTGCATATCTATCCCTGAACAAAACAACATCATTATAAATAACGTAGTCGTCTACTCTTTGTTTATCAACTTGTTGAAGCACCTGCACAGTTTTTGGAGTAGGTCCGTCCCATTTATAAAGACCATATTTTTTATTAAAATCCTTAAGAACCAGAGTTTCTTTGAAATTATTTACAATTGACCAAGGCCAGTACTCAAACGGTTCTTTTCTGTTATATTTTTCTATATACCAATCAATACAACGTTTTAAGATTGCGTCATCTTTTTTACACATAAGAAAATTAGGATTAAATATAGACTGGTCTTCATACGCCGATACAACAACAAAATCGGCTTTTTCTTCCAAAAAATTATTTATGGGTGTGATTGGTTCAATATCGGCATCTGCGTAAACACCTCCGTACAAATGCAAAACACATATTCTCCAAAAATCCGCCTTAATAGGACCACTATTTATATAATCAAATATATCCGCATAAATAGGTGGATAATTGTCGCTGAGCATTTTTTTACATGAATCATTATCATAAAGTTTTATTTCATAGTCGGGATTTAATTTCTTCCAATTTTCAGAATAAGGTTCAATCTCCTTAATGTTTTTATGACACATATAGATTACTTTTGGAATACCGTGAGAAGCAAAATTTTCTGTTAAAAAATAAGACTCTATTGTAGAAGCAAATATTATTAATAATAATAATAAAACAATAATAATTATATTACGATTCATAATATATAATTATTAGATTTAATTATACAATGACAGCTAATCTAGATTTGTTGTAAATCTTTATAGCCTCTTCTTTATTTTGAAATCCGTCGACGTGTGACCATTTACCAGGAGACTTGTTTTTATAATTAGTAAAAAACCAATGGATGTTGTCAATAATTTCATCCGATATTAAAGAGATATCATTTATTAAATTATAATCTTCCTTTAATACACATATTATCTTTTCATCTAGACCCTTTTCATCAGACATTATTAAAACACCAATAATATACGTATCGTACCATTCATCATTTTTTAATGCCTTACTAGTAATAATGACTGCATCTAATTCGTCATCATCCATAGCTAATGTGTTTTCAATGAATCCATAGGCACAAGGATAGTAATATGGGTAAGGTAGGGTACGGTCAAGTTCTAATGAACCATTGCTCTTATTGAGTTCATATTTTTTATTACTATCTTTTTCAATTTCAATGTAAACGCGAACAGGACAATCTGTCATTTATAATTGAATTAGATTAAATGACGTGAATCCTTCCGAATGTTTCTGATTTTCGTAAATATCTTTTAATTTTGAGAACGCCTTTTCACGAGTTTCGTCATTCATTGCCATAAAGTGTAATACAAAAATATCGGGCGGTGGTTTTTCTAAATCATTGGTGTAATTTAAAACGTCCGAATATACTGAATTGAATTCACTTTCTGGGGCTACGCTTATCGTGCTGCCGTCTATTTCGGGCAACTTTTTTTGATATATATCTGAAATAGCAGCTTGTTCAAATGCAAAATTAGTGTATTTATCGCGTAAACTCCACCAGCTATTTAATAAATCTCTGGCGTTCTGTGTATTTTTGGCAATTACGGCACCACCATTTGTTTTATATAAGCCTGCTGAATTGGACTCATCAGAACAAATTAATATATCTCCTGGATATTTTTCTATAATACTTTCAATAGATATGTTGTGTTTATTAAATACAGCATCTGTGTCAATATACATTACAAATTCATGCCCATCATCTAAAGCTTTTATCATAGCAGGTATTTTTTGCCATGCATGTGTCACTGAACCGTCATAAGGGTCTGATACTAATATAAATTCATATCCGTGTTTTTCTGCGTATTTTTTATTCAAATAAAGAGAATGCCTAGCCCATCCTTCAAAAAGATTGGGCGTACAATACATTAAAACAGCACCTCCTTTTGTTGATTCAAAAGTTTCTGTGTTCGCAAGCTCGTATAATATTGATAAAAAAATGAATAATAATAGTAATATGACTAAATATGCCTTTTCCATTATAATATCTTTACATTTTAATGGAAACAAAATTATTTGATATCAGGATATAATTCTTTATATGCGTTTATAAAATCGTTTTTTTTACTGACATGTTCTGACAAATGGTCTTCGTGTATTGTTGAATTGTTTTCTGTTTTATACACAAACATAGGATATTTATAAACGTAAGTATTTAATGTGCCGTATATATACCAATCAGATGTATGTCTATAGTTATCCGTTAAATCGTATTTATTGTTTTTATAATGACTAGAAATGAGTTTTTTAGCAGCTTTATTATTTATTAAATAAGCAAGAGCATAAGTCATACGATATTCGTGTTTATAATATTCTTCTTCTACTAATTTTTTATCTTGAATAGAGTAATATAATGTTATTATGTCCCAGTCAGCAGGAGCACCATCTATTATTTGACGAACAGATTTTTTCCAATATTTTTTAAACTCTAATGTTACGTCGTCCTCAAATATGAGACCAACTTTATAATCAGTATTACTAAATTCTCTTATTGCGTCCAAATGCGATAATAAACATGCATATTCATAATCAGACATTTCGTGTTGTTTTTTATAAGCGCCTAGTTTTTTGGGAACGTTATCTGGTATTTTTCCGTCTGTTGCACTTATTCGAAAATTAGGAATATTATTAAACGTCGAGTCGGATAATAAATTATCCATATGCGTACGCCGTTCCAGAGAGCGGTCTAAATTAATCCAATAAATGGCATCAACACCGTCTAAGTAATTAACGTTTTCAAATCCATTTTTACCGTTGATACTATATATCAAATATATTATTAAAAAACTTAATGTTATCATTTGACATATGATAAAAACCTTTTTAAAACTATTATTCATTTAAATAAGCGTATACTTTTTTGTTTTATAATTAAATATATTTTGCCTTAAACTCAACGGGTGTCATTATTGGAATATTGTTTTCTTTTGCTGCTTTTGTCTTGGATGATTCATCTTCGTGCGATTTTACTATAAGTATAAATACGTCTTTTTTCATAGAATCTTCTAGTGTTGCGCCAACAGTCTTTAAATATTCAATAATATCTTTATCCCGTACTTTGGTCATAACAATTTTTTTACCAAAAAGCGGTGACGATTTATCAATGACGGTAGATTCTACTGGTCGTAGAACGTTTTGTAAAGACTCTGTTGACTTACCAGGAAATATCTCTTTATAAAATGAATTGAATTTTTCAATATTTGATACAAAGGCTTCAGCGTTTTCTTTACCAATACCCTTTACCGACTTCAGCATTTTGATTTTACTTGCGGGCGTTTCGGTTGATTTTAAAATATCAGGAAAAGCTGTCATAATAGGTTCTATTTTTTTATTACTTAAACCACGTCCTAAAAGTCCTGATGCAGCCATTATATCAACAAGAGCTGCCTTTTCCAATTTATCGTGAATACTTGTATAAATTTTTTCCGTTAGTTTTTCTTTGAAACCTTCAACTTTCTTAAAATCCGCCTTCTGCATATGTACAATCTTTGGAACTGTGTCAAATCCTGCACTAATTAAACGCTTTACGTTTCCAGTTGAAAGACCATCGACTTCAAGTCCAACAAAGAATGCGGTAACAGTCTTTTCGCGTACGGTAGGGTCGTTAGCTACATTTTCCAAAATTATATCTACATGCGAATCTGTCCACCGATATGCGACATTCGGCATATTAGCACGTTCAGCTGGAACTATAGTTGATTTAATAAAAGGAATAACATCTCCACTACGTACAATTTCAATCATCGCGCCAAATCCAATTTTATTTTCTTCAATAAATTTGGCATTAAATCCTGTTGCGTATTCAATTGTTACACCACCAAGTCGGATTGGCTCAATGCGAACACGTGGTTTTAAATAACCATCTTTACTAGGAGACCAAAGCACATCAAGTACCTTGACTTCGGCAATTTGGTCAGAAATGACCATTTTGAATGCAAAAGCATGTTCAGGGTTACCCGGAATGCGAGGATAAACTAAATCGTTAGTTACAATAACACCATCGATTTCATATTCGTAATCTTTACGCCAATCCAAAAGCGTAGCGCTTAGATATTCATTTGTAAGTTTATCGACCGTCAAATTAAGTACCGTTTCATAATTTAGTGTAATTAATTGCTGCAACTGCTCACTGGGTTTTAATAAGGGCATTATAACTTCATAACAAACAAAATGAAGGTCTTTGGTCTTTTCATCAATAGATTTAGAATTCACAATCCCAGCAACAAGATTTCTGGGGTTAGCAAACTTATCCTTGTATTTTTCTTCAAATACTTTCTTGGGAATAATAAATTCTCCTCTTACCACGGTACCTTTATGCTTAGGTAATTTGAGTACTTTAATTAAATGAGACACATCTTGTCCAACAAGACCATTTCCACGAGTATATAATTTTGGTTCCACGCCTTCTGTTGTATATAGTCCACTAACACCATCCAATTTACAAGATAAAACATATGGTCCTTTGTACTTTCCTGTCCACTGTAAAAGCGCACCAGTATCAGGCTTAATTTTGTCCATCGATGCCATTTCATACGGAAGAGTGACTTTATCTTTTTTCACTGGTGCTCCGACTTCTTTTAATATAGTACTGTTTGGATATTTACGTTCTAAAAGTTCTTTAACAATATCGTATTCATTGTCAGTCAAAATTGCAGTTTCATTATAATATGCCGCGTTGGCGCGCTCTACTAAGTCTTCAAGTTCTTTTTGACTCATTTTTTCAACTTCGCTAAAACTGTTATTATCAATAATCTTAATTTTTTCATTTGGTATCTTTTTAATAACAGCGCGTATCTTTCTGGTTTTACCAGGCTCCGCTTTAATAACAACTGAGCGACCATCAATACGCTCACCAGGTGCCTTATATTCCATATTTAAATAATCAAAGATATCTTTTTCATTGCGAAAAACGTGTTCCACTTTTTTCTCCTTCTTTTTATCAACCATTTTACTAAGTCCGTGCTCATTTAATGAGAAATCCATCTTTAAAGCATGTCCTCTCATTACAGTATTAAATGCCTTACTACCTGTAAAATAAAGCACCGAAAATGGATATTCCTCAGGACTTGCGAACAAGAAATCCACGCGACGAGCATGTTTTGCTGAGTGTAATCTTGCAATAACAAGGCATTTTGACGGTCCACGCGACAAGATTTCCACGATTACTTTCTCTGAGACAAGTTGGTCAATAAATCTTTTAAAAACTTCCTCTTTGGGCGATGTAATAATAACATCAATATCTCCTGAACTAGTAGCACCGCGTCTATATGAACCTACGATTTCATACCTAGCTCCATCGACCTTGACTTTATTAAAGATTAAGTCAAAAATGTGGGCATAACGGTCAATTTCAGCTCGAGGAATACGCTCTAGAATATCCTCATAGTACTTTAGACCTACTTTCTGGACATCGTTGAGTAATTTGTCTTGCTGTAGACGCAATTGATTAATGGATGTTATTCCTTTTGCAACTAAATCCTTAGCTTTTTTGGGACCAATTCCATATACGTCGCTTAAAATATTCTCGGGATTATTTTTTTCGCGTTCTAAAAGGCGCAAGGTTCCGGTCTCACTGTATTCTACCAATTTTTTCATAATAGTTTCGCCAATTCCTGGCTTACCCTTTAACTGCTCAACGTCTATAATGTCAACGTTAAATTCCATAATAGTCTCTTCTGCCTTTTTGTAAGCGCGTGCCTTAAACGGCTCTCCCTGCTTGGCCATAATGGTTTGTAATTTGTCCATTAGAGTTATTAATTCTTCATTGAGTCGTCGTTTAGACATTGTATTATTTCCTCCGATTGTTTTAAATAAGTTTTGTTCAATTTTTTTAGTTTTCCTATTTTGGTTCTTTAATTTGCGTGTTTTCATATGATATATATTATGTACTTTACTAAAAACCTGGTGCATCGGTAAATATTTGTGTATTAGTTGCGTTTAATACTTTTGTTTCAGTGACTGCATTAAAAAAATCATGAATATATCCTTCACAATTAAAATAAATAAAAGTTGCTGTTATACTACAAACAAGTACAATAATTGCGTCGCGCACAATAACTTTAAGTGGCTTTTCTTCTTTTTCTAAATACTTAGATTCAAAAACTTTAAAAGCAGTAAATAAAATGGTTACTAAAAAAGAGACAATAAAAATGTTCTCCATTATACTAAATAAAAACGTAATTTATTATTAGACTTAACGCATTTAAACCAACTCTTCTATACCGTCTAACATAAATTCATTCGATAGTATATCTACTTTATCATTATCGAGAACATCAAATCCACTCAAATCGATTGTATCACCCGTAATTTTAATACGTTCCTCGCTTTCCTCTTCTTCATCTAAACGTCGCTGCATTGCACGAGCGCTACTAATTTCCTCTAATCGCTCAATGTTTTTTGGTGCACTAACCGATTTCACAACATTATTATCATCCATTACACTGTCTATTTCATTAAACGTAAGACGTGTTACTACTTGCTCTTCATCAATATTTTTAATAGCCGGAACTGTCTCAGGAATAGACTCTTCGTTTACGATAATTGATGTAGCGTCAACCTCATTTTCGCTTTTAGTTTCAACCTTTACAGCTTCTTCCGGTACAGGTTCAATAAATACCTCTTCTTCCTGCTCTACACTTTCTTCCATATAAGCGCGAATAATAGACTCTGTAGGAATACTGTCACGAATTGCCAATAAAATACACTCTTGAATAATGGTTTCAAATTCGCGATTATTCTTTTGCATTTGTAAAGGATTAATGTTCTTTTCAAATAAAAACACGTTGCTATAAATCTTACGAGCAACGTTAATATATACTTTATGAATAAAGGTGTCTAGCTTGGGTATAGTAATATCAATCTTCTTCTGTTTATTTCCAACACGTATGCATGTAAGCACCTTTAATTGAATAATATGTACACAAGTAATTAAATCTTCTAAATAGTTACAACCACTTCGTTCAATAATACGTTTTCTTTCTTCCTCAATGATAACATTGTTCCACTTAGGTACGCGAGATAACAAGTTTTGAAACGTCATTAAATATTTGTTTGCCTCATCATTATCCACGCATAATTTCCAAGCTTCATTAAAAATAGAGCGAACTCCCTCATTAACTAAAGGTGTAAAAATACTAATTAAACGACTACACCATTCGTTGCGAGACTCTTGTAAATTGGAAATAACAAAATCGTCCATTATTTATTATTTTTATATTTTGTTTTCTTTTTTTCGACGAATAGTATAAATGAAACAAGCATTTACTATATTTTTATTATTACTTATTGTACTTTTAGTATCTTTTATATCATCAGTTGAATCAATGACCAATAAAACAATTGATATACAGCTGGTAGTATCAAGATATAATGAGAATTTAGAATGGTTAAAAGAGGAGCCGTTTAATAAATATCCAGTAATTTGTTATAATAAAGGACCCAACAGCGATTTTTATAAGCCTGATGGTATGAAAATAGTAAATATTGAAAACGTAGGACGATGTGACCATACTTATATTTATCACGTTGTAAAGAATTACGAATCGTTAGCACAACATACTATGTTTTTACCTGGTTCATGTAATATGCCTAATAAAATGTATAAGGCACGTTGGTGGATAGAAGAAATCGAAAAAACGGATAAGGGCGTTTTTATAGGTTTAAAAACAAACGATGGTATCAAAAATGATTTATATAGTTTTCAGTTAGACGAATGGGCTGCGTCCGACGAGAAGAATAAAAGTTTAAACCCAGAGAGTAACTTAAAATTATCCAACATACGGCCATTCGGTAAATGGTTTGAAAACCATTTTAAGGATATAAAGGCACCTTTTTATACCTTGGGTGGTATTATGGGAATTGAAAAAGAGAACATTTTGCAACACCCGAAATCGTATTATGAGAGTTTTTTAAGTGAATTGGATAAACACTCAAATCCAGAAGTAGGACATTATTATGAGCGAGCCTGGGCCGCCATTTTTCATCCTATGGATAATGTACGTTTTATAGACCAATTGGCTTGATACTATCAAATAAACATAACATCAAAAGTCTTTCTGAACGATATTCAAATTTTATTTCATCAAAATACATAAATAATTCAGCTTTAAATTTGTCATTAATCAACTCGACAGTTTCTATCCATTTTACGATTTCTATACAAGAAACAGCATTTTCATAAAATAAATTGGCCATGTCTACTGCGCAAATATGTAAAACGTTTTTGTCATTGATAGACATAAATTCCCGCATTTTTTCGTCTACCATTTTAGAAACACTAGAATTAGGAATATTAAGTTGGTGCAAATTCATAATTTTGTTATCAGAAATATGCTCTGGTACATAAATTTCGCAAAATCGCGATAAAATGGGATTTAATAGCTTATTTTTATTCTCAACTATAATGAAAAATCTTGTATTTGAGCTAAATAATTCTATACATCGACGTAATGCACTCTGGGCATCTATGGTAAGGTTGTCTGCATTTAATAATACAATAGTTTTAAATAAAACACCTGTATTTGATTGAACATTACTTTTAGCAAAAAATTTTAGTTCTTCACGTATAAATTTAATACCTTTTCCATGGGCGCAATTAACATGCATTATATTGGATTTCATCTTTTTATGCTCCCCCTGGTAAATTTTGTTTAAAAAGTGGTGAACAATCGTACGTTTTCCAGAACCTGAAGACCCGTGAAATAGTAAATGGGGTATTTTATTTGTTTCATAAAAATAGCTTAATTTTTTATAAATGTTATTGTGTATTTGAAGAGACATAATTTAATAGTATAGTTATTTTTATATTAAATAAATGATAATAAGTTTATTATAACAAATAAAAATATATTCATAACATATAAATGTCGATTTCGAACGGTAAATACACTGCCTTTTCTGCTGATGTCCAGCAATTAATAAATAATGCTGCTCATATTTATGTTAGTATTTCTTCTAACAGTGATGGTTCATCTTTAGTCAATGATAATACGGGAGTTTCAGTTTCTAAACGTTTGATTACTGCCATGAATTACACTTACCCACATATTGACCAATCTACCGGTCAAGAAGTTTTAGGAGGTTACAAAATTTCTTTCTCTGATGGTACTTTTTTTGAAATGAATGATAATAACACTGGTTATTGGTATTTGTTAGAAGGATTAGAGCCCCATGTTTATAAGCAACTTGTTTAAACGTATATTAAATATTATATTGGTACATAATATATAATGCCAGCATCAAAAGATTTGAATACTTTCGGTGCCATTATGATGTTTTACATCATCCTTTCCTACATCATTTTCCCGTTAGGATTTTATTTTTTACTTGATAATACATTAACTAGCGCCGGTCACGGATTTGTAATTGGTAGTTTAATTTCCGTATTGTTATGGCTTGGTTATGGTTCTAAAATGGTTTAATATCCTGTTTTACTTGCTGTCGACAAACTGGACAATAATGTTTTGTATTACGTAACACATTATTACATTCAATACAAGTACATCTATGTGCACATGGTAAAAACACTATAGTACTGGCACTAGATAAACAAATTACGCATTCACCTGCGTCAAAAATCTTAATTTTAGAAATATCCACTTCTTTTGGGCGCATTAACAACTCGGCCTGCTCCTTTGTAATGACTTCAATTTGACTCCTTTTGATTGAATAATATGGACCCTTTTTTTCCGAAACGGTTAATTTTATATCTCCGTCGTTTACTTTATAATATGCAGCTAATATTCTCATATCTTTTGGAAACATACAATTATAGTCGTTGTTATATACATTATTGAAAATCATTTTTTCTTCATTAATATAACAATGAAAACGAATACGTAATTTTCCTTTTTCATTTATGCAAGTCAAAAGAATCATATTTTTAAAATAAAAATAAACTAATCTTTAATCAATTTTTTTTATATCTATTTGCTTAGTAAAAACATAGCGTTCATGGTGCATGGTTTTACGTCTTAAGTTACAACTTAAACATGCTATAACGCAATTTCCTTTGTTATGTCCAAATTTGTTATCCAGTCGGTCTAAAGACCATTGTTGAGGAGCGCGCACATATTCATATAAAATGGATACGGGTCCACGACAATAATAACATTTGTTGGAGCAATTGATTAATTGTTCAATAACATAATCCTCGTCAATAAAAAGATTTTCATTATATTTATCTTTGTCTATATCTTGCCCTCGGTATCCGCTGATTTTCCCATTAATTTGGGATTTTATTAAAGCACAATGTGGCTTGTTCTCTATTTTATTATTATAAATTTGGTTTATTAGTATCAATTGGTTAGCATATGTTAATTCATCCTCATTAAATGACCATTTTGTCTCTCCGGTAATAACACGTTTTTGTTTTTCCTTCTCTGTCTTCACTTTTTTTTCTTGTATTTTGAGAACATTTTCAAGTGTTTTAATAGACATTTATTATACATAGGTCTAGATTTATATATTATTAAAACGAGATAAACATTATTTGACGAATATAATAAAGACAAGTCGTATTACTTATGTTCGCACAAGATATTTCTAGTACAAACGTACCGGAGATACAACCTCCAGAAAACCAGCAAAAATATAAAAACGTACTGTCTAATCCTGCTCCTTCAGCTGTTAACGAAATGAATTATAATGCGGTCGACGCACTTTTGGAACTCGAAAAACAAAATAACAAAAACGAGAACTGGAACAAGCTTGAAAAATCACTTAAAATACAGAAACTACATGTATTTGCCGAAAAACATGGTCGTGAAAATAATATGCCCGTCAAAGATATTAAATTGTTAAAGTCGTTTTTTATTGATTGTTTGGAGAAAAATAAATTACAGAAAACGAAGGATGTCACATATGATAAGGAATCAAAAGAGATTATTAATATTCCAGCACTGCACTTTAATGTTACAAATAGAAATTTTACGTTAAAAATAGTAGATGCTAAGCGTGTTAGTACGTTAAAATCTTTGACACCAAAAAGAACCGAAGAAGTATCGTTAAAAAGCGAATAATATTATATTCATCTATATATAATATTATGTCAAAAATAGCATTTATAACAGGAATAACTGGCCAGGATGGCTCATATTTGGCCGAATTTTTGTTAGAAAAGGGATATCACGTCCATGGTATGATACGTCGGTCGTCTACTATTAATACACAACGTCTAGAACATATTTTTAAAAACGAAAATCTTTATTTACATTACGGTGATTTAACTGATTTTACTAGTTTATATACATGTTTAATAAATATTAAGAATCGTTACAATGATATTAACAAATTCGAGATTTATAATTTAGGCGCCCAAAGCCATGTAAAAATATCTTTTGATGTACCTACTTATACTGCTAATACTGACGCTAACGGAACTCTTAATCTGTTAGAGGCAGTTAGATTAAGTGAATTGGGTAACAAAATACGATTTTATCAAGCAAGCACTAGTGAAATGTTTGGATTGGTGCAAGAAGTACCTCAGCGCGAAACTACGCCATTTTATCCTAGGTCGCCATATGGTGTTGCGAAATTATACGCTCATTGGATAGTAAAAAATTATCGTGAATCATATGGGCTTTTTGCTTGTAATGGTATTTTATTCAACCATGAATCGGAACGTCGTGGTCATAATTTTGTAACTCGTAAAATTACTCTTGGATTGAATAAAATAATGAACGAGCCAACTGAAATTTTGACCATGGGTAACATTGATTCACTCCGTGATTGGGGCCACGCGCTCGATTATATTGAAGGTATGTGGCTTATGCTTCAGCAGGATGAAGCTGATGATTTTGTTCTGGCAACTGGTGAAATGCATAGTGTTCGTGAATTTATTGAGATTGCATTTAAGATGCGTGGATTCGATATCGAATGGTCGGGACAGGGTACTGACGAAATTGGTACGGACAGAAAAAGCGGACGTATCCTAGTACGTATTGATGAAAAATATTTTAGACCAGCTGAGGTGGATAAATTATTAGGTGATTCGACAAAGGCGAGAACTCGTTTGGGTTGGACACCCAAGATTACGTTTGATAATTTGGTAAAATTAATGGTTGATAATGACTGTATAACGATATAAAGTTATATTAATGATAATAATAGACAAATGAGGGTTTCGCTAATTTTGCTATCTGCTTTTCAAACAAATGCATTATCAAATCGACTTGTGCCAAGAAAGTTATGCAGAGATTGTAAACATTTTATAGCACATAAAGAAAAATGCGCAATATTTGGAGATACAGATTTTGTAAATGGCTCACATGATTATAATTATGCAAAAAGTACTAGAAAAAACGAAGATAAATGCGGAGAAGAAGCAAAGTATTTTGAAGAGAATACGAATAAAATTGTTACTGTGCCTTATTATTTTATCTTAAATGCAGCAGCAACGTATTGGCCGCTAACACCGTTATTAGTTTTGCTTGTAATATATGCTAGTTCTTTATATAAATTGACGAATCCTACAAACTAAACGGTAAGTTGCATAATGAAAATGTGTTACTGTTATGGTCGGAATTTTTCCCGAAGGATAATGGGGTCGCAGGGGAACCTGGGTTCTATGCTAAACTAGAAATTGATTAATTTCCTGTAAATATATAAACGATACTTTATATATTTAACTAATAGTATATGGAATTCAATGACAATGATTTACTAGATATAGAAACAAATATTTACGAAAATATTGAGGAGTATTTACGTTTGGAAATTATAAATGTTTCGTCTCCGCATTTTTATGCCGAACTCATCGAAGACGTTACAAACGTTATTCATGATTATTGGGTGGACTGTGGTATATGCACAGATGACGATTACGAAGAAGTAGAAAATATTGTCGAACATCTTCTTGACGTTTATTTGGATTTTAGCGTGATACCTAGACGTTCTATTTCCTATCATAGCTTCATTGAGCCTCTTGATAAAAACATTGCGGAAATGCTAGATAAAATAAACGCTCTGAAAAATTTACCCCAACCTAAACAAAAAACAAAGGAATGGTACGAATTTCGCTATAATTTGATAACAGCATCTAATATTTGGAAAGCACTTAGTAGTCCCGCACAACGTAACAGTTTAATTTATGATAAATGTAAGCCACTTAATATGTTTCAGTCATCAACTAATACAGAAAGTGCGATGCATTGGGGAATAAAATACGAGCCGCTTACAGTTATGTGGTATGAACACGTTTATCAAACCAAATTAGACGATTTTGGTTGTATTCAACACCCTATACATAAATGTATTGGAGCATCTCCTGATGGTATTAATACAGACCCTACAAATAAAGCACTCTTTGGTAGAATGGTAGAAATTAAAAATATAGTAAATCGTGAAATCACTGGTTGCCCAAAGGAAGAATATTGGGTACAAACGCAAGTACAAATGGAAACGTGTGACTTGGACGAATGTGATTTTGTGGAAACCCGATTCAAAGAATACGAAAACGAAGAGCAATTTTATCTTGATAACGACCATGAGCATAAAGGTGTTATTTTGCATTTTATGTTGAAAACAACAAATATGAGCGTCAATGAAATATCGGCGAATTTGTCTGCTATCAACAGTCCTATTTATAAATATATGCCGTTTGATATTTCTTGTAATAAAGATGCCATTAACCACTGGATAAATGAAACCAAATTGATTTATCAAAATGAAATGTTATTGTTCTCGACGTTATATTGGTATTTAGACGAATATTCTTGTGTACTTATACAGAGAAACCGCGCTTGGTTTCAAGCCGCTGCTCCAATCATTGAAGACACATGGGCAACGATTTTGAAAGAACGAGAGGAAGGCTATCAGCATCGCGCAGCAAAAAAACGCGCCATCAAAGTTGAACCAATTGTTCATGTAGATAAAATCGACGATAGCACAAGTCAAAGTATTCGCAATATGCCTCTAGCAAATTCTATTTGTTTAGTTAAATTAAACCATAATGCTTTTGCTGAAGAAACCTTGTAATATTATTTCATTACTTATATTTTTCTTTTGTTGAAAGAATATAAAACTAATACCACTTAAATATTAACTATGACGAGCCCTTCCAAAGTTTCTTTTCTGAGTCCTGACGAAGAGATGTATGTAACAAAGCGTAACGAAAAAAGAGAAATTGTGTCTTTTGATAAGATTTTGACCAGAATTAAGAAGTTAGGTCAAGAGGCAAATATTAAGTTGAATTATACATCACTTGTTATGAAGGTTATTGATCAACTATATGACGGTATTTCTACTACCAAAATCGACGAGCTTTCGGCAGAGCAATGTGCTTCTATGGCGTCAATTCATATGGACTATAATACATTGGCCGGTCGTATTACAATTTCTAACCATCAGAAGAATACGTCGGCTTCATTTGTTGAAGTTATGAATCAACTTTTTGATTACCACGATAAACACGATAAGCATAGTCCTCTTGTATCTATGGAACTACATATCATTGTCAATAAATATGCGGACGAGCTAGACGCATTATGTGACTATTCACGTGATTATTTGATTGATTATTTTGGTTTTAAGACTTTAGACCGCGCTTATTTGATGAAGGTCGACCGTGTTACGGTTGAGAGACCGCAACACATGTGGCTTCGCGTTGCTGTAGGAATTCACGGTGATAATATGCCTTTGATTAAAGAGACATACCATCTTATGTCGCAGAAATATTTTACACATGCTACTCCCACCTTGTTTAATGCCGGAACACCAAGACCACAACTCTCGTCTTGTTTTTTGCTGGGTATGGAGAGCGATAGTATTGAGGGTATTTATAATACACTCAAAGATTGTGCAATGATTTCAAAATGGGCTGGTGGTATTGGTCTTCATGTTCATAATATTCGTGCATCAGGAAGTCATATTCGTGGGACTAACGGCGCGTCTAACGGTCTAGTTCCAATGTTGCGTGTATTTAATAACACTGCAAAATACGTTGACCAGTGTGTTCACCCTGAAACTATAATTTATACAACACACGGCCCTAAAAAGATTCAAGATTGTATTGCTGGAGAAACAGCAATTATCAACAAGAGTGGAAAAGAAGAAATTATAGCAAACGTACTTGAACATTCATACGAAGGCAATTTTTTGGAGATAGATACCATGCATTCAATTTACCCTCTTCGAATTACTGAACAACATCCAGTGTACGTACTTAAAAATCAACAAAAAGGACTTAATTATAGCGTCATTCGTAATCGTTTAGAAAAAGGTCATGCATCTTTTGAGTGGATAGACGCCGGTGAATTAAATGAAACCGATATGATTGTCTATCCTATTCCGTCATACGAGAATGATATAAAATCAATTAGCGAAGATGATTGTTATATGTACGGAATTGTTTTGGGAGACGGTTCAATGAATAACAACGATCATACTGGTCATGTCACTATGCACTCTGTAAATAAAATTCATATCAAAGAATTCATAGTCAATTATTTTGATGAAAAATTAGTAGATTATAAAAGCGACGTTGAAGGAAATACAACACGCATACGCTGGAATCGTACTATCCATTTGCCGTTTCGTTACTCCGACTTTTATGACGAGACTGAGACAAAACGAATGCAACATAAGTGGATGAATCTTCCTCTAGACAAATGTAAATATATTTTGAAGGGTCTTTTGGAAACCGATGGATGTAATGGAGAAAAGGAATTGGTCTTTGACAGTACTTCATACAATTTGGTAGAAAGTGTTAGATTTATTTGTATGAAGATGGGGATTCTTACCAGTGGTTATGTTCGTGACCGTGTTGGAGAAAAACACGAAACAAGTCGTGGGATAATAGAAAATAAAAAAATCGCGTATTGTCTACGTATTCCCAGAACAAAAGAAATCTGTGAACTTATGGATATAGAATTCAACGAGAAAACGCAGTTTTTTAAGTTTTTAAAGCATGATAATTATTTGCTTTCGCGGGTACAAAGCATAAGACAAACAACGTATTCAGGTGTTTTATATGATTTACAAATGATTAAGCAGCATAATTATTTATTGCACAATGGTCTTGTTCATAATGGTGGGGGTAAGAGAAACGGTTCTTTTGCCATCTATTTGGAGCCATGGCATGCTGATATTGAAATGTTTCTACAGATGCGTAAGAATCATGGAGATGAGGAGCTTAAGGCGCGTGACTTGTTTTATGCTCTTTGGATTCCTGATTTGTTTATGGAACGCGTAAAGTCGGAGGGAACATGGACTCTTTTCTGTCCTGATGAGTGCCCCGGATTGGCAGATGTATACGGAGATGAATTTGTTGCATTATATAATAAATACGAAGAATCGGGTAAGGGTCGTAAAACGATGAAAGCGCGTGACCTTTGGTTTCAGATGCTCGATGCGCAGATGGAAACCGGAACTCCTTATTTGCTATATAAGGATGCCTGTAACAAGAAGTCCAATCAACAGAATGTTGGTACTATTAAATCATCAAATCTATGTAGTGAAATAGTACAATATTCAGATGATAAAGAAACTGCGGTTTGTAATTTGGCTTCAATTGGTCTTCCGACATACGTTCGCCAAACACCTCTAGGACCACATTTCGACTTTGATAAGTTACACGACGTAGTTAAAGTAATCACACTTAATCTAAATCGTATTATTGATGTGAATTATTATCCCACACCTAAAACTAAGCTTAGTAATATGCGTCACAGACCTATTGGAATTGGAATTCAGGGTCTTGCTGATGTATTTATGATGATGAATTATTCGTTTACAAGTGATGAGGCAAGACAACTCAACAAAGATATTTTTGAGACTATTTATCATGCCGCGGTCGAGCGTTCTTGTGAGCTTTCTGCAGCATATGGTCCGTATGAAACTTTTATTGGGTCGCCAGCATCGGAAGGAAGACTACAATTCGACATGTGGAATGTGGAACCATCCGACCGTTATGACTGGACCACATTAAAGACACAAATTAAGGAGCATGGCCTACGTAATTCACTTCTTCTTGCTCCTATGCCAACCGCATCTACATCGCAAATTCTAGGATTCAATGAATGTATTGAGCCAATTACGTCCAATATTTATAATCGTCGCACATTAGCAGGTGAATTTATTATGGCCAATAAGTATTTGATGGAGGATTTGATTGAACTTGGACTATGGAATGAAAAAATCAAGAATAATATTATTGCAAACAATGGTTCCGTACAACATATCGACGTTATTCCTCAAGCGATTCGTGATAAGTATCGAACTGTTTGGGAACTACCTATGCGAACTCTTATTGATATGGCGGCAGACCGTGGTGCTTATATTTGCCAAAGTCAGAGTTTAAATCTATGGCTTGAAGACCCAAATTATAAAACACTCACGTCAATGCACTTTTATGCGTGGTCCAAAGGATTGAAAACTGGTATTTATTATTTGCGTAGACGTGGTAAGCATCAAGCACAACAGTTTACAATTGAGCCAGAGAAGTATAATATGGACGGTGCGTCTTATGAAGAGGAGGAAATTTGTGAAATGTGTTCCGCTTAGTCAATTATCATATTTTATAGTAATGTTTATAGTACTATAAAATTTTTATTTTTTTGCAGTACGACGTTTACGCTTTACTGTTTTCGTCTTTTTCTGCTTACGCCTTTTTGTAACACGTCTTCCACCCTTTCCTATTTTCATTTTATTGTCATCTTCATCATAATATTCTTCCTCTTCTTCATCGATTGAAGGACGTCTGCTTCTGTTTGAACCTACCGAACTTTCATCATCGAGCATAGTATCCAAAAGTTCGTTACGAGCATCTTCTGATTCATCACGCATTAATCTAGCACTTTTTCTATGTAACGGCGCTCTTAATTCGTATGATTCTGATGCCGCACGTTCATTATGTCTGGGATTATATGCCCAATGATGAGCAAGTTCATCAAATACAACAATTAATGCTTTATTATTAGAATGTGATTTCGTTTGATTGCCGGCTATTAATTTTGCCACATCACAAATGTTATCTCGTATAATACTTAATTGAGATTCGGTAAGCTCAAGCGTTTTACCGGCTGCCGATACGATTTCACCAATAAATATTGCAACCGACTCTGAACATCCAATCGCAAAAGAGGTTCCAATTATGCGTTTAAAGATATCTGTATTCAATAAATCAAACAATAATTTACGAACAACGGCGCTATTTTCCAGTCCGTATATTAATGGAATTACAGCAACTACAGTAGAAATAATAATTGTAGCAACGGCTTTAGTTGAATAACCATAAATTTGTTTCTCTAATTGTCCTGCCGGTAATTCTTTATAGCCAGTCAACGCTAAGACTCTGTTGACAAATTCGTCTGTGTTACTTGAGAAGGCTTTTATAGATGTATTGTCGAATATAACTGATTCATCACTTTTTGGCTCTTTATGAACAGACGCAAGTTTACGATTCAATTCTAAAAGACTATCTTTTAAGCGCCTCATGTTTGTTTCTAAATCGTTACGCCCAGTGTCACTGATTGGTAAAAAATCTAAATCTTGCTTCTGTTCATCAGTTAACTTATTATATTTCTCAATATTTTTGCCAATAACATATGTATGTAAATCAGGTAGTTTGTTTTCAGTAAATTTGGAGCAAAATTCGATATTTTCCCAGGTTCCTTTTAAATGTAAGCTTAACCAATCTTTGGCCATATAGTCTTCCTTCAAAAGACGTAGTTTTTTTGCTAATGATAAAATATTTACTATCGCAGACCTAGAATATTGTAAAGAAATTGTAGCTCTAGCCCTTGGAAATGTAACTTGTGCTCCTCTAAAAATAACAGGGCTTCCGACGAAATCGTTTGCGGCATCGGCGAAATACAAAAGACCTCTTTCGTCCATAAACTTGAGACGCTTGGTAAATTCATCTTTCATTTCGTTTTCATTTATTGATTCAGATTGCGAATCGTTCACTAAACTTTCTGCTTTTTTGTTTTTCAGTTCAATAAGTGCTGGTCCACCACCAGCAGCCGGTTCATTTTGAACCACAAAATTACTTTCCCATCCTTTACTGGGACCTGATTCGCTAGGACTTACGCCTCTACTTTCATAAACAGTTTTAAAAGAAGTGGTTGGTACTTTTACTGTGCGCCCTCTCTTAGGATAATCCTGTACATTCACAGGTAATGTATGAACACTTTTAGAGTTAGACCTTTGTCTTGCTGGTGCTGGTTTTTTTGAAGGAGGAGCAGGAGGAGCAGTCGAAGAATTAGCAGGTCGTTTATAACCAGATGATTCTAAAGGTTGGTTTTGTATTGGCTCCTCATACTCCATTTCTTCACCTTCTTCGGTAGTTGGTAATTGAGTTGACATGTTGTTTCTTCTAGAAGACTCTCTTCTTTGATTATTATTATAATTATAACTATTTTGTTGATATGGCGCTTCTTTTGGGTAATATTCTGGCGAATTTTCTCTGGAGGAATCAGTATCCATCCCAGCAGTTTTTGATAAAGAAATCATTGTAGCTAGTGCTTGTCTTGCTAATTCTTTTTTAGATTGATAACTCATAAAAAATTAAAATATATTATATACACATATATTTATTCAGTTCATAGATATGACGACATTAAATAATTAAACTCACTATCTGTCATGTCAATTTCATGGCGAATCTTTAAATAACAACGTAGTCCGACGAGTGTATCCACAATTGAATTATGCAAATTATCTGGTTTTACGCTAAATAAATGTTCATAAAGTTCCTCAAGTTTGGGAAATTTCTTATATGTTCCCTTACCATCTTTGCGAGGAACTTCAATATTACACAAATCGATAGATGCCTGCATAGTACAGAAGTTGTTGATTTTATACAAATCATCATAAAATGGGTTAAACATATTGAGAACACCAGGACAACGAACAGCAAAGAGCTGGTTGTGCCGAAATTGCTCAACTTCAATCATCTTCTTATCAAAATATAGGTTGTGTGAAACTACAGTATCCGATAACATATATGCACCTTGAAAAGCAATCATAGCTTGCTCAATAGAAACTCCCTTATTATCACATATCTCCTTGGTAATACCCGTCATTTCAGTAACAATCTTTGGTATGGCAACCCCTGGTAATGGCTTAATATAAAAGTCGCCGTGATTTTCAACTCGCCGCGTTACCATATTGAAAAGAATAAAACTGAGTTGTAGAATATGAGGGAATTTATTCAGAGTTGTTGCTTGTAAAGAGATGTTTTCATTACGATGAGGCAAAAGGCCGGTTGTCTCCACATCAAAGAACATAATACGGTTTTTCGGAGCGACCTTCATTTTTAATTAATCTAGACAACAAGTAAAAAACAAAATCAATTTTTATGAAATTTTAATATCATATAATTCGTTACATATATCGCGTAGACGATTATGTAAATTAAGTAATTTTACAATATAGATACGGTCAATTAAATGTAATATGGCCACTTCGCTTTTAAATTCGTTCTGTAATATGTTTTCAAAATCTTGTCCAATCAATGTTCTCAAATATGTGTCATGTAAATAAATTGCGCCGTCCGAAACCAAATATTCGTTTAATTCTTTTGCCGCGTCGTTCATGTTTTCTGTGGTGATTTCCCTGGCTTTACGAACTTGTTTGTTTTTAGTTTGTATAACACCAGTAACCGAGTCCGAATTGTCCGATACGCGATAATTATAGAGGGGCTGATTTATGGCAGCATATAAAAATTCGGGTCGCATTCGACGTAAATATTCCCCGAAAAGAACATCACAGCATTTATGGTCAAGTATATCAGGATGTGGCGATACCTTATCCATAAAATTTTGGAGAACATTAATATGAATACAATAACACCAAAATTCGTGTCGTTGTTCACGATGGTCTTTACCAAATGTACTTTCATAACAACCTATAAAACGTTTATCAGGCATCTCTTTTTCAACTGTATATAGTGAATTTGCTATGTTTTGTAAAATAGTCTGACAGCGCATTGGCTCATACGTATCATCATCATCACAGAACATTATCCAGTTATGTTTTTTTTCAATCAATGGTAATAGTTCGAGCATATGCCGCATTTGGGGCGTTTTAGCCAATTTGACATTGAGAAACAGAAACGGGCTTTCAAATTCTTTCTCTTTTGAGAACATTTCGGCGAAGGTAGATTGAAGTTCTCGATTTTCGAAAGAAATAGATAGATAAATAGATATAGGGAGCGTTTGGCGTAATAATGACTGCAGACATTCATTTAAATGAACTAGACGTTTTGGATTGGATATATGAGAGGCTATAATTATACAGGCGTCGTTACTGTTTACGGACATTTATTTTACTAGATATTAGAATTTTTATATGGTTTCGTAAGCATTTAAAATTTTTTATGTCTACTTTATATATCAAATAAATGAATAAAAATGAATTGGAAAATCAAATAGGAAAAATATTGAATGAATTGACTGGTGGTAACGGAAGTAAACAAACCCCAAATGATAAATTAAAAAATTTTGGTAAATTTGTACCAAAAGCTCCAGTAAAAATGTCCCAAATTCCGCCAGAAGCAAGAAGCGGGAGATATTCGAATCCAACTGACATTAATTCTACAATTGGGCGTTCATTTAATACAAGCTATAGGCGAACTCCACCACCTAGTCCAACAAAGGAGGATACCTACAGTCCACAAAGTACTGCACGTACAGATGATAGCTTAAGTAGCAATGATAATTCTGTTGATTCCAAATACTCAATAGCAAAAGCGCAACGTGATTCCGTTAATCGTTTGTATAAAAACCTTCCTAGACCAAAAGTAGCATCAAATGAGGCACCAAAAGTGGCTTGGACCGACTCTGCTTCAAACTTGGCGGCGGCTCAAGAAAGTTCCACAAATAAACCTGAGGAAACCCAACCTTCAGCTGAGCAAAAACCGGGATTAGATAATTTTAATAGATTGATAAGTAGTCCTGAGGAAAAAGAAGCACAGGCCAAGAAATTAGAACAATTAAATAGAGAAAAGCAGAAATTGCAAGCATCTCTTCAAAATACAAATAATTACCTAGATGAATTAATAAAGAAAGGTTCGTCATATGGTTTACCTAATAGTAGAGCGCCGTCTACAGAACATGGTGATGATATGTCTGATTCCTCTTCTCAATCAAAACAGAATTCAGATTCACCTAGAAATAACGATAATGGAACTAAGAAAATTAAGCAATTAGAGGACGAATTAAAAGTAAATAAATTAGAAACAGAAATAATTGAAACTAAAGTTGAAAAAGAAAAAGCACAACAAAATTTAAATGCTATAGCTTATGGAAATTTAATGCCTTATCCTGATGATGATAAAATAATGCCTCCTGGTGCGCCAACTGCGCATACCGCACCAAGTGAAGAATTAAAAGATACTTTTGGTAATTTGATAATAAATAATATGAAAAGTGAAATAACGAAAGAAGTTATTGATACTGCAATAAATAAAATCATAAATATACAAAAAGATAGTTTGGCAGCTAAAGCAGTAGCCAATGCTGCTACTAAGGAAAGTCAACTGATTCAAATCAATGAAAGTTCAGCTGCACAAGCAGTAGCCATTGCCGCCACTATGGAAAGTCCTGTTGTCAAAATCAATGAAAGTTCAGCTGCACAAGCAGTAGCCATTGCAGCAACTATGGAAAGTCCTGTTGTCAAAATCAATGAAAGCGCAGCAGCACAGGCAGTAGCCAATGCAGCAACTATGGAAAGTCCTGTTATTGAAATCAATGAAAGCGCAGCAGCACAGGCAGTAGCCAATGCAGCAACTATGGAAAGTCCTGTTGTCAAAATCAATGAAAGCGCAGCAGCACAGGCAGTAGCCAATGCAGCAACTATGGAAAGTCCTGTTATTGAAATCAATGAAAACGCAGCAGCACAGGCAGTAGCCAATGCAGCAACTATGGAAAGTCCTGTTATTGAAATCAATGAAAGCGCAGCAGCACAGGCAGTAGCCAATGCAGCAACTATGGAAAGTCCTGTTATTGAAATCAATGAAAATGCAGCAGCACAGGCAGTAGCCAATGCTGCCACTATAGAAAGTCCTGTTATCGAAATCGATGAAAATGCAGCAGCACAAGCAGTAGCCAATGCTGCCACTATAGAAAGTCCTGTTATCGAAATCGATGAAAATGCAGCAGCACAAGCAGTAGCCAATGCAGCAACTATGGAAAGTCCTGGTATTGAAATCAATGAAAATGCAGCAGCACAGGCAGTAGCTAATGCTGCCACGATGGAAAGTCCTGTTGTCAAAATCAATGAAAATGCAGCAGCACAGGCAGTAGCCAATGCAGCAACTATGGAAAGTCCTAGTATTGAACTACAGAATAATGAAAATGCAGCAGCACAGGCAGTAGCTAACGCAGCCACAATGGAAAGTCTTGGTATAGAACCAAATAATAATGAAAGTGCAGCGGCACAGGCAGTAGCTAACGCAGCCACAATGGAAAGTCTTGGTATAGAACCAAATAATAATGAAAGTGCAGCGGCACAGGCAATAGCTAATGCTGCCACTATAGAAAGTCCTGTTATAGAGCCAAATAATAATGAAAGTGCAGCGCAACAGGCACAAGATACTGCTTCTACTATAGAAAGTCCTGGTAATGGAGAACAAGGTGCAACAACTCTACAGCCAAATACTGACAACTCACAAAGTCAACCACAAGTTTCCTCTTTTAATTTATTAGATGCAATCAAAAACACATTATCTGGTTTATTTCCAAAATTAGAATTTGATAAACAAGAAATCGTGAATAAATACAAAAAATCTATATTTGATAAATTGAAAAAAAATAGTGAGTTAAATGAAAGCAAAATATCCGAAAACATTCGCTTAATTACAAGACAATTAATTGAACAAGATAAATATTTTTGTGTGTTTTTGGTTCATAAAGAGTTTTTAATTCTTAAAGACTTTTTACCTGATGACGATACAAACAAATCTGATTACAAGATATATTTTGCATTATTTAATAGTAGTAATGAAATAGAAGGTGATATAAAAAAATATCCACCAGAAAAAACTAATCCCCCAATAAAATAACATAAATATAGTTATTTGATATAATAAATGTCAAATCAATTATTATATCTTCATTTAAAAATACCTATAGAATTATCATCTGATGGCCAAATTAACATACTGAATGAATATAAGGAAATAAAATTCAGCGAATGCTTGGGGTTGACTGAACCAAAAGAAACAGAGGATATGATGGAAAAATTATTAGCGTATATGGCAAATAAATATTCATCAAATAATGAGAACTTGGATGAAAATAGTATAATTGTTCTCAAAAATGAAATAAAAAGCGCAAGCCGACCCGTCAATAGTTCATTTCGAAAACGATTATATAAAATAAGACAAACTGCCAAAAATATGGTACAAAATTGATTTGTATTATTAAAATAATAATCAATTAAACAATGACGACCACCGACGTAGCAAAATACCAAGAACATATTCAAAATTTACATAATGCCTTGACTTCAAATCTGACTTTGATAAACGAATTAACTCCCGAAAAATTAAGGATTATTATTGAATCTTATGAAAATTTATTGAAGCAGGTTCTCGATATTGAAGATTAAAATGAATATATTAAATAAGGAACATGATACAACATAATAATAAAAGTAATAATATTTATATTAAAATCAAACGATGCCATCAAAGACCCTATTATGATAGTAGAAACAACCATTTGTGCATCAGCAAATAATATTCGAAAACTATGTTCATCAGCATATTGTTTAAAAGTATTGAATATTTGACTTTTTTCTGTCGGAATATAATCTAATAGTTTTCCGAACAACAAATCATGTGCGCATTGTATAGAAACTGCCAATATAATAAACGATAACAAAGAATAAGATTTGAAAAACATGCTATATAACCAACGAGTTACAATTACAACTATTACTATGACAAAAACGTCTGCTAAAACAGCCGAGAGTCCAAAACTTTTATACCAAGTTTTTAACGTTAACGATTTCAAGTAACCAGATAATGCCAACAAAATAACCAAAATATCAGTTATTAACGCGCCGTTTAAAATTGGTAAATAATCGGAAACGTTTGTAAAGTTAGAAATATTACGCAAATACATATATATATTCAATATATAAATATATTAATTAGTTAAACCGATGAATGGTCTTTCTACATTACTATGCTTATAAGACTTGGGTATAATTAATGGTATACGGTCAATAATATTAAGTGTTTTCAATTGATTTATATCAGGTACTACAGGCGTATGCGGCTGTACTAAATTGGTTGCACCAATACCACGTAAGTCTGATTCGATATCACAATAATTTGAAGATAATTTAGCAGGACCGACCCGTCCAGCCAAAAGTCCATCTCCGAAAAAATTGGTTTCTCGAGGTACGGAATAAAGCTCGCTCACTTTGTATTGGGCTTGCTCCCGTTTTCCTTCAACTTCTAAAGAATAATTACCGGTGGTATTTTTATTTCTTGTTGATGCCATTATGATATATTCTTATACTATTTTTTTTAGAAGTGCAACATAATATTCATTGTTCTCATCGAAGGTGTCAGGACTTTTAATAAAACATGCTAAACATTTATGGAACAATGCTAAATAATCATAAGAAAAGAGAACCGCCTGACCAATTGTCTTGTCAGTTGATATCATTTTTGCGGCGGCAATATCGTAGAGTTCTTGGAAGAGTGGAAATTGTGCTGTCATATAAAACAGCTCATTCATTACTAAATTTACTGTGTTTTCATCATACATCAATTCGTCGCGTGTTTCGTTATCAATCGTTTCATCAATTTTGCAATTAGAAACATCCATAAAAAAGAGTTGTCTTAATGTGGTGCGATATTCTTCATTATTTTTATATGTTATTTCCAAGTCCAGATTGTAGCGTTCTCCGATAGTCATTTGTTTTATTAACAATCAATATTTATATTTATTCGAGAACAAATATAAATCTATTTTTTAGAGCGTTTTGTCTTTTTGGCAGATTTTTTGGAACGCTTGGTGCGCTTTTTTTTGCGGCGGCCACCTGTGCTAGTATCATTAGTACTGGGGCCACCACTATTTGGGCCACCACTATTTGGGCCACCACTATTGGGGCCAGCCATACTTGAGACAACCGTATTGGGGTCATTAGTAGTGCTCGAAAATTTAGATGGTGTCGAAGAATCGAAATAACTTCTCACGCCGTTAGCAGTATTAGTAAAGAAACTTGTTAATTTTTCACTAAAAGTTTGTTGTTCTTCTTGTTGTTGGTTCATTATTTATATATACGCACAAAATTAATATAAAAAGTTTTAAATATTACTAAATAGGGCATCGAAGCGTTAATAGTGTAGTGGTAACACACAACCCTTCCAAGGTTGAACTGGGGGTTCGATTCCCTCTTAACGCAATAATAATAATAAATTAATGTTATTATTATTAATTAATGGTTAGCGCTAGGTTCACCGGTAGTACGTGTGTTTGCGCCACCACGAACCCAACCGTCTAAAGCTGATTCCTGAACAACATACTCTGTAGTTTTACTACGCTTCTCCATTTCGTTATTCAATACTAATAGCGAATAATCATTAAACGACTTTTCCATAATGGTCGAAACACTCTTCTTATCATGGACGACCTCACCCTGTAATAATTGCGACTCCAAAGCAGGGTCGGCACCACCACGACCTAAATAAGGAACAGTAGCAAAAGGTCTCTGTTGAAGCTGTAATTTTTCTAAAGCACGAGCCTGCTCTTTGGAAATAACCAATAGAGAATCAATATCAATAATATTTCCATCAATACCTTGTCCATGGGAAGAACCACTTACTAATAAATTTGGCTGCGAACTGGCAAAGGTTATACTTTGGTCAGGACGTACAGTATCGGCGCCATAATTAGATAACATATAATTAGAAAAGCGAGTATTTTGAAGACTTCGTTCTGATTGGTCTACGAAATCAGAACGTGTCCCGGCTAAATTATTAAACATAAAATCCGTTGTTGAAGAAGACATTATAATATAAATTACTTATATATTATAATACTACATCAAAATTATTTTTTAATTACGTATTGGTATATCTGGAAAAATTACGAGCACAAGCAAAATCGTTGCCCTCTTTGCAAGATACCATACTTCCATAGCAAAAATCAGCAAATGCACCTTGGTCATTCGGAATAGTAGTACTAGGATTACTATTAAATTGACGTAAGGATTGTTCAAAAACTAATTGTTCTCCTAAATCTTTAAATAATTTGTCGGCGATGTCTGGTTGTTCTGGATTGGCCTCAACAACAAGCTGTTTTGCTTGAGCTAAAATCTCCTGGTTCACATTGCTATTAAATGCGGGCATAGCCGGCTTCTTTTCGGGATTATATTCATAATCAGTCATCAAAACATTACTAAAAGGATTTGAAGAATCCGGTTGCTCAAACAAATCGCTCAAGGCGCCAGTACTAACGTCTATTTTCTGGTCTCTCAAAAAATCCATTGTAGGGTTTTGAAAACCCTCGTTTGTCTCTAAAGCTATCTTTTTCTGATTCTTTTTAACCTCCTCCTTTTTATGATAATAATGAAGAATAAAAATAGCAAGAAGTGTAATTCCACTAATTACAATAATACGCGTGTTTTGAGAAACAATTAATCCAATAATAGTTAGAACTAAAACGGTTCTCGTAACTGAGTTTAACTTTTGTTCATATGTCATTGAATCAATAGGAAAAAACTCCATCGAATATTGACGTTGGAAAAGTATATTTGGATTATCTGACCAAAACGGAATATCTACGTGTTTCTTTTTTTTCGGCGGACTTTCGATAACTTCTTCTTGTTCTTCTTCATCATCATCAGATTTATATTTTTCTTCTTCTTCATCATAAAAATAACGTTTTGCTTTTGTTAAATTATCGGATAAATATTCCATGATTATATACATATGGAACATTTAAAATCTCTAAAACATACTCTTATAGCCCACGTTTAATACATTTATTATCTATCTCAAGTGTGTCTATCTTTTTACTAAACGGTACTATACGTAATACGCATTTCGATTTTTCTCCATAAAGGGGCTCTGTACATCCTTTTTCTTTTGTTTGTTTCTTTGCCGTTTTTCTTAAATCTTTCCTCAAGTCTTTGTATGACTTGGAACATCTTGCACGAAAATGTTCATATCTTTCACGAACCTCATTATATGTCAAACCCGATTTTTTCCCAAGCATTTTATTAATTAGTTCGTGTAAACGAAAAATATATTTTGAAAACGTTTCGCGATTTTTCATATGCTCTAGTTTCAATGGTAATCGCTTAAAATTATTTGTTAAATTTGTACGGCATTTTCCGCAAGGTAGTGTAAAGCGTAGATTTAAAACAAATTCGCGATAATGCTGTTTATCATCACAATTAGGATGAGCTGGATAATTAAAGCTCATAGTATGTAAATAATGCCACATACTAGGTCCCCAAACCGAAGTTAACATTCCATCGTTACTGTCAAAATCTGTTTTTTTATATACGGACCGGTTTTTACGAGTTTTATTCATATTGTTACATTATACAAACAAAATATTATTAATCCGTACATTTAACTTCTATACAAAACGAAATGCATTCATTTTCAAAAAAAATTGGGTCACCCAATTCATTAAGAAGTCTAAAATAAATGTCTCGTAAATAAATTGGTTTATTATATTGCCTTATACCCGTAATTAAAAAACCATTAAATAAATTTGCAGGAAGAATCGAGCCATTCGGATAATTTTTATAATCAAGTGTTATTCGACTAATAATATGTTTACTATTTCGAGAACAAATAATGGAAGATGTAAATAAATGGACACAATTGTGTTCCCGATTGTCAGTAACCTCTAAATATACGTATCTTGGTGAGCAACATAACCCGTTCGACGCATCAATAAAAGCAACTGGCAACTCGACGCTAACGATAGAAAAAGAATTTATTTTACCGACTTTATCCGGAAACTCAGTAAATGATTGAGCAAACGGCAAATAATCCGCATTTAAACGACCATCAATTGTTATGTATTTTATCATAATAGACTATTTTGATAAAGTATTTGATTATATGTTTTGTAATACAAACGTCAGTTACGATAATTGTTTTGTGGTTTGGATGCAATAATCATCAAATGATATATTTTATTTAATATGCTATAGCAGTTTCTTGTTGTGATTGGATAACCCAACTTCTCAATTGTTTGAATGGCTTTTTCGCACATTGCTATAAATCTACTAATTTCTTCTATTTTTAGAGACCTTTTTAAAGTCTCTCTAATTTTCCTACGACAATTCGCAACAACATATATATTATTTTTATCTTCATGACCAGCAGGAATGCTGTTCATAATATTCCTGTTTTTTATTATTTTTTCTCCAATTGCTTGTATCTTCAATGATATATGCCGCGCCATTATTTTTAATTTTGGCAAACGAACCTTTTTAAATTGATACAAATCAGGTAAATATTTACTAGTTATCAAAATATTTTTCATATTAGGACTAAACAAGAATTCACCAATAACTCGAACCATGTCTTCTGGCATCGTATTTAATCGCTTCAACACACAATCTTCAACGCGTTTTTCCTGCATATCTCCCTTTTCAATACGCTTCCTTTCTTTTTCCTTTTTATTTACACAAACCTCAACATCTTTTAGTTCAGTTAAAAGTTTACTACGACATTCATTTATCACACCATAAATATGATTTTCCATAACATTCAAATATTGTATTTTGTTCAAGTTGGCTTTTATTAAATTATCAATATCTTCAAAATCCTCTTTGAAATATCTCCACTGCGTTAATCTGTTTTTTAGGTTTATTTCATATAACTTTTTTAATTCATTAGTTAATACGGTTTCAATGGGTGCTTTTCTAGGATATTTGTCGCCAGAAAATCCGTTTTCGTAATTATACTGAATATCTTCTAGCTCATCCATTATTTGTTCTCTTGTTTTATGGCATACAAATAATCAATTTTTTATTAATTAGTAAAATGCTGTAAATCCGTTTTATCTGGTCCGTTTACATGTATAAAAATAGGCCTCGCACCTTTGTATTCATAACCGTCTTCGACGCGCTTGACCAGCGACAAATCAATACCATATGTATTCAAAAAAATACTATTATTATAATCGAGTGCAAAATGGTTGCTAGACATATGTGTCAAAAAACGTTCTGTCCAAAATACTTGGTCATCATCTTTATCAATATACTGGTATTGCGAAATATATTGCTGCAACGCCCATGCTCGACCAATAAAAAGACCACTATTTAAATATGGGAATTCACAATCCTTATATGTATAATATTTTTCATACGATGGCACTGGATTACAAGTAGTTTCACAGCCAAATACAATGGGCCGGTTAAATTCTAAATAACGTTTGACGATTTCCTCATGATTACCAAAATAAAGTACATCGTAAGCATCTGTAAATAAAACAATATCATTATCGAGAACACTTGAACGTAAAACAAAATCACGTACTTCTTTTAATTTAACGCCAAAGTTACCTGTGGCGTTCCATCCAATCGACCTGTTTTCTTGTGCTCCAAGAATAGTAATGCTCTCGCCCTGCTTTTCTATACGTGCTTTTATTCGATTTAAAACTTCATGTGGTTTTGTGGCAACTGTGATATAATGTAAGCGATTTCTCATTTTTATATGCAAGTGCTTTTCCTTTATGTTTATTTAGCTATTTTTTTATATAAGTTTAAAATATAAGATGGCGTCGTTTTACGAAGTAGTACAAAATTATTTGACTCCCTATTATTGGTATTTTTTAATCATTGTTTCTTTTGTAATTTTCGGCTTTTTAGGTAAATACGCATATGATAATTATTATAGCGTTAACTTTGATGCAGGAAATAAAGATTTAAATGACGTAGCTAACGCCAATATGCGTGATAAGGAAGCAAACGTTTATTTTTTCTATGTAGATTGGTGTCCTCACTGTAAGACAGCATTACCAGACTGGATTAAATTTAAAAATCAATACGAGGGTAAATTAGTGAACAACTATACTATAAATTGTATCGATATGAACTGCACCGACGAAAACGAGGAGATAACAGAAGCAATTCAAGAATATAAAATCGAAGGTTATCCCACCATTAAGATGAATAAGGATAACAAAATTATCGATTTTGATGCCAAGATTTCATACACGACCTTAGAAAAGTTTGTTAATATGATGACCCAGCAATAACTCTATTAATCAATAAAAATAGAGTTATTTTTCTTCCAATTCTTCTGTCTTAAGGCAGAAGTTATTGATATAACTATCTATTCCAACTTGAATTAGTCTTAATCGCTCTTCAACTTTGGAACTTGTATTAAATATATCGCTTACCGCAAGTGGTGGACAATCTATAAACATCTCGCGTTTTATATCTATTGGTACTCGATTATTCAATACACGCTCTATCGTTTTATAAAAGATATTAAGCATATAATCAAAAAGGGAAGATTCACTCGTTACGTTATAATTTAATCGAATAATAGATTTGCGACAGAGACCGAATATTTCATCTGGGTCCGCACCATTATTGATACAATAATTAACTGGATAATTGCATACCATACCACCATCACTATAGCATTTATCTTCATTTATATATGGCTGAAACAAAATAGGTAGACAACATGAACAATATACTGCATCTATAATACGCCAATCGGCGTGAGTTTTGTGAGAAAATTCGATAGTTGTAAAATTATTAATATTTACAGCAAAAAAATGCATGTCTATTCCTGTTACTTCATAAAATTCTTTCATGGTTATATTTATTGATATATCTTTACCATTAAACAGAGGTAAATAAATTTCTTCCATAACTTTTACGTCATACATACCACGACTATCAAAAATGGTAAAAACGTTTTGAATATTAAAATTAAAGATATGATGCCATGGACGTTTGATGATATAATCATCAACTACAGACCAGTCGTATTTTAATGCAATAATCAAACCAAATAAAGCACCCGCACTTGTTCCATATATAGACTTTATGTCATCTATGTTCCATAGACCGCGCTTATTGCTTTCTTTTAGAGCACCATAAAATGAGAACCCGGCAACTCCGCCACCGGACATTACAATATGCTTTATTTTTTTTTCTTCTGACTCCTCCATTATTATAGTATTTGATAATTCATTTATGTTTTTTACTGTAAAATTAAATTTATTGCATATATATAGAATGTCCTGTATTTTATTTGCGGATGAAGAAGAAACAAATCGTAAAATAAACATAGACGATTTATACGAAAAGAAGCAGAAAAAAGATTTGAAAACGGTATCTATTTTCAATAAAATATTAAATCGTATTCATAAAAGAATCACAAATACAGCGCGCATAAAGTTAGAAGATAAACATATTTGGTTTGTAGTTCCTGAATATATATTTGGAGAACCATGTTATAGTAAAGGAGACTGCATAGGATATTTAGTGGCAAAATTAGAAGATAACGGTTTTCATGTAAGATATGTTTATCCTAGTAATTTATTTATTAGTTGGCTTCACTGGATTCCTTCCTATGTTAGAACTGAAGTCAAAAAGAAAACGGGAATCGTTCTGGACGAGAAAGGAAACGTTGTTTCGAAAGCAGAAGACGAAGAACAACAAGAAAAGACGGTGAATGAAAAGGGTACAATTAATAAAAATCAAAAACAATATACACCAATAAATAATTATAAACCAACTGGTAATTTGATATATGGAAAAGAAATGTTTGAAAAATTAGAGAAAAGAGTCAACATGTCTTAGCCTTAAAAATTGATTCCATTCCTATCTGTATTACTGAATACAAGAGAATGACAGATTATTCAAAAAAAATAAAAATTCGCGTAAAACTACGTAAAATAAATTACGACGAAAATGTAAATTCCATGGCAGAAATACTTTTAGCTGAACAAAAGCAAGTCAACAAAACTCAGAAGAAGAAAAAAGTTATGAGCAATGAGAACAAATCCAGGCTATGGGAGATATTTGATTCAGATAAAAAAACTTTTCATGATGAATCCAATGATAAAATAGAGTGTCTTTATAGTGCCACTGGTCAACATGATAAATGTTCATCTTGTGGTTCGTTTTTAATAATTATGGACGACGGATTTCCGACTTGTATGAATAAAGAGTGTTGCATTATGTATAAAGATGTTCTCGATTATTCTCCAGAGTGGAGGTTTTATGGAGCTGAAGATAAGAATGCAAACGACCCGACCCGTTGTGGTAATCCAATTAATCCACTTTTGGTAGAATCGTCGTTTGGTTGCAAAGTACTATGTAGTAATAATTCGTCTTATGAAATGAAAAAGATTCGCAAATGGACAGAGTGGCAATCCATGCCACATAAAGAAAAATCGCTTTATGACGAATTTCAATTCATTACAAATATGGCGCAAAACTCCGGAATACCTAAAATATTTATTGATGACGCTATGGTTCTCCATAAAGACATTTCTGAGCAAAAAATGTTTCGTGGCATGAATCGTGATGGTATTAAAGCGGCATCTATATATATTTCTTGTAGATTAAATGGATGCCCCAGAACTGCACACGAAATAGCTGAAATTTTCAAGTTAGATAAAACTAGTGCCACCACTGGTTGTTCTATGGCGGTTAATATTTTGCATAACATAGAACGAAATATGGACCCATCTCAAAAAACGGATTTATGCGTTACCTTACCAAGTTCATTTATTGACCGCTATTGTAGCCGTATGAATTTTAATAAAGAAATGACTATGTTAGCGAAATTTGTAACAAAGAAAATTGAGAAAAATAATATTATTACGGATAATATTCCTCATGCTATTGCGGCTGGAGTTGTATATTTTGTCTCTCAAATTTGTGGACTTAATACAAATAAGATGGATATTAAAAACGTTAGTGGAGTTAGCGAGGTTACTATAAATAAATGTTATAAAAAACTAGAGGGCATAAAAGATTCGCTAGTGCCAAAATCTATTTTAGACAAATATGTTGTTTAGACAAATCCATTGAAATTTTATAGATATATATAATATAATTTATGTCTGATACTTCAGAAAATATTACGGTAGAAATTTCTGAACCCACGGTTCATGATGTTTTTGTAGAAAACGAACCTGAGCCTGAGGCTGAGCATGTTGCTGAGCCTGAGCGTGAGCCTGAGCCTGAGCATGTTGCTGAGCCTGAGCGTGAGCCTGAGCCTGAGCATGTTGCTGAGCCTGAGCCTGAGCCTGAGCCTGAGCATGTTGCTGAGCCTGAGCCCGTTACTGAGCCAGAGCCTGAGCCTGAGCATGTTGCTGAGCCTGAGCATGTTGCTGAGCCTGAGCCCGTTACTGAGCCAGAGCCTGAGCCTGAGCATGTTGCTGAGCCTGAGCCTGAGCCTGAGCATGTTACTGAGCCTGAGCCTGTTGTTGAGCCTGAGCCTGATAATGAAATTACCACTGAAAGCAAAGACCAAGAACTAACTGTCGTAACAATACAATCTAATGCTCCTTCTTCTGAATCAGAATTAATTGAAACAAATGAAGTATCGGTTCCCGACCTACAATTAAAACCTGTCCCAAAATATATTTTTATTGTTCCTTATCGTGACCGTGAACAACAATTGGCTTTTTTCAAAAAACACATGTCTTTTGTTTTAGAAGACATCAAGCCAGATGATTATAAAATATTCTATATTCATCAGTGCGACCAGCGCTCGTTTAATCGTGGCGCCATGAAAAATATTGGTTTTTTATACGTTAAAGATATATATCCGAATGACTATCAAAACATCACACTTGTATTCAATGATATTGATACTATGCCCTATACCAAGAATTTTTTTAACTACGAAACCACTCCTGGAAATGTAAAACACTTTTATGGATTCAGATACTCACTTGGTGGTATAGTATCTATAAAAGCAGGAGATTTTGAGAGAATAAATGGATATCCTAATTTTTGGGCATGGGGCTATGAAGACAATTTATTACAAAAACGCGTTTTAAATAAAGGAATTTTTATTGATAGAAGCCAATATTACCCCTTAATGGACAAAAACATTTTTCAAATGAAGGATGGTCTAGAGAGATTGGTAAATCGTACAGAATTTGACAAATATTTGGGCCTTACACTTGAAGGAATATCTGATATTAAAGGACTCGATTATAATTATGATGATGAAACTGGTATAGTAAATGTAACAAAATTTATAACCGGCACCGAAGATGTAGAAAACCAATCGACCAGATACGATTTGACAAAAGGTAACAGACCTTTCGGATTAGTTCTTCAACAAAGACGTACTCGTGGCATGGGAATGATGTTTCGTTAAAGAAATTGGACAATTCTTTAGAAAAAATTCTAGGTAATAACTGTAGTGAACAAAATATACAATCAATATATAATGAAAGTAAAATCATCATATATTGGGCTGTGTCTCATACTTATTTTTATTATAATTAGTTTTTCAATATTATCTACACCACATATTGAGACTTTTGCTGAGTTAGGTTTTGCTGATGATAACGAAGAATATATTTACCCTACTGTCTATAATAATTTTATTAGTCCAAAGGAAGCAAATTACATTTTAAGTCAAGCTGAACCCAAATTTACAGATAGTGAAACAATTGGTAGTGGTGTAGATACGCAAATTAGAAAAAGCAAAACTGCTTGGTTAAGTAAAAACGACCTAACTATTAAAAATATTATCCAACGAGTATGCGCCATAAATAATTATTCTATTGAAAATGCGGAAGATTTACAAGTTGTTAAATACGGACCAGGTGGTTTTTATAATCCCCATCATGATAGTACAGGCGACGACAATAAAGAAAGCCATGAATTCTTAAAATTAGGAGGACATAGAATTGCTACTATGTTAATTTATTTGAATGACGATTTTGAAGGTGGAGCTACTCGATTTGTGAATTTAGCAAAAGACATAAAACCGCCAAAACATGGCAGTATTTTGTTTTACCCTTTAGATAAATATAACAATAAATGCCATCCTAAAGCTTTACACGCTGGATTACCGTTATCATCTGGACAGAAATATATCGCTAACGTATGGATTCGACAAAAGCCGTTTATTAATACTGTTGATTAATCTTTATTTTTCAATTATTTTATATGTTATGCCAATATCAAATTGACTTTCCCATATTCCGGATATTTTCAGAATAAATTGAGGTAAAGTGATATCACATTCTTTTCTAACACTATAAAGTTTTATATTTCCTGACATTAACTGTTTATATATAGAAACCACCGAATTTTTACTACTTTTGTTTGGATGTGTTTGTTTATAATATTCAATAATTCTATTTTCTATTTTTGACAATTCTTGGATGAGTGCATTATTTATTGATGAATCAGCAACTAGCCGCGCATTATTTTTATTACCAATTTTTTCAATATATTGAATATCCAAAGGCATATACAAATACACACTATTTAATGAAAAATATTCATTTGAGTAAATAATTTTTGAAAAGATTCCGTCCATAATGATATTTTGTTTTGGCTGTAAAAAATACATATATCCTAATTGAAAATTTGAAATATCAAGTATAATATTCATACGATAAATAAATTTGTTTAGATATGTTTATTTGGTTTTGATTAAAAATATAATATATTTCGTATATTATATAGATATGGCCGCTATTTTTTTAAATGATGTAGCCTTTGACAAAAGTAATTTAATTATTAAATGGAAGGGTAAAACGTTTAATCAAATCACAAGTCGTATTCAGATGAATACTCGTGGTCAATCATCTAGTTTAAATAAGAATGAATATTTTCGCGCTCTTCCTATATTATTACCAAGACGTGAGATTGCAACCAATTTTAATTCTAAATCAGTATGTGATAAACGTTTATCATTATCCATTAATGTATTTGACCAGCCAGGTGGAAGCATTATTAATTCATTAGTAACTACGAATAACAATGGTATAATAAATACTATGGATAATTTGTTACCAAATAACAGTTGTGAAGAACCAGGAACATGTCTGGCTTTTGTTTCGCCATCCGAAACAGCAAAACGTCGCGTTAGAAGTGCTGGTATGATAAAACGTCAATTTGATATATCAAAAGGTAATGACAAAACGTATTTTGTTAATAAAGCACAGTATTTGATAAGTCGTAATCTCACGTTTAATCAAAACCAATATAATTATATTCGCTCAGGTAATGCTACGGTTAATCCCGGTGATGCTCTTTCATCGCAAAATTTTTATTCACCACAAGGTCTTAGTCATTGTAAAAAATACCTCTTGCCCACAGACTGTATTTTTTCTTATCAATGGATTTTACCCAACTCAGTTTATGCTTCGCAAGCTGATGGCTATATAATAAGAAACAATAATGTTTTCTATAATTATTATGACGTAAGTATTAAAGCTGGATATTATAATATAGATGAGATTAACAATATATTACATCTTGCTATGTTGAATAATGGTCATTATTTTATAAATAATGCAACAAAATCTAAAGTATTCACTATTTATTTTGCTTACAATCTAATATATAACAAAATTGAATTACATAGTTCAAAAATCGATGCGCTAATTTTTTCTACCACTAATTATACAAAACCTTATTCGCCTGGTTGGGACCCGACCATTTATCCACCAGCATTTAATTTAAATAATTTGGTAGCTTGGCCTATACCTACTGGTGAAACTTTGTCAGGGATTTCATCATTAAAAGACTCGGTGATTCCCGTTGTAAAAATTTACGATAATGCGTTTTCTAATGCTATTGGATTTAGTCCCGGAATTTATCCTACAAATCCTATATCTAATTATTCGGATAGATTAAGCGCTACATATTCACTGAAACAAGATTTAACAAATATTGATAATGTTTCATTGTCTAATTATGGTCCGGGTATCCAACCAATATATAAATCTGTTGCCTATAAACCCAGCAATCCTCAATTTGCCAGTCAAGGTGGTGTTAGTGCTAGTTCTGCAACTCAACGCATTCGTTATAATACAATTACTAATAATACTGCGGTTTACCAAAAAGCTTACGGAACATCTGTTGCCAATGCATTAGCATACGGAGTTCCTGAAAACGGTTATACTATAAAAGATAAAATTGGTTATCCAATGCGCAGCACTCCTAGATTCCCGCCATTATCAACAATTTTGCAGTGCTCTACATGCAATACGTGGGACCATCAAAATTCTACTCAATTAAACTAATTCGATAACATTTACATTAATATCTTCTGTTTTTGCTAATACGTAATGATTAATATACGCATAATGTAATCTCATTAGTAAAGCGACAGCATCCAGAAGCACAAGAGGTGCATAATTAGTGGTCAACTCTGCGTTTTCATTTAATAATGCATATGTGAGAGCTAATATGGTAGCAACCAACATAATCACTTTTTCAGGAACGTTATATATATTTACGTTTTTATTTTTATAATTTGCATATAGTTCTGGTACATAGCATACAAAATATAGAACTGACGCGCTATACATTAAATAATTGGCTACCATTTGTTTATTTATGAATAAATAAACAAAAAACTTTTAAATTTCTTCTGGACAAAACATATTATTTGTAGAGAATACATTAGCGTCAACACCGTTTTTTTTACACCACTGTAAACACTTCTGAATATTTGTTTTAACAAGACCATCTATTTTCTCCTGTTTTTGCTTTATTTCTATGAGCGATGTAGTATAATGTATGTTCTCGATTTGCTGTTGTCCCAATATTGAATTATATTCCTCCAACTTTGAAATAAAATAATAGGATAATGGTATGTTTAAAAAACGATGAATATATTTATTAGATTGAACAGCCAACATTGACTCAAACGTTTTCTCCAAAAATGGATAAAAGTGTTCATGATTTGAGAACAAAAAATCCCTGCATACAATATATTTTTCGGAATTAGCGTACCGACTTGTTTGTGGCTTTATAATATAAACTTTATCATAAAATGAAGACAGAATGTACAAAATATCAATAGTATGTTGCATAAAACTATCAAATATTTTAAGTACAAAAGACCCACCCTTTTTCTGTAGAACGACCGCGTAGCAAACCTGCGCAAAAAGTAATTGACTAATACTAATCTCTTGTTTGTTAAAATCCATAGAAAAATCAAACCCTCCATCTCCTGTAATAAAATCCATTGATGAACCATATTTTCTACGACAATAATCCAAATTGGCCAACGATAAAATGTTACCTGTATTATCCGCACCGCATTCAATATAAACATTCTCATTTTTTTTCAGAAACGAATCGCTTTTCTTCCAACCAGGAATATTGTTATCATTCATTTCATCCAGAATCGTCATACCAATATAGACGTCCTTATTATTTTTACGTACATTACATAGGGCTTCAATAAAGCCACCGGGTCCTTCAGCCAAATGAAAACTTCTAATAGGTTTTATTCCGAAATTCATATTGAATGTATTAAGCATTTCAATCATTTTGAAATAAGACCTGGAAAGAGGCTTGTATACAGATATACTCTTCTTTTTAAAAGGAACTGTTGTGTGAATATATTCATACGGATTCGTATATTTTTTAAATATATCCCATTCGCATTCATGGTCGTCTAATTTCATTTTAATATTGTATAAATAATGAGAAAGTGAATTAGAAATATAAGGTTCTGGCTCTTCATCATTGGACACACATTGTATATATTTATGGATTAAAAAACTAGTTTTGGGTAATAGATAATAAGTCATTTTGTAGATAGTTAAAATAAAAAATACTATTTATATTGTTGTTTGATGATTATTTTATAGCGGCTTTAACGTTGGTTTTTTGATGGTTAGTTTTTTTATCACTGGTTCGACAAGAGGCATTTCGGCTGGCGATTCCTCTTCTGAGAACCTTTCTAAAACTATTTTGGGCTTATTCATCTTACGAACGTTTATTTTAATTGAAGTCGGTACAGTAATCTCTGGGTGCTCTTTTTCTAGCTCCTGAATGTCCTGTGTAATAACTTCTTCGATAGATTCGGCGATTTTATTTTGCTGTTCAATAATCTTAGCTATTTTATCTGTATTTACGTTACGTACCTTCTTAAATATAAAATAACGATTCATAAAAGAGATTTGTTTTTCCTGTTCGGTCATATTCTGTGCTTTACCATATTCAAGGCTGACTCTTTGATTACGTTTTATTTCGTTTTCCAAGTTTGCATAAAGCTCTGAAAACATACCTGCGCTATCTGGCAATCCCATTTTTATGCATTCACTTTTAAAAACAGGTACAAATCCATAATCTTCCATAATTCGCACAACATAGTCAAAATTTACCAAATATTCCTGTAAATACTGATTAATACTTTCTTGATAAACATTAATTGGATAGCCAACGCTTAAATCATCATCAGGAAATCCGGTTTGGTCGTATAATTTAACTATTTCAAATATTTTACGCCCTTCGCTAATAATTATGATGCTTTCTTCTTTTTGTTTATCCTTCAATAAATTAAATACTGTCTTACCATCATAACAAGTCCCGATGAAGTAGCCATTGATGCGAGTACATTCAGCTACATTTTTCAAAAACTCATGAAGCGTCTTTTTACTTTCGAAGAAATAGTGGAACGCAAACTGTACCGAACTAATATGAAATCCTGTTTGTGCGACTCCATAATGTTTATATACACCATGACCCAATGCTCGTTCATCTTTTGGACCAACACCGAAAACCGCATTTGTAATCTCTTTATCCTTTTCAGTTCCAAAAGCTTTACCTGAACGAATGTTCAATGATGAATTACCCGTAACGAAAAGAGCGTCAGGTGTTTCCTTATCCTTGCGTTTTGCGCGCAAATAACGTGCGCAGGCTCCGTCTAATCGATTCTGGATATTATCTTTGAATACGTCGACTCCAAAAACAAAAGACAAATATGCATTTGTCCATTTTGACAAATCACCACCTTTACCAACTGCATAATCAATCAATATGTCTTGCGGATTTGTTACTCCAATGATTAACTTCTTCTTCACATATAAATTATGAAAATCGCGAAGACCTTGCGTGCTCGTTTGTTCATTGGAACGATTATAATATACATCTTCCGTTACTACTTCTTGTGCTATATTTTCGCCTGTGCTAATCATTTGCTCTGTAATCGGATTATGAATGGAATGCCAATTCGCATTAGCAACATGATATGCATTACCGTAGTTTTTCGAACCGGCGTTTAATTCACTAGTTTTATCATAACGTACGCGAAGAGGAACCCAGTTCCATCCATCTTTATTGTTTACTTCATATTTAAACTCTACTATCATATTTTCGTCGAAATACTCTCCTTCTTCGGATACCATGAAAACGTTGTTCCCATCTTGCTTTAGAAGTACATTACAAAATCTTGCATCAGGATTATAAGGATTTGTTGGGCAAAAAGGGACGTGCTTATAATCTTTTGCATATCCAACGACAGGCTCCGGAATTTTTCCATCAATAACATCTTGAAAAGGGTTTACAAAAGCATGTTGTTTATTACGAATATCAAATCCACAATGTAATTCGATTGTTTTGTATTGAATAACATCTTGTACGCCCTGCATATTTTTGCCTTCTTGGAAGATATGATGTACCTCGGGTTTTCCTTTTTTATCGAGTTTATTAATTACTAAGAAATCAATGGTATTAAATGCCGGCGGTTTCCATTTCAAAGAACCCTCCCATGTTATTTTTTCAAGAGGCCCAGCTTTACCTATTTCTTTTGACCCTACGCCACAGTTCGACGGTGTAAAGATAAGACCATCTGTCGTATATTCAAATAAGCCATCGTTTTGTTTTGTTAAAATTTTTGAACAGCATTGAAATATAGATTCACTATCATTACATAGATAAAATTCCTTACATTTTATAATAAAATTAGTGGATTTGGTCTGCTGTGAATTTACTGTCTCTTGTTTATCTGCCATCAACACAGGCTTTACTACATCAATGATTGCGTTCAAAAGGGGGAGGCGAAATTTGTTTTCTTGGTCTCCCATATCTTCAGCAACAAATCCATATTCACGTACATTTATTTTGTTTATAAAATAAAGGTCAAAAGCCGCATAAAGATTAATATACTTACCTGATTTGTCGTATTTAATATGTTCTCCATCAAGAATAGAATTATATACGCGTTTTTCTTTTGAAACTGTCCCTGTGAAAATAACATTCATATTAGTATCAATTAAATAAATTTTACCCTTGTCATTAATAAACAATAATTTACGTTCACCATCCGCCTTATCTGTAACTGTATAGTTATTTCTAATATTTGCTATCGTAGAAGACTTCTTTGGCTCGATTATATTTTCCATTTGTAAAGTGAACGAAGATGGACCAATAAAATCTCTAGACAAGGTTTTACGAGATTGATATTCATCGCCGTGAACTAATTTCATGTACTGGTCAATGACGACCTTCTGTTCATTATATGAAATTGGATATTTTGTCATTTGAAGTCCAGATAAAACAATTCGAATACATTTTCGTAAAGCCGTCATAATAGTTTCAGTAGTATTAAACAGACTTCCTGTTCCAATACGGCTATTGTCCATTTCTAATTCTATTTCATATGTCTCTGGATTCGAAAATACACCAGCCTCTTGTATGGTGTAAGTAGGCATGGGTTTGCGGTGGGTTGTTTTTGAACCTTTTACAATACTAAGGTCTGCAAATATAGGTAAATCTTGATGTCTAAACCGCACGCGATTCATACAGCGGAAAATTTTTAGTGAATTTGACCACTCCGCAATTATATTACGCGCGAGAGGATGATTTGTATGAAACTCTTCTTCGTTCTGATAAGATGCGCGAAAATTATAATCTGCGATATCGACGGCTTTAATTTTTTCTCCGTTTTTTGCTAATGCATTTGTTTTACGAGTAAACTTTAACTTATTAAAGACAGTTGATGGTAGGTCAATTAACTTTTGGATACTGTTGGTCTTACAATATTGTTGTATTAAGTCCGTGCCAACTATTTCTGCTCGAATATTAGACATGGTACGCTCTCCTGTTTGAGGATGTAAATAGTCACTATATACACGTAAAATCTGCGTACCATCTTCATTATCAACTTTAAAACCACATGCATAAAGTTGCTTTACTACATTATCATAGTCAATTTTACTTATAGATTTGGATAATTTTGGGTTAGAACCGAATCGAATTTCGAATTCCGCAGACTTTTTATCCATACGAAAAAGGGGATTGTTTTCTAAATACTGACCTATCATTTTCTCGAATTCCGCCTTAGATTTTGCGCGTGCAGCATCTTCTATTTTTTTAATATCGTCATTTGATTCGTCATCAATAATTGGTTCTTCGTCTTCCTTCTTCATGAATAGTATAATATATAATTAATTCATATATTATTTTAGTAATACAATCAATTTTCTTATGCATAAAAAAAGGCTTTCGCCTCTTTTTATTTTTATTTTTTGTTTTTATAGAAACTAAATCATAATTGTCAACTCTACTTGTTCGTTATTGGCATCTACTGCTCTGATAGTAGATGTTGTCGGTTCGTTCAATGAACTACTGCTATCATACTCTACAGTATTCTTACGTAACACTATATAACGGCGATTATCGAATTTTCTGAACTCGAAACCGTCATAATACCCGTCACATAAGAACTCATGCTTAGCATTTATCGCTGCTCTCACGAGTAGACTGGTTCGATTGTTAAACCAATTACGAAAGAATACACGTGCACTACGTACCTTTCCGTCAACTAGTTCGATATGCGAAACTTCGCCGAGCATAAGTTCGTCCTCGAAGAACGTCGCAAGAGCAGCACTGGTATTGTAACGTAAGTCTCCACGCACTGAACTTAGGTCTTTTGGAACAAAGGGCACGTATATGCTTGTCCATTGTCCCGGTTCAAGTTCAAGTACTCCCTTATTGTAAGAGCTCTTCTCAGAATGTACAATCTTAACATGGTCCATAACCTTTCCGTTTTCAAAATGGTACTGCCCCTTTGACTCTATGGTACGCTGTCCACCGTATTCCAGAGAAATTGGTTCCATCATATCTACAAACGCACTTCTGTATGGTGTTCCATTAGTTGACTTCATATATACAATACGAACAGAGGATACAGGCCCAACCCCAAACTCACTACATATAAACGCAGACACATCGTAGCTGGTTGCCAGCTCTCTAGGTAGAGAGACGATGCGCACTGCGTCAACAAGCAGTGTTTGGCTAGCGGACATGATTGAAATAGCTTATTGAGCCAATAATTTAATCAGATTAAATCAAAGAAAAAGAATTCAATTTTTTTCTTAAAAAAAGTTCTCAATTAACGATTATTCTAATTTATTAATTACTACTGCGAAATAGTGTCAATTTTCTACGTATTTATTTAGATATTGTTATAGTATATAATGGGTCGTAAAAACCATCATTATTCGAGCGACGAGTATTCCAACGACGACAGTTCGTGCGAAAGCTCTCATGTTTGTAGAAAGTGCAGAAAACCTATATGCAATTCGTGCGGTAAAACAAGCTGTAAAAAAATTAGACCAGCGTGTTCTTCCTGCAAGGCAAATGAACCCAAATCTTGTGATAAGGGGAAATGTATTTTTATAACAGTAAACTAAAAATGTGACTGCATACTGTAGTAAGCTGCCTTATTTTTTAGAATATTTTAGTATAATCGAAGTATATATAATTTCGATTATATGCCCAAATCCTGTTCAGATGATGAAGATTGCTCCCGCGAACGTAACCATGACTGTAATAGAGAAAGACGTTGCCGTTCTAATTCTCCCATTAGACGACGTAAGGTATGTAAAGACGGCAAAGATGGTAAAAATGGTCGCAATGGTTTAGATGGCAAAGACGGAAAAGATGGAGAAAACGGTAACCCCGGAAAATCTGGTCGCGATGGTAAAGATGGACGCGACGGCAAAGACGGAGAAAATGGTAAAGATGGTGAGGATGGACGTGACGGACGTGATGGAAAGGACGGAAAAGACGGAAAAGATGGAGAAGATGGTCAGGATGGAGAGGACGGTCGTGATGGCAGAAACGGTAAAGACGGAGAGGACGGTCGTGATGGTAAAAACGGCAAAGATGGTAAAGATGGCTGCGACGGAGTAGACGGAGAGGATGGTTGTGATGGTGAAGACGGAAAACAGGGTTGTGAGGGCCCACCTGGTCCACCTGGTCCCAAGGGTTGTCCTGGTCCAATTGGTCCTAAGGGTCCCATGGGTGCTAATGGACCTCAGGGACCTCAAGGACCCCAGGGCCAAACCGGACCGGAAGGTGACAAAGGAACTAGTGGTGCCACTGGTCCTCAAGGAGCGGCAGGTCCGCCTGGACAAACTGGACAAGACGGAGCTCAAGGTCCCGCAGGACCACCTGGTCCAACGGGACCAATGGGTCAAAAAGGTGACAATGGTCCAGAAGGTGCTACTGGGCCGCCTGGTCCCATTGGTCCGATTGGCCCTACCGGTGTAAAGGGTGATAAAGGATTAACTGGTAGTACTGGCCCTGCTGGACCGGCCGGACCAACTGGACCAACAGGTTCGCAGGGGACTCCAGGCGCAACTGGTCCTTCTGGTCCAGTTGGCCCTATTGGTCCCACAGGAAACACTGGAATACAAGGTTTAACTGGACCAATTGGACCGATTGGACCGATTGGACCGATTGGACCCATTGGACTTCCGTCTATTAGCAATTTCGCCGATTTCTACGGTCTTATGGGCAGTGGATTAGTAAATGATAACCCTGAAGCAATAGAGCCTGGGTCTTCCGTAAATTTTCCTAATCCATCCATAAATCCTTATGGCATAATACAACGTTCTCGTGGAACTAGTAAGAATTCTTTTACTTTACCACCTGGCGGTATTTTTGAAATTACATTTCAAGTGGTATCACAAAATACTGGCGAGCTCGTTGTTGTAATTAATGGACAAGAACAGCTAATGACTGTCGTAGGAAAAAGCGGAGGTGGGCTCTTATTAGGCGTATGTATCATTTCTACGCCTCTTTTGATTGATTCAACCATCAGTATCAATAATCCGTCAACCTCAGACCATGGAGGATTAAAAATAGATAAATCAACTGGAGCACTATCAAAACCTTTGTCTTGTCATCTTATTATTAAACAATTAGCGTAATTTTTATTTCCACACACAAAGCCCATGAACGGCATCATATAATTCCACTTTCGTATATTTTCTATTTTCGTCATAAATAGACAATTTACGCGCCAAATCAATCAATTCCTGTACCTTATAATGCGATGCAGCCCTTATAGGCTTCATATAATTATCCAATACCATATATTTTTCACGCAATTCATTTACTCGACTAGTTGGTATCCACTCAAACTGTGCTCTATATTTTCCATATTTGTCTTTAAATAAAACATACGTATGTCTTTTAAAATCCAGTTGGTCAGCGGTGGCCCAATATTCAAGCATGCAATGACCCTCAGAACCAATCAACATAATATTTATATCATAAAAAACTGTAAGTGCACCAAGAACACTCATACTCGTCTCTTTTTGTGACGTCAAAAGTTCAGATAATATCTCTTGTATTTGAACATTGGTTACTTTATGATTCGTCGACTTAATCCGCGATTTGTTTTCATTAATAAATTTGGCCAAACGCTGTTTTTCCTCTAATTCTTTAACTCCATAATTGTGTCCTATTCTTTCGTATTCTGCTGGCCCATGATGGAGTACATAGAGACACCAAAAAAGAGTATCCTGCTGCCTTGGCTGAAAAAGCTCACCTGTTGGTTCATTAATTGTCTCAATGATGGGCTCAATCGTTTCCTCGACAACGATTGGTTCGCTATAAACAAATTCATCTTTTATTTCTTTGGTCAACATAAATTTTTTATAGAATGAAATATTATAATCATTAAAAATTTTGTTAGGATAATAGGTTAGAGAACTCATCAACTAGTTATATGATAAAAGCATTTCCTCTTTATTATCTTTTTCAATAAAGTACGTGTTCTTAAAATCCTCTTTTTGTTGTTCTGTTGTATTTAATGATTGCTCTTGTTGTTTAGTGTATTGAATGTATTCATTAATTTGGTCAACAACATCCTTATTCAAAAATGAAAGATTAATATAACATCCACTTTTGTTCTCATTTATCTTACACAAATTTTTTGATAAGATTTTGAGAACCTCGATTTGGTGATATTTGTTCATACATTCAATATTTCTTTTTATAGATTCAAGTGCTTCCAATTCCATAATGATTTTTAAGAACCAAAATTCTATATAGTTTTATTTTCTCATTTACTATTATAACTATGGAATTAATAGAAACGTTATTAAAAAAATATTTATACGAAGAACGGTGGTATATCATTATTATTGCAGCCTTTAGCCTTGCTCTTAACTTTTTTCAGGTAAACGGTATTTCTCTTATTACAGCTAATATCATCGAAAGTATACAAAAAAATAAATTGGATATTGCAAAAATGAATTACTTTTATTTTATAGTTGTTACTGTGCTTTTTCTATTCTTTTACCATGGTTATAAATATTATCAAAATTTATTATTTACTAAGTTACCCAACTGGTTAAAACGAGAATTGGTAAAGTTTGTTATTATATCAAATAATGAGAACATTTCTTCAATTAATTTTGCAAAATTAACTACGCCTATTAATCGTATTACTAATTCAATATATGGTGTATTTTATCGTTTGTTGGTACATATGTTTCCTGACATAGTTTTCCTATTTGTTATTAATTTTTATTTCATTTATATGAGTGTTCCGTTTGGAATAGTGTTTTTTATCGCAAACGCATTCCTTTTATTATATATGTTTACGGGTTGGTCTGAAGCGATAGAAAATCGCAAAGAGTACGAGGAACACACAAACATGAACGAAAAATTCCTTATTGACCTATTAAACAACATAGAAAAAATTATATATCGCGGAAAAGGTGCTGACGAAATAAATCGCTATTCTAATCAAAGCGAAACTTCAACCGAAAAGGCTATATCTTTTTATAAAAAAGTGGACGAAAGAGTCCTGATACTTAACATAATTTTGTCTATTACTATTTTCACTTTAATTGGTGGTCTTTTTTATCTTTTTTTAAAAAAACTCATTTCTATTCAAACATTTATAGCGTTTTTCACAATTTTGCTTTTGTATCGTGACCGTATGAGCGGCAATTATGAATCTCTGGTAGATTATATTGAGTTTTTTGGGAAATTAAATTATGTAGCGGATATGTTTACCGAATTAGTTGGAGAATATCAAGAAACCAAAGACAAGGAATATAAGCCGATTGAATTGAATTTTGACAGGATTGAATTTGAGAACATTTCCTATAAATATCCAGGAACAGATACATTGGTTTTTGATAGATTTAACATTGATTTGGATACTAAAGATAAAATAATTGGTATTACAGGTATATCCGGAAAGGGTAAATCTACGCTTGTAAAATTGTTAGTAAAATTATATAGACCACTCGATGGTTCAATATACATTGACAAAGTAAATATTAATGATATTGACCCTAATTATCTACGAAAAAACATCACATATGTGAACCAAAATTCCAAATTGTTTGATATTCGTATTATTGATAATATATTATATGGATGTAACGACCACGATGCATGCAATGGTCATCTAAGTGAAATCATAAAATATCCTAAAATTAAAGAACTATATGATAAACTAGATTTACATAATGGAACAGTAGGTAGTTTGGGCGAAAAACTATCTGGTGGGCAACGCCAAATAACAAATATTATTGGTGGCCTAGTGAATCCATCTAAGATATTAGTTTTGGATGAACCCACAAACGCACTTGACCCTGAATTGAAGAGTGAAATTATAAAACTTATAGTTGATTTCAAAAAACACAAAAAGTGTATCATTATTATTACTCATGATGAAACTGTCTATCCTATTTTTACTGAAAAAATAACCATATAAACAAAAGTTTAATGACAAGTTAACAATTTGTTATTAAAAAAAATATAATGAACAACGTATCACAATTTAGATTAATCCTCTTGAATAGTGATTGGTCGTTTTTGTTCAAGTTGCTGATTTTCCATCAGCTTGGCAATAACACAAATAAACGGGTCATTTAATTCAAAGCGAATACCAATAACACGCACCGTAACTTTCGTGTTCTCCTTTGCTTGACCAAATGCTTTATCGTTATATTGATGGTCGCGTGCTACAAAGATTGTAAGAGGAATGATTCCATCCTCGTCAGTAACTTCTGCGTGAATCCCTGCCTTAGTAATCGTTTTTACAGTACACTCAATTAACATCCCCTCGACTGGGTAACATATCATACATTCGAATACGGTTTCGAAAGTAATTTGGTCCCCGGCTACATCTCCACTTGAATATGTAAGAACTTTTACAGAGTTAGGTTTAATAAAACCCTCGGCAATACAACGCCCCTCTGTAGACTTAGATATCATATTCTCTAAATTTCGTTTTATGTTTTTTCCCACTTGATTTATAGATAACGCAATGCGCTTTGTTAACATAGATTTCATATATACACCATAAATTTGAGGTTTTTGATTCGGCTTTTTGATTGTTGCCATTTACTACTATAATGATATAAAATTATGTTTATATCATTCCAATTCAATTTTTAACTTTATAACAATTAGAATGCTATATTGTTTAATATTGCCTTTTCAGTGTCAAAAAACAAATCCTCTGGCGAATCGCGTAAAATCATTTCCGCAATAACACATAGTCCTATTTTCATCATTTTTTCGCTGTTTTTTGTATCATATGCTTTTGATTTTAATATTTTATTAAGAGTTTTAATAATATCACCTTTGGTTTCATTCTCTAATCTTGACCCAGTATTTCTTTCTACAGATGTATCTTTTACTTTAAAAACTATGTTTTTACTCCTACTAAACATTTGCATAAAACCTATTACCTTATCCTTAAACCCAGAGGCTTTTACTATGTATTTGTCAATGATAAACTGACCTAATTTTTTCTTATCGCTTTGTTTTGCCTCATTCCATATTTTACCGTCTTCTATTGATTGAACGTATATTTTACATACATTTTCATCAGCTAGAATTATACCACGTGTCGATTTGTTTTCAACCAGTTTTTCGTCAAAATATTCTTTTATTAATACTTCGTTCTCATTTTTTGATTTGAAATCGGGTGCATATAAATTTATAACTAACGTTAGTTTATCTACAAATTTAAGGCTGTCTAAATAATGATAATAGACAAATCGTGTTATCTTAGGTATCTCTATTTTATGTATATTAATTAAAATAGGAATAACTTTATTGACGTGTTTATACCAATCTACCTCTCCTTTATCTAGTTCTCCTTGTGGATTTAACGAATACTCCAAATTTGTTTTTAGTTCAGCTAAAATTTCTTCATATGACATTGGTTTTTCTGATTCTTCCTCCTCATCTTCCTCTTGTTCTTCTTCATGTGTTAGCAAATCTGTTTCTACTTTACGAGCACGTTTTACAGGTTCTGGTATTTTAATAACAACTGATTCATGTTTAAAATCGACTGGCGCAGTACGTTCAAATGTAGACGCCGCTTCATCATTGATTTCTATAGGTTGAAATGCATAATATTCACCTTTGTTAATTAAATAACCACGACGACCATACTTATCCAATAAATATTCGCTTTTATCCTCAATAAACTGGGTTATAGTATAATAAATTTGTTCTTTGGGATAAACTTTTACTGCATTAATAAAGTTCTCAATTTGTGACCATTTATAAACGGATTGTTCGCGGAACATCTCACGAATTCTTTTTATAATCATTTCATAATTCGTCTTTACAAATTCTTCTCCGTAGGTATCTTTTATAATATCAGTATCGCTATTTATTTCTTGATTTGGAGAACATGTAAAAGAGCAATTATCCATATAATCACATACATTAGTGAATGGTTTGTCTCCAATTTGATAATCTACTGTTTTTTTACTAGCTAAATTTATCTTTGTGTTCGCGTTCTCTGCTATGGCAAGAAATTTCTCTACAGTGAAATTTGTTTGTCCTATATTCAACAAACAATCTACTGCTGTTTCTTTTAGTAATCTAGTAACTTGCCCAATTTGTTTTGTCTTCTTCTCGGCTAGTCGATAAACGTATAAATCAGCTGGTTCTATGTCATTTTTAGGTTGTGTTCCGTGCAAATAAATTTCAACGTTTCTCTCTTCGAATGGTAAAGAGCAATGGCTCAAATTGCGAACGCCGCGACCCACAATTTGCTCTATGCGATTCATATTATACCAAGGCTCCAAAATATGTATTTGTCGAATACATTTAAAATCTAATCCCTCAGATGCCGCTTTTGAAATTAAAATAACTTTTACTAGGCTTCCGTCGCTATTTTCGGGACTAGTAATATATTTCATGTCTTCGCCATTGTTTGGGGAAAAATATTTATCTCCCGTAATCATTACGTATTTTGCTGGTTTAAACGACTCAGTATATTCGCTCCTTGGTAATAATGATAGCGCATCAACTGGCTCAGTTGGAGGTGTTTTAAATAAATTCCTTGTATGTTGCGCTGTTCCAAAACGACTAAATCCCAATTCCTCTAGAGCTAGTGCTAATGGCACAGCTCCTCCGTCAATATATTGCGAATATACTAATATGATACCGTTTGAATTCATAATACAATTGCATATTTTGGATATTTTACTACTGTAATTACTTATTTTGTCAGATGAAAATATAGGCCCGTACGATTCAAGAACGTTTGGTTTATATTCAAAATCATAACGCAGTGGTGGTCCTTCAGATGTTTTATAATTTACGATTTGTGATAAACCCCGTTTCCCAATCATATCGTCAATAATTAATTTTCCTTCTTCACTAGATATTTCGGGTTGGTTTATTTTTAAAGCATTTGCTTCGGAACCTTGTTCGGCTTCTTTTTGTAAAATGATAGCATCTAGTCGAGTATTAGGATAAACAATATTTAATGCTTCAAGTGGCACTAACAATAAAGTATATCCAAAACTTTCCATGTTCTCAAAAGAAGGCATATTTATTTCTAATCCATAGGCGTTTGTTTTATTGAAAGATTTCGTCATTAAATAATTCATAATAAATTCATATCCATAACCTTGATATTGTCCAATTTGGCTAATGTAGACTGGCGTGGATTGAATAGGAATTTCGATTGGCTTATTGTTCATTTGAACTCTAGGGTATGTAATTTCACTGATTAAACTCTCTGGTGCAAACATATCAGGATATGCACGAATCGGAAAAGTATATGGATTTTCACCACGCACATAGGAAACATAGCCAGTCAGTTTTCTCACCAAAATGTCTCTTCCTCCCTCAATAATACGTCCATCATCAAGCTTTTTTTCCTCTTTAAAATTACCCTCTTTGTCAAATATATCGTTTACTGACACAGTAGCTCGTTTATCATTTAAATTAATAAGATTTAATAACCATACTATTTCCTTATAAGAATTATACATGGGTGTTGCTGAAAGTAATAAAAGGCGCATATTATCAGAATGTCTAGCTACTGTCATCAATAATTCTGCTGTGCGCTTCTCTTTATTTTCATCCGTGATACGTATATTATGAACCTCGTCAATAATGATGAGACGATTATTAAAATTCTTTTTTATTTTTTTAATTTCAATTGCTTTTTTCTCTTTTTGGGTGAACCCATTATCCTGCGAAATATTTGTAACCTTGCTAATATAATTTGCTAGTTCTCCGTATCCCATAAATACATAATATTGATGAATAAGACCGTTTATTTCAGAAACTACGCGTTCTCGTGTGAGTCCCTTTAAACTAGTTGGATTGATTTCACGTAATAGCAAATTACCAACACAAGTATCCAAATTCCATAAGCCGTTGATTTCTTTTAGTTTCTTATCATTAAATAATTGTGTACGGAAATTTACCTGTACATTTGGAGAAGCGACAATCATGATTTTTTGTGTTACACCTACTTGTTTTAGATAAGCGCGCATTTCTTCAGCAACACCAATTGCGCTGCATGTTTTGCCTGTACCCAAAGAGTGATATAATAATAAACTATTATAAGGTGTTTGGAACGAAAGGAAATTTTTCACAAATAGTTGATGTGGCATAAGTTCAAACTCGGCATTACACATGATTTCAGCCTGTTTTTTGACATCATAAATGGTACCATCATATTTAGTATCATTAAATTCCTTACGCTTTGCGATTTTAATATTAAAATTGGGGTCATTCAAATGAGGATACAAAAAGTCGTATTCTACATTTTCTTTGTTTGCCTCAAATTCTTTTCGCTCTTTTTCTAATAAAGGGTTTCTAGTTTCTGTTTGATACAAAGATGTCTCCTCAACTACTGGTTCTGCTTCTGATGGTGGTTCTGATGGAGAACTTATTTCATTGGTCGCTGGCGTAAAAATAGGCTCACTTATTGGTTTTGCTACAGTAAGTTCTATTGTGGGTTCCTCTTTTATGGGTTCTTCTGCCTTAAATTTTGGTTTTATTTTTTTATAAACAGGTTCGCAAGTGCCAGTCTCTTTGTTTTTTTGTTGTCCTTCTATACAATTTTCTTCGAATGGTTCAGGGGGTGCATTTTCTACCGGTTCATTAGGACTAAAAGCACGAATAATTGATTCAAAAAAAGGTACAGTCTCTTTTACTATAACTGGCTCTACATCCAACGCACCTTCTTTTATCGGAGCAACGGGCTCTTGTTTTAATATACTATTACTAACTGATTTCGACTTTGGTTCTTCTGTTGATGGGAAATATCGAGCATAATATTCATGATAATATAAATTAATAAAATCCTTTATTCCCAATAAGCGATTCGTTTTACCTTTATCTGCGTATTCAATACCTGTCATAAGTTCGGAATTGTGTCTCATTTTTCTACCAGCTATTTTATTTCCGCGATATGTGCCAGACGTATTTGTATGATTTGTTCTAAATTTTTCTATTCCAGTTATTTCCGCAAAGATATAAGATAGTGCACGGCGGTCAATCTTTTTGTTATTAATAAAAACTTGATACATTTCCGATACCTTACCTGTGGTTTTTGTTCTCCCTGTTTCTTTTGGTTCAGTAACACGAACAGCATCATTACCATCACGAATACCAATAAGTATTTCCTTTATTAAATCAACCGCCCTTTGTCTTTCTTTTGTTTCTTCTGATTCGTTTAAAGTAGGCAAATCATTTATGCCGCCGACATGTCTATATGTTTTATTTTTATGATTATGATTTCTATATTTTTTTGAATACATTATATATAAAATGTAATATATTTTCGAATGGTTAAATTTACTTATTAGTCCATTGAACATTCAAATTGTCCAATTTTTGGTAATTCACCAGTAAAATGACTACGTTACCATAAAACTTATTTATGATAGATATAGATTAACAAAAAACACACTATAATAAACACTGCATATAACAAATGTTTTTTCAAATGCAGTGTTTCCGTAATCTTCGTTATTCTGGGTTTATATTCCGATTTATATTTATCTAAAGCCACAGCTAATGACAATTCTTCCTTTCCTAATAATGCATTAATTTTATTATGCATAAAAATTGTCCACCTTAGAAATGATTCTCGACTATCCAGATATGGAGTAACCGGATATTTATCTAATAACCGACTAAATTTATCGCCTATTTCACCGTCGGGTATAAATAAAGGAAAATTTTGAATTAAATCATAATATTTACGTTTTGTCACTTGATTTGGCCATAATGGATACGACTCAGCTACCGTGTGTAAAAAAAACCAATAGTGAGGCCCCCAAACATCAGGACTAAACTTCATTCAATATAATAAATATATAAAGATTGTTTATAATAATATTATAACGATAAAGCAAATATAAAATGAATGATAATTATTGCAATAATTGCGGAAAATCTGGGCATGTATTTCATCAATGTAAAATGCCAATCACTAGTATTGGAATAATAGTGTTTCGATGTAAACAAGATGAAATAGAATATTTAATGATTTGTAGAAAAGACACACTTGGATTCATTGATTTTATGCGCGGTAAATATTCGGTTTATAATAAACCATACGTATTAAACATGATGAAACAAATGACTGATTATGAAAAGGAATGTTTAAACTCACTTGATTTTAATGAATTATGGAAGCATATTTGGGGTAATGAAGAAATATCAAATCAATACAAAATCGAGGAGGTGATATCCAGAGAAAAATTCACATCACTCAAAAACGGAATATTAAATAAAAATGATTTTTATACACTCCATGATATTATTGAAGAGAGTAATTCATACGACAAATGGAGTGAACCCGAATGGGGTTTCCCAAAGGGTCGACGTAATTATCAAGAAAAAGATATTGAATGTGCTTTACGGGAATTCGAAGAGGAAACTGGCTTTAAATCTATAAAATTTATTGAAAATCTATTACCCTACGAGGAGATTTTTACTGGTTCTAACTTTAAATCCTATAAACACAAATATTTTATAGGGTATATGGAACATTCAGACACACTTACTATTGGAAATTTCGAGAGGTCGGAAGTAAGTAAAATGGAATGGCTTAGTTATGATAAATGTCTTGAACGTATAAGACCCTATAATTTAGAAAAAAAAAGAACCCTTTTAAACATTCATTCTACATTAACCAAATATAAACTCCTATAATTTTCTCACATAATTATAATGAGGTTTGAAATACTTTTAATCGCAATAACAGCATTTGTTGTAGCCAACATATATACGGAAGGCAAATATATAAAAACTTTATATTCGTGGAAAAAATATTACCAAATGGCCGGGGTTGTTTTTGGTGCGCTTATGATTTATTGGTTAATAAAAAAAAATCCTGCACAGGCAGGACAAATATTGAATGCATCAAATGATTATGTAAAATATTTACCTGTTGATAAAAATACGAGTAGTATAATATCTCCAATTTTGGACTTTACATCAAGACAGCAATTTTCAGACAATGGAACATCATATGGCGGACAACCAATCATCGACCCAAGGCAAAAATCATCCGAAACCAAATTAATGGCATCTGGGAAAGGAAGCACAAAACGTTCTGTAAGTGAAACAAAAAAGAAATTCGTAGCATCAAATCAAAATTGGCAATGTGGAAACTGTGGAAAACAATTAAATGCATGGTTTGAAGTAGACCATAAAATAAGATTGGAATATGGAGGCACAAATCATGTAGACAATTTAGTCGCTTTATGTAGAGAGTGTCATGGCGAAAAAACGGCTATGGAAAATTTATAATGTATAATATATAAAGGTAATTATGAATACACCATCTACAACATCTAATTCATATATGGCTTACGGATTATATTTTTTTGGATATCTAATAATATTAATATCTGTGGTACTATACTTTGGATATACTGATAATTCGAAAGCATTTAATTACTCTACGTTAGGATTTTTGATATTAACGCTTGTTATTTTGATTGTAACGTTTTATTACTTTTATCCATTCATGAAAAATAAAAGTGTAGATATGAGCCTAACCATTATAATGGCAGCGTTGATAACTTTTGCGTCAACAATATCATGGGTTTTTTTGACAATTGACCAAAATAATCTAGAGAAATTAGGTGTGGTGTTTTTGTTCATATTTGTAGCGTTACTCATCGTTGGACTAGCTATGATTTTTTATATTTTTGGTGATTTTTTAAAACAAAGACGTGGTATAAGTGGGCTTATTATTAATTTTATATTTTATATTCCCTGTATTTTATTAGACTTAATTGAATTCATAAAACGCGAAATGCATCTCACGACGAAAACTGAATATATTCTATTGCTATCAGAACTAGTATTAATCATAGGATATTTCTTTGCTATACCTTTAATCAACTCGACTCTTGCCTCTGTAACCGTTTATTTATTAAAAAAACCGGTTTTTTTAAATAAACAAACCGTCTTATTAAAAGATACCAATTCACTTGCTATTCAGAAGGACACCAATTTGTCTTATGATATTGATGCGAATATATATAATATGACTTATGCACCAAACACTTCTGCTGGTCCTAAACAATATGAGCCAGTCGATATATCAGCTCATTTATATAGCTCTAATTTTGCAATTTCAATGTGGATATATTTGAACGTACAGACCAGAGAATTTTCGGTTGACCAAAAAGGAAATTCTTATGAAGCAAATATATTTTCATACGGTACAGGAAAACCACGAATCAATTATACTAATGACATAAATGATGCTAATCATAGAGACAAATATAATTTTTATTTCACAGATTCAGCGACAACGCCAAATTATCAAATGACTTTACCAAACCAAAAATGGAACAATGTGGTATTTAATTATTCGGCGAATAAAGTTGATTTGTTTATTAACGGTAATTTAGAGACCACCTTTCATTTTGACGGAACAAATAAATATCCTCATTACAATGAAACTGACAATATTACGGTTGGCCAAAATAGTAAAGGATTACTCGGCGCAATATGTAACGTAGTTTACTATAAAACTAATTTAATGAATAATCAAATAGTAAATGATTATAATTTTTTAATGTTGAAGAATCCACCGGTTGCTCAAATATAGTTTACGCATAGATTCGTTTTCTTTTATTTCTTCGTTGGTTTAAATTAATTTGTTCCGTTATTTTATATATAAATGAGTATTACAGTTATCGCTTTAGGAATTTTATTATTGGTATTAATATATGTTTTGTATTTATATTTAACTCCGAATTATGTATCTTTAATTAACTCCGCATCATTACTGTCAAATACACCCCCCCTGACAGGAATAGATATGCCTAATTCACCAAGATACGCTTATGGACTTTGGTTATACGTCAATTCTTGGAATAATACTTCTGAAAATAAATACATTTTTACGCGAAACAATAATATTCAACTTTATTTAGATAAGACGCAATTGAATCTTTACCTCGATGTTTATATGAATACTGGAACCGGAGTTGGTGCGTGGTTGTCTTCGATTAAGGCGCCCATTTTAATTACAGATAATTATCCTATTCAGAAATGGTGTTATATTGTAATAAGCGTAGATAGCGCATTTATAGACTGTTATTTAGACGGAAAATTAATATTATCGCAAAAAACTTATCTCCCTAATCCTAATAGTGGTTCTGCTCTAACCAACGTTTATCCTGCTATGCCACCTGATATTGGTCAAAGTTCCAGTGTAAATAGTGGAAATAGTATGGGTAGTGGAGCAAATATTATTTTAGGAGGAACAGATAGCGGTGGTGTTTCACAGCCAACCTATACTAATTTTGACGCAGCAGTAAATAAATTTATGCGTTGGTCTACCCCTGTAAATCCACAAATCGTTTGGGATACATACATAGCTGGAAATGGTTCATCTAATGGTATAATGTCGAGTTTTTCTTCTTATAACGCCAAATTAGATATATTGAAAAATCATGCTGCTTATACATCATTTTCTTTATTTTAGTAATTTTTATTGAATAGTTATATGTTACTAATATATAACTATGAACCAAGAACCCGTAATTAATCAAACTAATAATATATTAAATCAGGGTATTCAGGGAGTATCGGACGCAATTAGCAGTGTCAAAAATCAGGTTTCTGCTGCTTTTAATGATTTTTCTAGTCAACCAAATGCATCTAGCGAATTTAGTTATTCTAACACCATTATAGCTAAGTTTGCATTTTTACTATTGGTTATTATATTGTTTATGTATTTTATAAATTTAGGCATAAATTTGATATCATATTATATCTCTCCGGGTAGTAATCCTTATTTAATTCGTGGTATTCAACAAGGCACTTTTCCTTTACAGATACCCCAGAATCCCAATGCAACGGGCTCGATTACATTGATGCGGTCTAATAACGAATCAACTGGTGCTGAATTCACTTGGTCTATTTGGTTATATATTGATGATTTGACTTTGTCGAATTCCAAATCTTATCAACATATTTTCAACAAAGGTGATGCTCCTTCTAGTGCAAATAATGGTATTTCGTTAGTTAATAATGCTCCCGGTCTTTATTTAGGTAATGGGGGCGACAATTCTAAGCCTATTAATACATTACATATCATTATGGATACAGTTGGTGTCGCGGTAAAGTCTAATAATAATAATTCGACTACACCAACTTCTAGCGGAATGAAGAATGAGACATTAAATAATGGATTCATGAACCCATCTCCTGGTACAATCGATATTCCCAACGTTCCTCTTAAAAAATGGTTTCATGTCGCAATACGTTTAGAGAATTCAATTTTGGACGTCTATGTCAACGGAACCATAGATCAACGCCAAATTTTAAGTAACGTTCCAAAACAGAATTATTTTGATGTTTTTGTTTGTCAAAATGGTGGGTTTCAAGGAAGTTTATCAGATTTGCGCTATTTCAATAGTGCGCTAAATGTATTTCAAATCAACACTATTGTATCCAAGGGACCTAATATGGAAACTAGTAGTCAGTATGCAACTGAAACCCGATTAAAAGATTATCATTATTTATCATCTTTGTGGTACCCAATTTAATGGACAAAAATAATATACATCGAATATGTATATTATTAAATGGCAAATATAGATTTATCCTTAGGTATCATATGTGCACAGCTAAAAAAAAAACGGTCATTTGCAAGTATATTAGCTCTTAACCTTCCTGTTCGATATACGCCTACCAATCCATATCTTCAATATCCGCAGTACAAAAAATTCGATTTTGATATGCGCAGAAAAGCTGAAATCTTACAATACAAAAAAAGTTCTAGTCAGTCTAATCCAACTCTAACAAAAGCACAACAATATTCAAAATTGGTGAATGCAGCTGGTACTTCTAACGGTAAATTTAACAATACTATTTTATATCAAAGTGATGCTTCTGGTAATGTTACTACAATTGTAGTAAAGTATCCGGATACATATAGCGTATCTCAAGTAATAGCTGGTTATGACCCGTTCGATAATCCACGTTATATTGATGTATATAATATTATTCCCGGAAGAAGATTACAGCCTTGCCCTGATAATTATCCGACCCCTACTAGTTCATCAGGAGTTCCGGGACCTATTATGAATTTATATTACGATGCAAATGTGCCACTTGTATATTACAACACCAATTTCCAGTCCTATGGAATAACTAATCCAAATAATAAAGACCCTTGGAATGTTGTGACAAATAATGATATCTTCTTTTCTGATACAATATCAAATTTATTTATGAATTTGATTATTAATAATGCTATCAATAAATATGCTTATAGTTATACGATTCAAACGCCAATTAGTATTTATTTTACAGCAACAGTTAATAGTGACATTCCTGACGGCCTTATAAATTTACCAAACAATGCAATAAATATTGACACAATCAATGTTTTTACTTATTATAACGGTAAACAAATCACTTATCAAACACAACCTATTATTAGTTTGAATAATGATGAAACTATACAATTTGATATTGCATTAAATAAACGCTTTGTATCACAGCAGTCATATAATGATAAAGGATTATTGGTTGATACATCATATTATAATAATACAATTACCGGAAGATACTTTTTAGGTAATCTGAAAATTTCTGGTTTATACTTACTTACCTCGCCCAGTTATATTTATGATATTAAACTTAATTTTTTTATGAATATAAATATGAATGCTCTTTTTTATAGTTATTTCAGTAACATGACGGTTGGTGTATATTGTAATGTAAGTTCGGATTATTATTCTACCGTAGCTAAAAATATTACTCTTCGCAATAATACGACATATCAATTACAATCGTTTGCTTTCTCTGGCTCATGAATTTCTATAAACATATTAAAAAAATCATTAGAATAACTTTTCAAATCATAATTAAGCTCATCGACTTTATTGATTATTGTATAAGCCATATATTCAAGCTGATTTAAATACTCTTTTGCAAGATTAATATATATTTCATAAATGAGAGTATCGTGTTTTTTTATTTTTGAAAAAAATGTAAAGAACTCAGTAGGTCTAAGCATAAAAACATTGTTTTGTTCTTTTCTTATAGTATAAAAACTTAATTCAATTGCGTTTAACATGGCTACGATTTCTTTAAAAACAGTGTTAATCTTTTGATTATATGGAACATCCGACGAAATTATATCTCGTAACGTTCTTAAATATAAAATTACATTTTGGTCAAATTCAAATTCTTCACCATTGATGCTATAGACACCTATCGTCCTTTTTTGAAGTTGTATATTTAAAAACTTATGCTTGGCTGATTTAAATTCATCAGAGCACGTCGTTTTGTTTTCGCAAATCGTGTAAATATATTCCAAAGTTTTATGATTTGGAGAAAAATTCATTATTGATATAATGAATTTTTTTGTTTATATTTGTTTGTAAAGCATTTATTTCTGTATGGGATTCGAAGATACTAATGTTTCAACGTTTGTTTCAATATATGGCGAAGTATTTAAAAATGTATCAAAATTTTCTTTTTTAGTCTGTTGCATTATTATTTCACCTGCGTCTTTTCCTGAATCCCCGACTACTTCTATTCCTACTTTTGCTACATTTTCAGCCTCTGATGCAGTATATTTTATAGCGGAGCCAAAGCTATAGCCAAACATATCTAAAACGTTACGAAAAATAGGAGCAAATATATCTATTATAGAGTCAATTATTCTACTACCCATACCCAATACATTTATTCCTAAAAGAGAAAGAATAAACAGCCCTAAAAGCATGATAATAATTGTATTCTTATATTCAACAGTACTAGAATCTTCGCAAGTTGTAAATATTTTTTTTGGTTGGGTTTCCATTTTACTATATCATATTATTTTTATAATGGCGAATGTTCGTTTAAATATAAAATATAATTTATATACTGATTTTAATGGGTATCTTTAACTACATCGACACGTTTTTTTTTATTAGTTTAGGAATAACTTTCATTTTAATATTACTGCTCGTGTTTCATTTTAAGCAGCGCATATCGGATATTGAGGAAAAAAGTGAAACCATGTTTTTAATTATAAATGATATAGTAAAGGAGCTCTCGTCCGTAAAACAAAATTGTTGTATCCAGTTAAGTGATAACAAACCAATTAATTTATGTTGTATGCCTCCTGTTAATGTAATGAGACAAGAAAAAATTATTGTTTCTGACGAGGAGCTAGACGATGATGAGGATGATGATGATGATGATGATGATGATTATGATGAGGATGATGATGAGGATGATGAAAATCCACCACCCTTAAATATTACCGAAGACCCTAATTTGAAAATCATAACTGTCGATATTGATGAAACTGTTCAGTTGTTAGATAATGAAGAACAAGAAACGGTAAATATTGAAACAGTAAATTTACTTGTAGAAAAAATAGAAGGCGAAAGTGAAACCGTTATAAATGAACCAACACTGGATACATCCAAAGATATTTATCGGAAAATGACCTTACCTGCTCTCAAAGCTTGTGTAATTACGAAGGGGCTTTCTACTGACCCCAGTAAAATGAAGAAGAATGAATTGTTAAAATTATTAGAAGCGAATGAAGAGTAAATAAAAAATATAATCGTATATTATAAATGTCTTATTCTTCATTTAATCAAGCAGAATGTGTCAAGAGCGCGTTTCCAACTATAAAAGAAACTGTTCCAAAATCATCTTTAGGCTATAATACAAATAATAAATATCCTGAATTTCCGCCGTTGATGGCTGACGGAAGAGCAGTTACTGCATCTTACCAACCTGAGTCGGTTATTAATAATGATATTATTATGCAGAATAATATAAAGTCGAATTGGGAATATAGACAATATTTAATCAAAAATGCTGAGAAAATATTAGAGCAAAATTTCCGTGATGCGTGTAACGACTCTGGAAGCTATGTAAAATCGTACGAAATTCATAATAGTGCAAACGTATTAAAGGACCCCATGTCTAGCCCTCATATTTATGGCGCTACGAATATGAACGAAAGTCCTTTTGGTTATAGTTCAAGTGACCTTAAAACTAATTATTTATCACGAGAACAATTGACAGAATCAAAGGGGGTCAATGAATCGTTAGCTTAATTAAAATAAAATAAATTCATATCAAAAGTAATGAAACTCCTTAGTTTTGATATTGGTATTAAAAATATGGCCCTATGCTGTTTTGATATTTCTGGGCAAGATGTTACAATTCTCGATTGGACAGTTCTTAATTTGTTAGAAGAAGAAGCACCAAAGCAGTTTTGTAGTTGTTTGCTGAAACCCAAGAAAGGCACAGTCACTTCATGTAATAAAATAGCCAAATACCGGAAAAATGAGACTCTATATTGTGAAAAACACGCCAACTCGAATAAGGACTATTTGATTCCTTTCAAAGAATGTTCTCAAACATCGCTAAAAAAATTAAAGGTTGATGAACTAAAGGTTGTTTGTAATAAATATGCAGTTCCCTCTAATTTATCCACTAAAAAGGCAATATTAGAAACCCTCGATAATTATTTTGCGCGAATGTGTTACGAACCAATACAAATAAAGAAACGTGTCGGGGCAGGTGATACTGATTTAGTAACCATTGGTAAAAATATGAAAAAGTTATTTGACGAAATCGAGAACATTCAACTACCTGATATTGTCATAATCGAGAACCAAATATCACCTATTGCAAATCGTATGAAAACTATACAGGGTATGGTTGCGCAGTATTTTATTATGAAAGATTCGGATGTACAAATAGATTTTGTATCCTCTGCTAACAAACTAAAGGACTTTAAGCCATTAGAAAACACACTTCGCTGTGAACCTGATGAAAAAACTTACCAAAAAAATAAGAAAAATGGTGTAGAATATTGTTTTGAAATATTAAATTCGAGAACATCATTTGATACATGGAAACATGTATTAAACACAAAAAAAAAGGACGATTTGGCAGATTGTTTTCTACAAGGTATTTGGTTTATGAACAATAAATTGAATATTATGCGGAGAACTTAAAAATAAATATTGTAATATTAACATAATGGAAGTCATAGATATTGGATTGAATGATTTAGAACCTATTTCTTTAAGTTTTAACGACGGCCCTCCTTCAAAAGCTGTAAATTTTGGGCCAGGAATAGAGTTACTAATGAATGATAAAAAAAAATCACCGTCAAGCGGTGGTGTAGATTTAGGAGATTTGAATAATTTAGAAAATGAGCTCAATGAATTATCCGGTGCTAGTGAGTCTAACAAATCAACTGGTGAGTCTAAGACACTTAGTGGTTTTGCATCTAATCTTTTTGGTTTTGGCGGTCCTGATAGTAAACCAGAAAATAATGATTCGAAGTTGGGCTCAGCTACTTCGGAGAACGCCGGAAATACTAAAACTTGGGACGGATTTTCGAAATTAAACGAGGTACCTTTAAACGATGAGCCCCGTGCTTCCGCAAAGTTAAATGATAGAGAGAAGCGTAGAAAAAAGCGTGCAATGATTAAAAAGTTAGAAGAGTGGCATGAAAAGGGCTTGATTAAGCATAGTTCTCATTTTAACATGGATTCAAATTTTGAAGAGGTAGAAGATGAATATGAAACTGCACTAGAGGATAAGCGTAAAAAGGATAGCGTAAAATTACAAGGTTGGTGGTTTATGACCTTTGTTAATTCAGTAGAGTACGCCAATGCCGCCTTCAATCCTTTTGATATTAATCTGGATGGCTGGGGTGAACAGGTCAACGAAGATATCGATAGTTATGAGGAGATTTTTTCTGAATTACACGAGAAATACAAGGGTGGTAAGTTAGCGCCAGAGCTTTCACTACTTCTACGTCTTGGATTTAGTGCGGCTGTAGTAAATTTCACAAACAAAGCATTATCTACAAGTGTACCTGGATTTAATGATGTGATTCGTCAAAGCCCTGAGCTTATGAAGGCATTTACTAGCGCGACGGTAAATTCTATGAGTCAACAATCACCCGGTTTTGCATTTGCTAACAATTTGATGCAAGAGCAGGCTAATCGTCCACGCGGTCCACCACCTCCTCCTCCAGTTGAAACAAAGTTTCAATCTCCCACTCCTAGACCTAATATGACATTTACTGAAGCCCCGGGTAATCGTCAAGATATTAATGCCGCTAGAGGCGCAATGTTTAGAGAGCAGGGTGTTGAAATTAATAATTTCAAAGGATTAAATGAGCAAAATGAACCCATGCGTGCTCCGCCAATTCAACCAATAAGTAGGCCCGAGATGAGAGGACCCCAAAATACCGATATTGACAATATTTTATCTGGTCTCAAACCACGAACAGTTGATATTCGCGACGAAGAAAACGAGTCGACAATTTCTCTTAGTTCACTAAAGGATATGGAAAATAATACTATGCCCAAAAAGTCACGTAGAAAACCTCGTTCTGATAAAAATACTGTTTCGTTAGACATTTGATAATAATATTTAAAACAATGATTTAAATATTAGTTTATGATTTTAATATAATGTTTGCGTTCTTTAATTCTATCAGTCAAACTATTGAGATATTGAAAACCATTTGTATAGCATACATTAAGATTGGTTCTCAAAAAGTTGTTCAATATGCCAAAAATTTCGATGCCGAACACGAAGCGTTCCGGGCCTGCTTTTGTGTAAATATGTGTAAAGTATTTGTTCAAAATAAACTTGTTTATTTGTACAATCATAATAAGTTCGTTAATAAATATGTTGATTTGGCTGATTATGGTGCCAATTTTTTATATGCGATTCTACAATACCGTAGAATAGAACCCAATGTCAAGTCGTGGACATGCGTATCTGCTTTGGTAAAGTACTATTATACATATAATAAATATGTTTATACATACAATGAAGTTTACAACTCCAATTCACTCATTAATTTGGAGGATTATAAGGAGTCATTACAAACCGTTAAAGAGATAGTAAAATCGGATAATGCTATTGCGGAATGTTTAATAACAATTAAAATTGATGGAAAATACGTACATAGATTATGTAATCCATCTACAATATTAAACGATTCTTATATAACAAATATACTTTTAGAACCATCTAATGTTAGATTCTTAAGTATAGAATATCATGCTTCTGATTGTTCGTATGCTCAAGTTCTCGAAATTGATAAGAATGAATTGTTAATTAATAATGAAATTCTATCGGCTTCATATATTAAGCGCGCGCTTGAATATCAAATTCCTTATCATAGGTTTAATAATAAATATACCATTTTATTGATGGATAATAATTTAAAGACGGTCTCATTGAGAGAGGGAGAATATATAGTATTACATAAAAATTATTATTCTATTATGGGTGAAGAAGGATTACGTGAAAATATAATTCAAGAATAACTTGCGAATGAATAAGATAAAATGATTTAAAAACTATTGGCGATAAAGTAATACGGTAGCATCCCCTCGCATGGAAACATTGAGCGTATCAAAGCCACTAAATTGTTTGAATGATAAATGGGATTTATATTACCATTTACCACACGATAAAAATTGGGATTTGTCGGGTTATACGTCGATTATGAAATCCATTGATACGGTTGAGAAGGTAGTTTCATTAAATGAAACTATTACGGAACACGTGGTTAAGAATTGTATGTTCTTTGTTATGCGTAATGGTATTACGCCCATGTGGGAGGATGCTAGGAATCGCAACGGTGGTTGCTTTTCTTATAAAGTAATTAATAAGCAAGTAGGAGAAGTGTGGAAAAACCTGTTTTATATGTTATGTGGTGAAAATTTATGCATAAAAGAAGAGCTTAATAAGCATATTAATGGTATCACAATATCTCCAAAGAAGAATTTTTGTATTATAAAAATATGGTTAGATATTTCGACTTATCAAGACCCAAATATAATTAATGACGTACCTAATTTATCAAAAAATGGTTGTTTATTCAAAAAACATGAACCAGAATTTTAATATATTTTATTTTTATAAAATATATGAAGAAGAAAGTTATTTATGCGATTGTTGCGATAGTGATTGTTTTAGTAATTTCGTACTATAGTCTTAAATATAAGGAAGGAGTTTATATGAGTCAAAATAAGGCCCCTGTTGATAATAAGGCTCCTCCTCCTAAAAAAGATGACCCTGCGTGTTTTTTAGGAGATTCGGTTATTTATCTAGAGAACGGAGAAACTAAACAAATACAAGATGCGAAATTGGGCGACAAAATATTATCTTTTAACATGAGAAAAAACATTTATGTATATTCACCTATCATTGCAGTTGCTCATGAAAAGAATAAACAAGTCGCAGATTTTATTGATATAAAAACGTCACGCAAAAATAGAGTAAAAATGACCAAATCACATTTATTGCCAGTTTTACAGAAGTCCGCCGAAGCATTCAAACTTATAACTGCAGATAAAGTTGATGTTGGTGATATTATAATAAGTAAAGATGGTAATGATATAGTTGAATCGATAACGACTATAGAGTTGGAGGGAGTTTATACTGTGGTGACCAAAGAAGAGTATATAGTGGTTGATAATATTGTTGCATCACCATTTTTTGAAAACTTTCATATGCTTGGTAATATTTACTATTCTTTATTTAGAGCCTTATATAATATCAATCCCAATATTATAAAATCAAATATGTATCAAAAATTCAACGAGTTTAGTCACGCATTTTATTTACATGCCTATACTAGTCTTTTGGATTAACTAAATAATACCCGTGATATCCAAGAGACGCGAATGCTAACATCAAGATGATTTCAAAAACCTTTCTCTGAGTTTCATTCTTTTTCAAGCCAATATATACCAACAAAGGTCCTACAATGATAATATGGATATAATTTATCCAGGCATCCTTTTTAAATATGGATTTATAAATATGATATCCAATAATAAAGGCGCCAGTCCCTAAAATAATCGGATATAAGAAGTCCGGCATTTTGGATTGTATAATACCGATGTACCCTAAAAAGGTCGAAAATAGTAGAATATGAGCCAAATGAACAAAAAAATCTTTCATTATGTTATATACAATGAAAAATTTTCATTATCACAATACCGAAAAATGCGTACGTGCCGGAAAACATATTACGCGAAAAGTTGTTGTAAAAAAGGGGAAAGGTTATAAATCTATAACTATTAAAAGAGGCGGAAAACGCAACCGTACAGTAAAGAAAATGCTTAATAAAGACGAAATAGAAAAAATCAGAAAAGGTAAATTTATTAAAGGGCTGTTTAAAGATTGCAAATCTGGCAATTGTTAAGCGAATTTAGCAATCTTTTCTTCATCTGATATAAAATGGCTGGTAAAACACGCTCTAATCGTTAAGCAAATAACAAAACAATGAAAATGCATTATGAATGCTGCGATGCTACATTTGTGGGTATTCATTTTTGGTTTAAATCTATGTTTGAAGAGCTAGGTTGGATGGTATTAGCTAAAGAACGTGGAATGACTGATAAAATTATGACGTATAAACATTCAGTTAGTCACTTAAAACAAGCTATAGAGAGGCGTCTCAAAAATACGCGTGACCATGACCGTAAAGAAGACTTAAAAATTATGTATGAAAATGTATGTGTATTGTGTGAACATATAGAGAAAGATTTTTCATAAAAATATGTATAAAAATATATATATATTTTTATTATTATGAAACGTGTAAAATTTAGTTTAATTCGTGATGTTGTAATTATTCCAAATAAAGATGATTCTTATTATGATGGACTCAAAGAAGTATTATGGTGGTCCCCTGATGAAACAGCGAATATCCAAAAAGTAGCAAATCAAGAATATTATAAGACTATTCAATTTAATCGTAAAAAAAACCGTCGTCTTTTATTTAAGACGATGTGGTACGAAATAGATTTTGATAAAATCTATGAATTAATGGAGACCTATAAATTAACACATAAAATTGAATTAAAGAAACTTTGTGAATTATATATCATTAAACCGTAAATGAAAAAGGTCCAGAAATATTTTCAGGGTGTCCAGCGTCCTATTACTTATTCCGTTGGAGAAAACGCGGAAGATAATGAAGACATTATTGATATGGCACACATTGACGATGTTTGGTTTCATGGGCAGGGATTCTCTTCGTGTCACGTAATCGCAGATATTAATGGACTCAAATTAGATAAAAAACAAAAGCGGCAAATTATTACGCAAGGAGCCCTATTATGTAAACAAAACTGTAAATATTCTTATATGTCAGATTTGGCAATTATTTATACTGAGGTTAAAAATGTACAAAAGACAAATATTAAGGGAACTGTTCGTACCAAAGAACGAGTAAAGGTCCGTATAGTTTAATAAAACAGATAATGAGATAATTTATTTTTTATACACAAATAATCTATCATCACCACGACCATTTACGTTACTCAAATCGACGTGTTCAAATTTAGATAAAAAATTCGCGGGATATTTATTATTCGCAATATGCTCGGGATAAATATCTTCAATCACATAAACACCACCCTCATTAAGTTGTTCAGATAATAAATCGAATGAGCCAATTTGGTCTGCTGCTTGATGAGAACCATCGTCAATTATTATATCGAATTTTATGTCCTTAAGAATTTCCTTTATTTTAGGGTCCGTTTGCGAAATCTGTATTTTAAAAATATTTTCTCGGTTTAAATCGACCTTTAAATTTTTAAAATTCCAATCAATAGTGTATATTTTAGCTGACGGAAACAATTCTTCCCATAATAAAATTGAACCTCCATAATACGTTCCAATCTCTAAAATAGTGAGATTTTCCTTATTCAAATATTTTTCTAACAAATCCGGATAAAACTTGTCATAGCAGTGATGTTTCGCCTTATCACATAAGCAATCCTCTTTTCCATATTCACTTATGACTTTCATGTTACAATATTTATGCATAGCGACGTTAATATCATCCTTCGACAACATTTATAGATTACAAAATTATTTTTTTATATTTTAATTCACGCAATTAATTATTTTGTTAGTTTATCAATAACCACTTCGCGTAGTACATTTTTTACTATTTTATCCATATATTTTTCATCTTCTTCTTGTGTTTGTCCACCTAAAGCTACTAAAGATAAATGTATATATTCCTCGTTTTCTTTAGTGTTTATTCTTGCACAATCAGGATTTTCTTCCTGCCATTTTTGTAATTGATTAAAATTCATTTGCGCCACGCGATTTACTGCCTTTTGTAAGCCTTCTTTTTGGGGCCCATCTTTTTCCCACATATCATTGTTTTTAATATAAACTATTTCACGTTTAAAATCGGTACAATGAAGAGGGCGCTTATGTACATCTATTTGTCTCAAACCATGTAAAATAATACGCGAAATGCCTTCTACATAACCAAGCCTACCCGTTGTCTCAAAATCTTTTACTTGTAGCTGTAATGAATTTACAAAATCAGTTATATTTAGTGCATCTTTACAAGTCTCGTTCAAGAACACATTTAGATTAAAGTGGTTATTTGTAGTATTATTCGAATTCAAATTATTAGTAACGGTTTGATTCTTTGCGAGTTCAAATATCTGTTTTTGTAAATCGTGGTTTTGTTCCATTAATTTGAGAACCATATCATTTGTAACCATACTATTTTGAACTATAGGAATTGGCTCTACGTAACATTTTTTCTTATGCCGCCATAACCCTGACTTGTCTTTATATTCTTTTAAACACTGACTGCATACATGCAGTGGCTGCCGATTTTTTAATTCTGCAATTTGGGATTTTATCAACTTTTGGTCAACTTTGTCAACGTGTTTTTTCGTGTTTTCATGTTTTGTAAAATCCTTTTTGTTTTCAGTTCCATAGCAACATGTGTGACAATAAAATCGTGGTTTTTCGATTATGCTGTGGGGATTTTTCTGGGACATTTTATCCTAAAATAGCAACCGAAAAAATCCCCAAAGACTTAACCGAATTTTTTTAAAAAATTATGCAGCGCACATTTGGCGTATTTTTTTCGCATTTACTGCATTTCAATCACAAACCACTTTTTCCCGAAATTTGAAATCGCCTTTTTCTGGTTTTGGACATTTTTAAAATGTCCATTTTCAAAAAGTTGGCCTATTTCTTTTTCGGGGTTTGTTACGGTATTTTTCACTAATATTTTAATTGTTTAATTGTGATGATATATGTATTGTATTTATAAAATTATATATTTTATAAATAATGAAGACAATTTAAGAAGGAGGAAGGGGCGCCAAACATAGCTTAATTTCGCCTAATGAAGCTACATCGTACTTCACAATAAGAGGCAAATCATTGCCCAAATACATTTCCAAATGACTACATAATGGTGTGCATTTAATAAAATGAGAAAGAGATTTTAGAGAAAATTCGCCTTGAATAATTACAGAAGCATCCGGTTTTTGAATAAACTCCATATTACCATCCGACTCTGAACGAAAAATACGAGAACTTGCAAAATTACCCTCGCAAGAAAACATTAAATCGCTTCCTACTGACTTGATTTCGACACGGTCGCTTACGCCATTCAAATCTCGAATTATCTTTTGGAAATCAGACGTAGGCAAATTAATAACAGTGGAATATTCTACGTCAGGCACAATGAGTTCCTCAGTATCCGGCTCAATAAGTCGCAACTTCTGACTATAACACTGTTTAATATCACCGTTGTCATATTGCAATCCAAGGTGTGAAACAATTCCTTCGTGGTAATCTGATTGCTCAATATACATAGATAGAGTATCATCATTTGACATTGTTGAAATAACCTTAAATAAATGAAGAGTATTTGCACATACGATGATTTTTTCTGGTAAACAATTAAATTGCTCAAATTTGTGAGAATACAAAATTACGTTTACTAATATGGTATGAGTCTTATCGAAATTAATTATTTTAAACCCATTCTTTGTAAATGTAATTGTTGCATCAGTCAAAATGTCCTTGATTGCCGTAATCATATTACGAATAGGTTGAATTTGAACAGTTTTTATAGTTAAAACATTATTCTCTTCGTTCATATTCCAATATTAAAATATCATGCGTATATTTTTATATCGTCTTTGTAGTTATATATTTTATCGGAAAAATTGATTATAATTAAATTGTTACAAGCATTAATAAAAAATGAATGAATCTGAAGAACGAGAACTCGCATTAAATGAATTTTCTAGAGCAATATTTGAACATTTAAAGTATAATTCTACTTATTCGTTTCGCGCAGTCACAATTGATGGTGTTCTGTGTTATCCTGTTATCCATAAACATAGAAAAATTGTGAATTTTGAATGCGTAAACATATATTGCCATGCTAAAGACAAGTGGGGTGATAAAATTAAAGAACACTATTCTGTATATTATAAGAATTATTCAACTATTAGGGACGCCATTTTAACCGTGGAATTTGTGAATAAGTGTTTCCGTATTTATAACGGCGACTTGATGAGCCCTGAAGATTACAAAATGGCAAAAATGGAAGAACAATTTCTTCCTTATAATGAATCACAGGTATGCTGTATTTGTTACGAGAACACGCTAGACACTACACTGTGTGACCATTATTTGTGCTTAAGATGCCGCGAAGTTTGCCTGAATAAGTGTGTTACGGATTGTCCAATGTGTAGAAAACAGGACATAGTTTCCATTTATAATATTGATAACGGTCTCATTAACAATAATGTATATACAGTTTTGAGAGAAGTTATTGAATTCGAAAGAAAACAGGATGCACCGAATAATGATTTTGTTTATTTGTCTTCAAGTGTAGGAGAAGGTGTCTACGCCTTTATAGATAGAATAGGAAATAGAAGGTCTCGAAGCCCAAGTAGCGAAAGTAATTTAAACGAAAATGACCAGGAGTTATCTGAGGTAAGTACAATATATGAAAACGAGGATGAATCAGATGAATTAATGCCGTTTGATTTGAGTGGTTTGTTTGAAGCAGCATTACAAAGTGAGCCAGTAACAATTTAGGAAACTATATATATATGAAATTAAAATACACAATAATCGCAATTTTTTTATCTATTATTGTTGTTACCTTATCATTATTCGCAACAATAAAAACTGATTATATGACTATTATGGATAATGACCCAGGAGAACAACAACCACAATTAAATCCTGGTAATATTGATTATTTAGGATTAAAATTTCATGCTGAGGAGGCATATAAAGAAAAGGGAATGGACCATAGTGACATTAGTCCTAGCCTACCTGTTGCTAAATTTGCGAATAAATATTGTAATGAGTTATCAGAAATTAGTATTTCGTTCTCAAATAAGAAACGGGACTTTTGCTTTATTGGTAATATAGACTCATACAAACCTAGAAGACTATGGGTTTGCGATTTTGCCAAATCTCATTTTAATTCGGAATCTGTCTTTGTTCATACGGGAAGTGATGAAAATTGGGAATCATTGGGCGATTTTGACAGATCACACGAAAAAAAAGGATTTGTTGGTTTTTTGATTGAAACGCGTGACGCAAAATATAGAGAAGTTAAAGAAAACGAGTTTTATTTTAAGACAATGTGTGAAAGTAAATTTATACTCTGTCCGGCAGGTGATGCTCCATGGTCGTTTCGATTTTATGAAACTCTTATGTGTAAGAGTATTCCAATTGTTGAGACGGTCCATCATACATATCGAACTCAGGAAGAGAGAGAATTCGATTATCATTATTTGTTAGCCAATGATTATGATAAAATTAATAAAGTTATGAATAACGAAGCACTATATAATGAAATGATTGATAAAAACACAGAATTATTTAGAAAACATCATATGTTGGAATGAATTTATTTTATGCGTCTATTATAATATGCTTAAACGCCAAAACAAGACTCAAAAAAAGAGAACCAAAAACACTACCAAAAAAGGAGGATGGAAAATGTCTATGCGCAGAAAGTCAAGCAAATCGAAATCCAAATAATATTGTAATTTGTTGCAAAAATTACAATGTTAAGCATCTAATAATTTTACAGTAAATCCCGTCTTTGTTTTAATCAAATTACCTAGCAAAATAGGTTGCGCTCCCGTTTCTTGCGATTGTAAATAACTATCCAAGTCAAATAGTTCATTTGTATCTCGGTTTAGAGCGTATTTTTTTTCACGATATGTTATTTCCTCGGCTTCCCATTCCACCTCTTGCTTATTTAATTTGGGCTCCTTTTTACCACGGTCATTTTCAAATGATGGTACAGAACCAAATTGATTTGATTCTACGACACCATAGTTATAACAAACCAAGGGTTCATCCTTATTTTTTGATGAATATAATGAACAATCCATGGCACTCTGCTTGACTGATTTCAAAATTTGACGATTTACTTTATCTTTCATCGATGCAATTTCTAACATGGATTCATCAGTTGTTACTGGAGTTTGATTATCTAAGCGGCTTGTATCACGATTTGTCAATTCAATATTGTCTTCACTTGTTTTTTGTTCTTGTGTTAAAACCGCCAAATATAAGAACACTTTTACAGTTCTCAGTTCCTCTGGTAAATCTTGATGACTACAAATACGACGTGCGCGGCCTATAACCTGTTCTATACGTACCATATGCCAATATGGCTCAATAATATGCACAAATCTAGTGTTTCTTAAGTTAATACCTTCTGCACCCGATGATGTTATCATAAATATTTTTATGACTTCGCCCATATTATTGTTTTCATTACGTTCTCGAAGTTTCATTGCAATATTTGGGGGAACAAAATCCCATGTGCTATTATAAATATTACGCACTATCTCTTTTTCTTCTGCTCCTTCAGTTCCAGTATATAAAACAAACCGTGGCTTAGATGCGTCGGTCTCTTTTTCATCAATGGTCCATTCGTCTCCTACCTTTTTTATTTTAAATTCCGCAAATCCATTAGCTTCAAGTATTAATTTTAGAATACCAATTCCTTCTATTGTTCGGAATTGACTATAAATTAAATGTAAACCCTGGTTCTCTTCTGCTTGTAAATTTTCGAGAACCTTTACAAATTTGGGACTGTAAAGACCCAATTCCGATTTTAGTAGGTATTCCTTTTCCCGTGGAGCATCATTATTGTAACGAAGCGCATCAAGAGCTGACCTTATTTGTTTTTGATATTCGACAGAACCACTTTCTTTTGCCTTCTTTTCTTCCACATCTTGTGCTTCCAAATATTCATCTTCTTGCTCTAGTAATTCAGTAGGAGTAGCATTAATGGCGTTTTCATCAACTTCATCTTCTTTGCCACTAGGCATTGGACGCTGCATACCAGGTGGAAATACAAAATTACATGCCGACCTAGAGAAAATACGATATGTGGATGATATTTTAAATAGGTCTTCGTTATCTGGTCCGGCCTTTTTCTTATTTTTACGATTACGTTTTTCTTGTTCAGCCTCTGATTTACGAATACGCTGATATTCCGAGAACTGATGTCCTGACATTTCAGACCTAACTACATGGAATATATCATTTTCTACAGTTTTCTCAATGGTCGGTAATAATTTTTCTTGAGCACTACGGAAATAAGAAGTAAGTCCCAATATACGTCGCTGAAATAAGTCCATGTTTTTCACTTCAACTGATTCACTATTTACAAATATATCTAAGAAAGCTTGTGAATCGTCAGGTAGAGCTTTATTTTTCTGTATTTCTATAGACCCCTTATTTACTTCTAGACCGTTTTTGGATAAAATATACATAACTCTATCTTGGAAATCATGGTCAGAGAGATTACCTGAATCGTCTAGTTTTACGCCATTATATTTTTCGAATTCGCCGGCACCACCAATTTGTGGTTTGACAGATGGTTTTCGTTTTTTCGTAGTTCTAGCTCCTTTAAATAAATCTAGGAGACCACCTCCCTCTTTTTTGGCACGGGCTGTTCCTTTGACAACGCCGCGTTTTTTTGTATTTATAAAACCAAATGGATTCCTGGTAATTGTCAATTTGTTACCACTATATTCAATATAATCAAAACTACGAAAGTTCTCTTTATTAAATGCGGCCAATATAGATGCTGTATTAACCTGATTAGTGGTTTTTACATTCACTGTCATTGTCCATGTTTTAATGAATCCACGTAACATATTAAACAAAATACCTATTTCGTTAGGATAATTAATAATAGGCGTTCCCGTCATGAAAACGACGCGAGCATTCGTAGCATCCATTAAATAATGATATAATTTATGAGATATAGACGTGGGTTTTTTTATTTTGTTTACAATACGACTGACGAAATTATGTGCTTCATCTATTAAAACGACAGCATTATCAAATGGATTTTTGCTACCGTTTGCTGTCAAATTATTGAATACTTTTTGTGTAAGACCGTTATAGTTAATATCGACGTATTTTGCACGAATCATCATATTTAATTGGTCATCAATTTGATTCTGTTCCTCGGCTGTCTTCTCTGTAAAATTAGGTTCTTTTTCTATGTTTACAAGCCACGCTCCACCACCTGACCTAATATACTCTACTGGTAATGAAAGTGCTTTTGATAATATGCTAACGTATTCAGGACGGCCTTCAATAGAAATAAATTCCCAGAATTGGTTCTTACGATACAGCTGGTCGCCAAAACGTTTGAGCTCGCTGAAAAAATTCATTTTTAGAGACGCCGGAGTTAAAACAAAAATTTTTTTCTCTGACTTCATACCCTCCGCAATAGATATAGATGTGGCGGTATTATGTGTAACCGTAAAATCTCCAAGCACATAACGACTATTGCCGTCCAACATAAAACCATAATAATCGTCCAAGCCAACATATTTGGCTTTAATTCCGGTAACAAGAACATCTTTTATTTGATTTCTAGGAGACGCTCGTTTTCTGGGTATTAATGTGGGAATTTCTTCCAAGCCGTTTCCATTGATTGTCATTCGATATGCCTTGCCCTCTTTCTTTTCGCCTTTATATGTCCATGACGTTTTCTTCTCAGATTTATAACATGAGAACCCCAAACTGCGTGCCAAATAAACAACGTCATTCATCAATCTCTCGTTTTTCTGCGTAAAGTCGAATCCGCCACTACTATAATGTCCGTCACTATCCAAAAGTCCTGCTAATAGACGCAAACGATTTTCTCGCGAGTTACATTTATAAATCATCGGAATATGTTTATTATTTATCATATTGTTTTCTTTTAACGTATTCAAAAACACATTATTATTATAACGCCCGTCTCCGCTAATACCGTAATCATATTGACAATAATAATTTAATGTTAGACCGTATTTTGGGAGTTGTTTCGAAAAATAATAGAGTACCGTAGAATCTTGACTCGTTATTTTACAACCGTTTGATGCGTCGTCTCCTAGCCAGTAGCCAATCATATAAGGGTCTATGGGCAATTCTTTTTCGGGGAAATCTACGGCAGTACGATAACCTTTTAAAAAACCTTTTTTCTTGTCTGATAACTCTAAATAATCTTTTACAGCAATTTCAAAAACGTTGTCTGTTGCTTTTACGTTCTCAAAAAACGCCTCCGCTTCTTTTCTTTTTTCTTCCAAATTGTTCAAATCATAAGAAAACGTACGTGATTGAAATTTATTGTTCTCCAGCCATTGAACATTAAAGCTATGATTATTAAATGACATTTTTGGAAATCCTGTTGCGCGTAAGCATAAAATATGTTCTTGATTTACGGTATATTTTTCTCCTTTGACGGGTATAATATCATACATTTTATCGCGACCTCTGGCTAGTGAAAGCACCGTTCTTGGTTTAGAATCATCTCCCATCAAAAAATCGCCTACTTGAATATCTTCTACTAATTTAGTCGACCCATCAGAGAGCATAATTGGTGTACCTTTTGCGTGACATTTTCCACTGCCTAATCCGTGGTACAATAACAATCCACGATAAGGCGTGTATAGATTCAAGTAATCACGAACGATTTTTTGATGTGTTAGCAAATCCAATTCTGCCCCAGCACTACGGCTTTCACAAGAAAGCGATTGTTCGTCCGAAGTGATATCTTTACGATAAGGACGAAAAAGTTCATTCAATTTGCTTACAGAAATCTCACGATTATTCATATAGTACGCAGAAGCTTTTACAATAACTTTATCACTAGACAAAGGAAGTCGTTCGCTAACTAATTGGTCGCGGATTTTGGCAGTAGTTAAATCAATATTAACAAGCTCTTGTTCCTGGCCAGGAATAACTTTTAATTTACGTGGTCTTTTTATTTTTTTGGGTATTTCTTCCAATTTGATTTCACTGGGCACAGGCTCTTTATCTAAATTTACTGCTTGGTCCAATAGCTGCTCTACGTGTTTTATTTCTTGCTCTATTTCATCAGTGTTGACCGGTTCATTTGCTTCAACCTCAACTTGAACCGTTTTATCATCATCAATTAAAACAACGGTTTTGTCCAATTTTACTGTGCCAACAGGAACGATTGTTCTTTTTACGGGTTCATATTCCGTCTTTCCAACAACGGCATTCAAATTATTTTGACGCAATCGATTATAAATTAATGTTCTATCCACATTAGATATTTTACGTTTATCTTTGATGATTTGTTTTTGAGGTACATCGTCAGATACTTCTTGTAAAATAGTCTGTGGTTCTTCTCCATCTTCAACAATCGGCGCCTTTTCATGGATACGATATCTTAATTGTAAAGGGCCCTTTGCTTCTGGTTTTAACACTAATTTTTCAGTAGGATTAAAAGGTTGGTTCATTTATATTATACTGCGAATATAATATAACGATTTTTACTAAGTATTTGGTTATACCGCTAAATATTATTATAAAAATTAATTGAGCTATAATCTTGTAGATGCCCAACTATACCACCCTGTTCTTTTTTCTGTAAGAAAGGAGAAAATATAGTATTTATAGGTAATTCAAAAAAATAACTACTTTTTCTTAAAAAGTGATTATAGTATGTATCTTCGCAATTATTCTCCTTTTTCTCAACATGTACATTTTGTAGATGCGGAAAATACTCTACATCATCTTTATGTACAATTTTATACTGGATAATATCTCTTTCTTTACAATTATTAAAACAACCGGCATGTAGTAAATCACAATGAAACAAAAAACATGTTCCTGCTGGTCCACTAATGTTTACGATTTGACTATAAACGAAAGGATAGGAGTAATTACTTGCCGGACATATTGATAATAAACATCCCTCATATTTATATAAAATTAATGTATAAATTGGATGCTTACAGTTATATAAATAGCGACTTGAAGTTACATCACGATGAAAAGTAGATAGCGTCGCATTTTTTATAGCATAAGAATAATCCATGAATTTATAATCGTTGCCCAGAAATTGTAATACCGGCTCAGTAAATTCAGTGGGTGGATTTTTTCCAACGTTCTCAAAATCATCATATTTAAATACTTTAAATCCATCGTTTTCTAATGTGCGAGTTGTTGTTGAAACGATGGAGCTCTCGTTGTGCTCTGTACAAAAATAAATAATGTATAACACGATTATGCTAATAAAAATGCAAAAAAAACATATATTATTTTCGCTTGTTTTCATTTATATTATTGTCTCATATATTGGTCTAAAAAACGTTTTATTTGTTTGCATAATTGCAGTTGTACTTATAAATTTACAATATTAAATTATACGAACGACCCCAAATATTGAATGGCATCTTCGCATGCTATTTGTTCGGCCTTCTTCTTAATTTTATGAGTTCCTTCTCCTAGAAATAGGAGAATCTTTTTATGCATTGACATATATTGATGTATATCTTGATAAGATGTGAAGCGTTTTCTGCCAATCGATTTCGACGCACTGGTTTCATGAATTGCTTGTCCTAGACACAAATAAACGCCCATATGATAACCCGTTTCACCATTATATTCTTCAACTTCCAAATAATCCGGAGTCACCTTGAATTCCTTCTGAATTTTTACCTGCAGAATGTTCTTATAATTATCATCATTTTTAATCAAACTAATCCAGTCCACATGTTTCTCAAAAACCGCTTCTACAAACCGCTGAACCATTTGAAATCCCGGGCCGGTAACAAATACATTGTCAAACCAACCATGCTCATCCTTTACCTGAATTTTATTAAAATCCAGGAACATGGCACCTATAAATGCCTCAAATAGACAACCAAGTTTTTTTAGATTAGTTCTCGTTTGCTTTGATTCAGCGTATTTGGATAGTACAAACCACTTATGTAGTCCCATATCGTATGCCATTTTTCCAATGGACTCATTCTTTACCAAAGCAATCTTTTTTTCTGTCATAAATCCCTCGTTTTCCTTAGGAAAGCGCCGGTACAAATAATATTTGGTAATACATTCTAGTACACCATCTCCTACAAATTCTAGACGCTCATTAGACTTACTATAAAGAGGAAGACAATCATCGGGTTTAGGAGATATCGAAATATTATTTTGTTCGTTCTCCAAGTTAGGTCGCCGAATATACGACCTATGGATAAATGCGCGCTTATAAAGGTTCCAATTATGAATGGAGGAATTAACACCATAACTCCTCAAAATGGTTTCAATTTCATTATCTGAAATCAAAACATTTAGGGGATTATACGGGTCAAATACATATATTTCTTGACCATCTACACCTTTTTCGATGCGAATATCATCGTCCAAATTCATCTTGTGTAATTTGAGCAAATAGATATTTATAAAATCAATTTTTTTGCTCTTGGATAAAATATTTAGCTATTTTATAGTTGAAGATGACCACAACTCAATGGAGCCGTTCAAACCGCGCCCGAATGGGCTCGACCGCTACTACCGACCAAAATCAGGGTGGTGGCTCTAAAAAAGCCGGCTTTCCTTATATAATTGGCCGTACCAGTTGGTCTAGTATCGCAATTAATCCCATTTCCCTTTCCCTGGCCATGACTACCAAACTTCCTGTCGCACGCCCCAGCCGTGGTGTTGGAAATCGTCCTGGTATTGGCGTTTATTTTACCCAAGGATTACCTGGTCGTTCTTAAATAATATTTGAATAACAATATAATGATTAGTGTATTGTTATTTATATGCGCGTGATTTTAGACGAACGCGAACGTGATTTATATTTAGCATGTCAAAGTATTGTTGAGTCTAATCAGACTTATGTTAAATTGACAAAAGAGGTTCTGCCTTTAGGAGATGTTTATGTGAAAACCGACGAAGAAAAAGATGTGTTAATAATTGAGCGAAAAACAATAGCTGATTTACTTGCGTCTATAAAAGACGGTCGTTATGGAGAACAGTCATATCGATTAATACATTCCTCCGGATTTCCATGTCATTCCGTAATTTATATTATTGAAGGTTCAATAAGCCAGTTGCGCACGACGATGGAGCGTAAAATAGTTTATAGTGCATTAGCATCTTTAAATTATTTTAAAGGATTTAGTGTTATTAGAACGGGTTCCATTGCTGAGACGGCTGAATATATAGTATGGATGTGTGATAAAATAGAACGTAATTTTTTGAAGGGAGAGTTTCCTTATTATTTACAAGCAGTTCGTGAACCTAGTATTTCAAATGAAGATGAACACCAAAATGTATTAAGACAATCGGATACAGCTCCAGCAAATTATTGTACCGTCGTTAAAAAAGTAAAGAAAGAGAATGTTACTCCCGAGAATATTGGCGAAATAGTATTATGTCAAATTCCCGGAATTAGTTCAACGAGCGCAATCGCAATAATGCAAAAATTTGGAACCTTTCCACAATTGTTAAAAGCACTACAAGAAAATCCTAATTGCTTGGATGATATCGGTTATGAATCCAAGGGTAAATTTCGTAAAATAAATAAACCATGTATAGATAACATTAAGAAATATTTTTTATAGTTTACTCCAATATGTCCTCTGGTTTACCAAATGCGGAAGGTACAGCGTCAATATAGAGTCCTTTGGGTTGAAATAATAATGGTTTTGTAATATTATTTTCACTATATTTACCAGATTTAATAACATCTTGTGTGAATTTGACACCACCCCAATTGGGGTCCATTGGATTATCGCTTAGTCCTGTTGGTTGTGATGATGCAAATTCTTTGGCGACATATTCATAATGGTTGATGTCCTCATTTAATGGGTCAAACGGGCTATAGGGACTATCTGGGTATGCTGCGGTGGATGATAAGAAGTCCTTTTCTGGCCCGGAATATACATTGTTTTCTCTATTGTCTCCTTCGACTTGTGAATTTGTATCAATAGATGGTTGTAATGAAACGGGATGTTGATTTAATACATAATCGTCTAGATTTTGTTCTCCTGTTTTAGAATCATTTTCCTGGCGACTACCATTGTTATCATCTTCATTATTATTATCGTTATTATTATTGTTATTATTATCGTTATTGTCGTGTTTATTATCATTATCGTTATTATTATCGTTATTGTTTGATGATTCGTCTTCTTGTGGTTGATACGAACCCTTTGTATCACCATTTGGATAAATCATTTCAGCTTGATTATTATAAACGGCGGATAATGGTGCTCCAGTAATATCTGAATTGTACCCTGCACCTTTACCCTTTCTTGCAGCTATAAGACGTGCAAGGAGTACATCGTAATTTATATTATCAGAATTAATATTATTAGTATTATTAGTATTATCAGGAGGTGCTGCTCCTAAGGGTGTGACAGAATTTGAAGTAGGAATTGAAGTATTACTATTGTTTGAAGGTGGTGCTGCGCCCAATGGTGTAACAGAATTGGGACCAGCAGTAGTAGTTGCCATTGGAGTAGCGGTCAAGCCTTCAGTAAATGATTCGCTGTATTTATGTACCCAAAAAATAACATATATTCCAGAGAAAAGCACAAAAACTAAAAATATTTGGAATAATAGTCTAAATTCATTCATATCTTGGTATTGGTAATATATATATTTCGCGAAAAGATTATTGCCGATTTAAAAAATATATTTAGTATATATAATGATTGATTTACTATTGATTCATGCAAATTGGTGTGGCCATTGCCAACATCTTATGCCTGAATGGAAAAAAATGAAAGAGATATTAAAAGATAATGAAAACGTAAGCGTTCATGAAATTGAAAATGATGATTCCGATAAAGAACATCGTCTCAGTAAATTTTCTCAAAAAAATGGTGGAAACAAGGTATCTGTACGTGGATTTCCAACTATTATACGTTTTGAGAACGGAGAAATGACCGAATTCAAAGGTAAGCGTACAGCTGAAGAATTAGCTAAATGGGCATTAAAACATAAGTTATCAGGTGGTCGCCGCAAAACCAAACGTACTAAAAGGAGGCGCCCAAAAACATGTAAGAAATGTTCCTTTAATTTCTGGTAAAAATTGATATTTGAATGATTATATTATGAAACTATAACCATCTAAAAATAAATCAACGTTATTACTAAATGAATGCAGAAAGTAAAAAGAGTGGACCTATAATTAAAAAGCAGGTTCGCCTATTTACTTTTCAAACCTATGATGAAGCGCCTTCAAAGTCGACAGAAAATAGCTCAGATGAAGAAAAGGGTAATCGTTATAAGGATAAACAGCAATTTGTTATTCAAATGTTTGGCTTGAATGAAAAGGGTGAAACGTTTTGTATTTATATACGTGATTTCAAACCATTCTTTTATGTAAGTGCAGGTGATGATTGGACGCCTTATAACATGCGATGTCTAGATGAGCATGTTAAAAAACTTTTGCCAAAAAACTTACAAGATTCTATTTTATCTACAGAACTAGTTGATTATAACAAACTATATGGATTTACAGCAGGTAAGAAAAGCAAATTTGTTAAATTTACTTTCAAAAACACAATTGTTATGAGAAAGGTCCGTGGTTTATGGCTTGAATATATCGATGACGTGGACCGACCAGGAAAAAACACTTCCCGTATGAAGCCATTTACGTTCCAGGGACTAAATCTTGAGCTATATGAAAGTAATATTCCTCCACTTTTGCGATATTTTCATCTTTATAATATAAGTCCCTCAGGATGGATTGAAATACCAGTAAATCGTATTGAGCGAGTCGAGAATAAAACAACCACTTGCAAATATGAATATATTTGTTCAGCGAGTCAAATTAAACCGTTACCAGATAAGGAAACTCGCGTTCCTTATAAAATCTGTAGTTTTGATATTGAGGCTAATAGTAGTCATGGTGATTTTCCTGTTCCTATCAAAACATATAAACGTTTGGCTATGAATATGGTCGACGTTTTCATAAGACAAAAGGAGGCACTTAGCGATTTGCCTATTATTCAACGGTTTCTACAAAAGATGATTATGGCTGGATTTGGATATGATAGTTGTGATGATATTGATTTGGTATATCCCAAGTTAAAACCAGCTAAGGACCAAATTAAAAAATATATAAAAGTTTTACTTGAACAGCCTATGGAAATAGCTAAACACGCCAACAAAGACCAAGACACTGGACATTTACTAACCATTGATGAAATGTTTGAGAAAATGAATGCTCAAGTTATATTAGCTAGTCCTGACGGGGAAAGCAGCGAAATGGTACAAAACGAAGAAGCAGTAGAGGAGGGTGTTGGATACCGTTTTACAAAACAAGCGAAAAAGAAGGTCGACCTAAAATCTACTGTAGTTGATATGTTGACTAGTGATAATTATAGTCGTGATGAAAAAATACAACTTTTGAATGATGTTTTAACCCGTTTGTTCCCGCGATTAGAAGGTGACCAAATAACTTGTATAGGTTCAACATTTATGCGATATGGAGAATTAGACCCTTACATGAGTCATTGTCTAGTTTTGGGTAGTTGTGGTGAAGTTGACGGTGCAATTATTGACGCAGTCGATGACGAAAGAGATTTGCTTGTAAAATGGGCAGAACTTATACAAAAAGAGGACCCCGATATTATTATTGGTTATAATATCTTTGGTTTTGATTATGAATATATGCTTCGCCGTAGTCAAGAATTACATTGTGAACAAGAGTTTTTAAATGTTTCACGTAAAGTCGGGGAATTTTGCGGTAAATACGACAAAGAGGGTATTCTTCAGCTGGATAATACACCATTGCGTCTTGCAACGGGAGATTATGACCTCAAATATTTCAAATTATCCGGTCGTTTACAGATTGATTTGTATACCTATTTTCGACGTGAATATAATCTGGCGTCTTATAAGCTGGATTATGTTGCTGGTGAAAATATTTGCGATACTATAGTGAAGATTGAACACTCAGTTGGTCCAATAACCGAACTTTATACTAAAAATATAACTGGTCTTCATATCAATGATTTTATACATATTGGATATGTAGGTTTCACATCCGATTATTATAAAAATGGCGATAAATTTCGTGTGCTAGATATAAAGCAAGGTGTTGAAGTCAATGAAGTAGTGAAAGGACAAGAAGTTACGAATAAATATAATATCATTGTAATCGACGGTCACGAGCATATTGATATGAAACGTCCCGTAAAATGGGGTTCAGCAAAAGATGACGTATCACCACAGGACATTTCGCGTCTTTTTAAACGAGACGCATCTGGACGAGCTATAGTAGCAAAATATTGTATTCAGGATTGTAATCTGGTTCATTATATTATGAATAAAATAGACGTTCTAACCAGTTTTGTAGAGATGTCTAGTATTTGTAGCGTTCCAATGAGCTACTTAATGTTTCGTGGTCAGGGTATTAAATTAACTAGTTTCGTTGCCAAAAAGTGTATGGAAAATCATACTCTTATGCCAGAGCTAGATAAAGGAATTGATAATAGTGGTTATGAAGGAGCTATTGTATTACCACCAAAATGCTCTATGTATATGGATAATCCAGTAGCTTGTGTAGATTATTCTTCTTTATATCCGTCATCGATGATTAGCCAGAATCTTTCACATGATAGTAAAGTATTGACGAAGGAGTTTGATTTGACTGGAAATTTATTAAGAGAAAGCGGAGAAAAGGCAATCGATGGCTCTTACAAATATGATAATTTACCGGGTTATGAATATATTGACCTAGAATTTGATTCATTTCGGTATGTGCGTAAAACACCTACATCGCGTGCCGAGAAAGTTAAATCAGGTACAAAAGTTTGTCGTTGGGCACAATTTCCAAACGGTAAAAAGGGTATTTTACCATCAATTCTCGAACAATTATTGAAGGCACGGTCGGATACTCGAAAAAAGCAAAAGACGGAAAAAGACCCATTCATGTGGAATATTTTAGAAAAGAGACAGCTTGGTTATAAAGTCACAGCAAATTCACTTTATGGTCAATGTGGTTCACCTACGTCTACTTTTTGTGAAAAGGACATAGCTGCATCAACTACTGCCACTGGTCGAATGATGATTATTTATGCGCGACGAATTATTGAAGAGGTATACGGAAACCGACTTTACGTACTTGAAAACGGAGAAACTGTGAAAACTAATGCCGAATACGTATACGGTGATACTGACTCCGTATTCTTTACGTTTAATCTAGAAAATCCACAAACCGGCGAAAAAATTCGTGGTAAACCAGCGCTTGAACATACAATTGAAATCGCACAGGACGCAGCAAAACTTTGTAGTCAGTGGCTAAAGCCACCGATGGAGCTTTCTTATGAGAAAACACTCATGCCGTTTATCTTAGTGGCAAAGAAAAAATATGTTGGAATGCTTTATGAAACAGACCCAAATAAAGGTAAACTCAAGTATATGGGTCTTTCAATCAAGCGTCGTGACTCTTGTGATTATTTGAAGGATGTATATGGTGGTATTTTAAACATTCTAATGAGAGAATATGATATTAAAAAAGCAATACAGTTCTTAGATAGTTCATTAACTGCCCTTCTAAAGGGTTTGGTACCAACAGATAAACTTATGATGACGAAACAATTAAAGAGTGATTATAAAAATCCGGAGCGAATGGAACATTGGGTCCTATCTGACCGTATTGGTAAGCGCGACCCAGGTAATAAACCCAAATCTGGAGACAGAATCAAGTTTCTTCATTTTGTCAATAATGATGCAAAATTGAACGGAGAGCGCATAGAAACGCCTGAATTTATTAAAGATAATAACTTGTCAATTGATTATACTTATTATATTACAAATCAACTTATGAAACCACTTCAACAGCTCTTTTCACTTGCTCTCGAACAAATCTGGGAGATTAATAAAGCCACAGTTCCTTTGAGAAAACACAGAAAGGAGGTAATTGAATTAGAAAATCAATACGAAGACAGAACTGTCTTTATGAAAAAGCGAGAAATTATGTGCTGTAAAAAAATAAAGGAAATGTTGTTTGATAAATATCTAGAGCAAATACGCAATGAAAAAACTGGTACGCGAACAATTACGAATTTCTTCCAAAAAAATTGAAGTGTATTTATTCTTATAAAATAAATACAATTTTACTATGGTCAAAGAATGTACATCGATAATAGAACACATCGGCTTTGGTGGCTTCTTTGTTTTCGAAATAATATTGACACCATATTATGTATGTGAGGAGACATATTATAGAGCACAAAATCGGATGAAAAAATATTACCGGTAGATAAACTAAATATAATTTCCTGATAAATCATTATAAATATAAAGCGGAACCTCAATAGAAAACGTTGAGTTCATAGACATATCTTGGTGCAAATAATTTTGTATAACGTTTTGTAAGCCATTCGATAAGTTTCTAACAATTTGATTTACGCTCGGCGATTGAACTTCATCATTTCCTGGTTCCGTAGGATTATTTGTTCGAATATCATATCTGCATACTGGACATCTTACATTTTGACGAAACCAATTTTTTATCGCAGTTTCGCGGAACAAATGACCACAATGAATTATTTGACATACGGACTCGTTTTCTTGAAAATCTTCTAAAGTAATAGGACAATTTGTATGTGTGTTTTCTCCCACATGATAAGTAAAGGTTTCCGTTGCACTATTAATTTGTTCTTGTGTGGCGTTTATTTGAACATCTTGGAAAAGACCAGGCATCATATTATTTACTGTCTCATTAATGATATTCGTATATATAGTATCTGAAAATGGTCTGGTATAAAATGCGTATCGATTATTATTAGGGACTGATGTGTTATTCTGATTTGATAGAGGATAGTTAGAGCCTCTTCTTTGTCTATTTATGGAGGCTTGAAAAATTTGAATATATGAAGCAATATTATCATGAAAATGTCGTTCATTTGAGCGTACTGTATGATTATATTCTAACATAAACTCATTCAACATGTATAACAAACGTTCATCTTCGCTACGGTTATGGTACCGTCTTGTAGTTTCAGAAAAAGGATTTCTATTATCCATATTGAATAGTATATAAAGGTTTATTTATATATACTTACATAAATAATATATAATGAATTTATCAAAATATCAAAAAAAAGGTTATACCGGTATCGACAACTTAGGAAATACGTGTTTTTTAAATTCGTGTCTTCAAGTTCTCAATCATACTTATGAAATGAATGAAATTTTGGATAAAAAGAATGAACAACATATGAACCCTGGAATACCGGATACAAGTATTTTGAAGGAATGGAACGATTTACGCGCAGTTATGTGGAGCGGAAACGGGGTTGTTTCACCAAACAAATTTGTACATAATGTTCATAAAATTGCCACAATTAAAAATAAGGAAATATTTACTGGTTGGACACAGAATGATATGCCAGAGTTTTTATTGTTTATGATAGAGTGTATTCATAATAGTCTTAGTCGAGGCGTTTCAATAAAAATCACTGGAAAAAAAGAGAACAAATTAGACGATGTCGCTGTACAATGTTATACGATGCTACAAAATGTTTATAGTAAGGAATATTCAGAAATTATGGATTTGTTTTTTGGGATATATATGTCAGAAATATCATCAATGGTTGACGGAAGTATACATGCTATAAAACCAGAGAATTTTTTTATGTTGGATTTACCAGTTCTTGATGGGAATAAACTGGCGTCTAATCTATATGATTGTTTAGATATATTCACGAAGACGGAATATTTAAATGGCGACAATGCTTGGTTCAATGAAAAAACGGGAATAAAGGAAGATATTAAAAAACGTATTACATTTTGGAACTTTCCTAAAATTTTGGTGATATCATTGAAACGATTTTCACCGGACGGACAGCAAAAGCTAAATAGTATGATTGATTTTCCTTTGGAAAACTTGGACTTATCTAAATATATATCGGGGTATAGTGCGTCGACATATAAATATGATTTATACGGGATATGTAACCATAGTGGTGGAGTAATGGGAGGTCATTATACATCTTTTGTGAAACATATAGACGATAAATGGATTCATTTTAATGATACAAATGTTGAAATTCTTAATAACCCACAAAACATTAAAACACCTTTGGCGTATTGTTTATTTTATAGAATAAAGTCACTAGGAAAGTAATAATTCGCAAAATTTTATACTTTGTTATAATATATAATGGATTCTTCAGATAATAATAATATAACTAGTGATTTGACTAAATTATATAACATGGTTTTTAATAAGTCGACATTACTATTAATTATATGGTTTTTAGCATTGCACTTTGTTTGTTATCGATTATTGAAGTTTTTTTTTAGTGAGAACTTGGATACTTTAGATTATCAATCGAAGCTGAGTAGAATGTTAGATATTGCTGTGTTCTCTTTTCTTTTACTATTTTTGACCGCTTCTTATTATTCAGTTCCGGATAAAGATAAAGAAACTATGTTAGAAAGTCTTGCTCTATCATTTAAAAATTATGCTAACGATAAAGACTCCATCTATAAATGTGTGGTTTTTTTATTATTATTTTATTGCGGGATTTATTTATTTAGAATACCAATGAATTCGGAAACAAAACCGGCATTTATTTCTTGGACAGAGTTTGGCGCTTGGACTCTGTTTCTTATAATTGTTTTTGTGAAGTTTTTTAACGACGTCTTTGGATTCTCAATGATTGACATTATTTATTCATTTTTTGACTGGTCAGGTTTACCTGACAATTCCGGGGTAGATAATTCTGTTCAAGTAGCGCAAGTTGGTTCTAATAACAATGATGAAGATGAAATATGTGATGACGACGAATTGATTGATGAAGAAGATGTACCTTATATTCCGTTAAAAGACAACTCCTCTAAAAAAACTAATCCTATTCTTACTCCTAATCCTAATCCTATTCCTAATCCTATTCTTACTCCTAATCCTAGTATTTTTAATTCAATACTAAATAATTTTATGCCAACTTTAGCTTCTGTATATAATTTTAACTCGATAACTACAACCAATATGCCCAATACAAAAGTACCTAATATAAATGTACCTACCACAAATATCCCTACCACAAATACCCCTACCACAAATATCCCTAATACAAATATCCCTACCACAAATGTGCCTACCACAAATAAGCCTACCACAAATATCCCTACCACAAATAAGCCTACCACAAATGTGCCTACAACCACATTATCAGATAATATAACTGTGAATACGTCAACAACAAATAGTTTAGATTCTAATACTTCGACAACAAACAAAGCATCTACTACAACTACGAATACTTCTGGATTTCGTAATATGACTGAATCTTTTAATACAATGGCACCATCATCAAATAGTGATTCTGAGGTGTTTAATATATCTGGTAATTTTACTTATGATGATGCACAGGTTGTTTGTGCAGCGTATGGTTCAAGTTTAGCTAATTATGACCAAATCGAGAATACCTATAATAATGGTGGTGAATGGTGTAATTATGGTTGGTCAGATGGCCAACATGCGTATTTTCCTACACAAAAATCGACTTGGACAAAATTACAACAAAATTCGGATACATCAATACGTCATAAATGCGGTCGACCAGGTATAAACGGCGGATACGTTGAAGATAAAACAAAACAAATGGGTATTAACTGTTATGGAATTAAGCCCGCTCCTACTGAATTAGATAATGAACTTCTTGATAAACAAAAATCTGTAATTACTGCTAAAACGCAGCAAGATATTGAATTAGAATCAAAAATACAGTATTGGAAACAACTTATTTCAAATGGCGTTATTAGCGTGAATCATTACAATCAATCTACTTGGTCTGAAAATGATACAAAAACGCCAGTTCCTGTAACAAATGTTTCAGTTGAGTTAGATGACGAACAACCTAGTACGCTTCAATCAACAATAAATGAGATTACAACACTGTCTTCTTCAAATTCAAAGAAATCAGGAACTAAAATAAAGAATTCTAAAATCAAATCGCGAGAAACCGAAAACAATACTACAACAATGACTCCTACCATAAGCAAGCAGGCTCTAGGTAACACAACAATGACTCCTACAATAAGTCAAAAGCTCATAGGCAACACAACAATGAATCTACAACAAACTACAACGAATGCAATGAATCAGTCTCAAGGTTTATTAACAACATTAGGTCCTCCCAAAATGAATAATCCTAATTTTAATACCACCATTACCAATACTATTATTCCAGCAAATAGTACCAAAACTAATAATCCTAATTTTAATACTACAAATACAATTATCCCTGCAAATGCTGCCAAAAAATAATTCCATTTATAATGAAGGAATTATTTTTTCATTTTCTTTGTAGATGTTTTTTTGGATTTAAAAACGTGCTTTGCCACAGCATCATATAATTTTTCAAAATGACTTTCTTCTATTGTTCCACCAATTATTATTTTTGCGGAATTATCAGAATCTCCTCCTTTCATTGAATTACTTGATGAAACATAAAGACCAGCAGGTACAGAGAAAGGTGATAAATGGTTAATTTCCGATTCTAAAATATTGTTTATCGAAAATCCGCCAATCATTGTACCACCACTTTGTTCTCGAAATCTATATTGTTTAAGAATTGAATTATCCATTTATATTTTAGGTTATATTTATTTTGAAACAACACGTAATTCTTGTACTATCGAAACATCTCGTTGTTCTCTTAGATAATTCATAATAAATTGTACTTGTTCCTTATCAGCAATGATATTGTCTAAACACACTTCTATATACGAAAAAGAGAGCGTACTATATTCTTTTTTCTCAATGATTTTTATTTCCCCGGTTCCTAGCTTTATTTTTTTATCCGCTAAATTATTGTCTATCATATATTTTGAAATAAATTGACTAAGTTCATTTTTACTATCTCTTAATTTTTTTGTATGTTCATTTATTGTTTTTAATTTGGAGTCAATAAGTGCCCATTTTTGAATATTTTCTTTGAATTGGTCCATATTATAAATAATATAATATGTCTTTGTTTATTGTCGCAATCTCTTAATTTCTTCTCTTCCTCCTTCCACCCATTTTAATGGGCTCTTTTGTGGGCTCGGGTTCACCACCAGCCATCATAACGGGCTCCTTGGTGGGCTCGGGCTCCCCACCAGCCATTTTAAGGGGCTCCTTAGTGGGCTCGGGCTCTCCACCTCGCTTCTTTGTCTTTCTCATTTTTTTAGAGTCGCGTTTCATTGTTTTATATACTTTTTTTGCTGCTTTCATGGCGTGACCTAATTTGTATCCCTTCTTGGATTTGTTCTCACTGTAGATTTTTTTTACTAAATCTGTCCAGGCAGTCATTTTATATATTACGCGGAGATAATATATGAAATTATTTACTATCAATTACGGCCCTTTTTTGTAGTACGTCTGCGTTTCCCTCCTTTCTTAACGGCAGTACGACGGCGCTTAGTAAGTTCATTGAGTCCTAAAAGAGCCAAAGAAGCAGTTAAATCGACTCCAGTGGAACCACCGCGTCTACGGCGTTTTCCGCCCATCTGTTGCTTCATCGCAATAGTGTTATCATTGGGAACCGCGCGATGTTGGTCATTAATGCCTCCGTATACCGAAACGGCGTTATCTGCTGCTCCAGCACCACCTTTCATAGTTTTACGAGCTCCTTTTCTGGGCATTATATATTGTGCATAGATTATTTCCTAAATCAATATCTTGAGTATCAAGCGAAGCATGCTGATACGTTGCCAGTTCCAGGACATGGTGCTTTTCCTGGTATTGCTTCGCCAGGGTTATATTTTTTCCCCCCCACACGCTTAGTTTTCCTGCTTTTACGAACAGTCTTCTTAATCGATTTACCACTTCTAAAGGTTCTACGCACAGTTTTTCTGGACATTATAATGTAGCTAGATTATTTCCTAAATCGCCCTTGGAAAAATGTTTGTTTTTTGAATTGACTGATACAAATGAATTATCAAAAATAAATTCGCTAAAATCAAAAACAATAACAAAACATTATACACACAAATAAACCAAATATATAGGTAAATTTCATTATACATCATATTTCCCAATGGTTTAATAATTTCACGCACCTCTTTATGAAGGTCCTCGCTCTGAAAAAATTCTATACACGTATCACGAATTGTTTTCATATGCTAATCAATGAAACTATTATTAATTGGTAAACTAAACCTATTGATTTAATAATCTGTCGTTTATTTTTTGGCGCAGTGCTTCAACATTAAAAGCATCCGGTAAAACACCATTTTTAAAGAACACGGTTTCATATTTTGCTTTATATGCTTCTTCATTATTGTCCAATTCGACTACCTTTTTAAATAATTGTTGGAAATCATTTTCTGTATAATGTGGTTCCAAATACAATATAGCATCCATGTTTACGTAGTTGGATATATTTGGACATCCCCAATAGATAGGAATTGTGCCCCCGCAATAAGCGTTTATTAATTTTTCTGTAAAATAATTAGGTTGCGAATGATTCTCAAAACAAATCATGAATTTATAATCGTTCATAAATTCTAAATAATCCATTGACCCAAAAGAACCAGGACATGTCATATTATTCATATATCTCCCGCAAGAATCTACCTGTTTATATTTGGATAATTCAGAAAAAAAATTATTGCGAGCCTTACATCCATCATGACTAGATGCAAATAAACAAAATTTTGATTTGTTTTTTGTAAGTTCTCTTTTTACTAGCAAACTATTTTTATCAATAACTTCGTTTGTAAGTACATAATGAGAAGCAAACGGAAATATGATGACGTTTTTTTTTTCTTCGGCAACTGGGATAAAATTTATATCAAAATTTTCAGGGTCATCGAAATAGCTTTCGCCAGTAACTTGTAAGCGAATTGCTCCTTTATAATTGCTCATATCACGTTTATGAAATGTTTCAGATACAACGACCGTTCTATCTACATCTCTAAACAAATCTTGATAGAGTTTTTCATTTTCCGGTGACGACCAGTCTCCTAAGTCTATTTTTTTCTCAAATTTCTCTGTTTTGTTTAATGTAGTCAACATAAGCAACAACAATATTAAAATAATTGACAGTATAAAAATGGTAATGGTTGTGTGTTTCATTGTTATATATTATATTCGTTTTTTTATTCTATAAAAAACCAGGTCAAATTATAAAATGGAGAACATTTATGAAACAAATGATAGTTTTCAGTTTAATAAATTGAACCTACTAAAGCCGGTTTCTTCTGCTGGTGGTAATTATTTTATTCGATTTACTATTGATGGTAATCATTTGTACATCCAACCACCTAAGTGTAAGACAAAACAGGGTATTGTAAAGGCTGGTAAAAAATACTATACCGACCTGATGTTTTCAAACGCCAACGACCAATTTATTCGATGGATGGAAAATTTAGAAACATATTGCCATGAGTCTATTTTTAAAAATAGAGAACAGTGGTTTGAAGGAGATATGGAAATGCACGATATTGAGAATTATTTTACATCACCTATGAAAGTTTTTAAGTCTGGTACCTATTATATTGTCCGTACAAATGTTCCTACTGCTTTAGGAAAACCAACTTTGAAATTTTATGACGAATTCGAGAACGAGGTTAGTTTAGAAAGCATTAATGAGCATACTGATATTGTCAATATAATCGAAATACAGGGTATCAAATGTTCAGCAAAGAGTTTTCAGATTGAACTTGAAATTAAACAAATGATGGTATTTAAACCAGTAAAATTATTTGAGCGATGTATTATTAAGTCAAATCCGATTACTGTTGCTGAAGAAACTGTTATTAGAAAATTAGACGAAGAGGAAGATGTGTTAGAGGATGAGAATCAACCAGCCTCTCTAGAAGAAGAAGAAGATGCAATGATTCAAGAACAGACTTTAGAACATTTTTCAGAACCAGAAGAGAACATAATTGTTGAACTACCAAAAAATCCTTTAAATGACGATGAAGAAACTTTAGCTATACCCGAAATAGAAGAAATTGACTTTCCTTTAGACATGCTATCTATCGAGGATACAGTTCAAATAAAGAAACGTAATGATGTTTATTATGAAATGTATCGTGAAGCTAGAAAAAAAGCAAAAATTGCCAAGGATTTAGCACTTTCGTCTTATTTAGAAGCAAGAAGAATAAAAAACACCTATATGTTGAATGACATAGTAGATAGCGATAGTAGCGATTTAGAGGACTTGGACGCCGAAGATGAATAACCGAAAAACATTTAGGCGGACCGATTTCAGCAATAAATTAAACGATATAGTATAAATAATTTTATCAACCGATATTATAAACCGATGTTGAAGAATATTTCGCAAGGCGTTTCTAAATTTTTTACTAATGAGCGTATCGTTGTTTTAGTAATTTTTCTTATATTAGTGTGGGGTCTTTTGGCTTATTCTGGTAGCAAAAGCAGCCGTGTAGATACTTTCTTTGGCTCTGATTCCACTCCTTCATATACTGGAGATGTAATACCCGCTAGTCCTGCGTCCAATTCTATGGACAATAATAACGTAGCCGCAACCTCTAGTCCTGTTGATAATACCCACGACTCAATTATGGGTGATTCGTCAATTGCTACAACGGCGAACCCCGCGGATTTATTACCCACGGACCAGAACAGTCAGTGGTCAGCATTAAATCCTAACACCATGAATCAGGGCGACGTACTTATGCCCGATTTACTTCAGGCTGGTTATCACATCGGTTTGGATACTATTGGCCAAACCCTAAGAAATGCCAATCTTCAATTACGTTCTGACCCTGTTATTCCAAGGTCTCAAGTAGGACCCTGGAACCAAAGCACCATTGAGCCCGATTTAGGCAGAGTAGCACTCGAAATTGGCCAAGGAGGTCATTAACGTCGAAACATTGTTTATAATAATTTAAATACTGTATTAAATTATTATATGGTCTTATTTTAGAGATACCATGGACTATGAAGACATTATTGGATTTACCGTTATTATAGCCTTTTTGTGCTTTTCATACTATATTTATACAGATGGTATTGAAAGTTTTCAATTAAATTGTATTATTTCTACGGTTGATGGGGAAAAATATTGCGTACGTGATAGGTCAAAACTACAGGATGCCGCCGATTTATTAGCTAGTATGACTAAAAAGTGTAAGGACTTGGTTGAATATTGTGGTAAGAAACATCCCGATAACGAAGCAGTAAAGCGCTTGGTAGCTGGATTTAAACCCAATAAAATCATGGAAACATTACCAACTAGTTCCTATACAGCATATAGCGAGAACAAGGGCGAAAAAATTGCGTTCTGTTTAAATACTAAAAAAGAGGAAAATGATGGGCTCATTGATATAGAAACCTTGACGTTTGTTGCTATTCATGAGCTATCGCATGTTATGACAGTATCGATTGGACATAAACAAGAATTTTGGGATAATTTTAAATTTCTTTTAGAAAATGCAAAGGAGTCTGGTATTCACGTTCCTAAAAATTATAAAGAGGAGCCCGTAGAATATTGTGGTATGAAAATTACGGATAATCCTTATTATGATTCATAAAGAACATTCTTCTAATTGGGTCAATTCGTTTTTCGTATTCACACCTGATACGTAAATGTTCTCGTTTTTTTCCAATTGAATTGTTTTCACAGGTATAAATCTATTTTTTAACAGTTTTATTATATCTGTTAAATAATATTCCTGTTGCGCATTTTCATTATCAATTTTGGGTATAAATTCGTTTAAATAAATTGAGTGAATACAATAAATTCCTGTGTTTATCAATGTTATTGATTTTTCTGAATCGCTACAATCTTTCTCTTCAATTATTTGCAATAAATCACCTCGTTTATTAATTATTGCTCGACCGTATCCTGTTGGGTTCTCAAAATTGGCAGTCAGAACACTAATATCGCTGTCTTGTTCTACTATTTTTTTAAGCGTTTCATAATTCATTAAAGGCATATCTCCATTTACAATAAGTACCTTTTCTGCGTCTTTATAATCTGGTAAACAGCATAATATGGCGTGTCCCGTTCCTTTTGGTTCGGGCTGTTGTACAAACGTTATATCATTAATTCTTATATATTTTAATAAGCATGCTTGAATAATATCATGAAATTTACCTGTAACTATTATAATTTTTGTTGGTTCTAATTGTCTCACAGTTTCAACTATACGGACTAGCATAGGCTTTCCTTTAAATAAATGTAATACCTTAGGTAGACTTGATTGCATACGCTTTCCTTCTCCTCCTGCTAAAATAGTTACAGTTAAAGAATTCATTATATTATTTTTATATAATTTATTAATATGAAAATAACGTATTAACGAGATTGCAATAAATTTCTCATGTTACTTGTAACTGTCGTTTTAGATGCAGCAAATGTAGGTGCTGTTACTGTAGGAGCAGATATTGTCCTTGCAAAATTATATTTGGGTGTTGACTCTGTCGCTGATAATACGGGTACTTGATTAAATCCATTAGACTTTAAATAACCACATACATATTGATATAGCTGATTAACAGAAACATTATGACGATAATTACGTAATCCATTAATAAAAGCATTTGTAAAGGCACCCTGCGACGTTTCATCAGCTTTAATAAATGCGTCTGCGCTAGTTTGTTCATCTTTACACCCACTAATTATGCAAATATTCGGATTAGCAATAGTGCCTACCTTATTATTTTGTATTTTTGACCATGAGATAGGGCTATTATATTGGAACGACCATTCTAAATCGCACATGGTGCCACTATGGCATGCGTCAAATAACAATAATGCTTTACATTTAATATTTTTAACAATAGCTAACAAATCTTTATCCGTAATAAATCCGTTTGTTTGAAAATCGCAGGGCACTAAAATATTGTCTAATCCATTATTTGTGTAGGAATTTTTGTTTGGTATTTGAGAACCATGGCCGCTATAATGAATCCATATTTCATCTAAACTTGTGGATTTATTAACAATATCGGTCAAATTATTAATAATATTTGCACGTGTTGGCATAGTTGCTGCATTATTTATGTCGTCTCTCAAAATTGTTATGCTATCATAATCGTACGCATCCGTTAAAACGTCTCGTACATTGATAACATCATATACACACCCTTTTAAAGTGATAGAAGGAATAGCCAAATAATCAATACCGATAAGTAACGCACGCTTCATGTTTATATTTTACATGCAGATATTATTCCATAGCGTCAAATCATAATAAAATAATAGATAATTGTATATAAATGGAAATTATACCGAAACATGAAATAATAAAGATATTTCGTTATGATTCTGCTGGTAAAAAAAAAGAAGTATACGTTTTTCAGGGCTCTGAATCCGCTGCTTATGAACTTAACGAATTATTTAGCGAAATAGAACTAGAGGAAATAGAAATTTACAAAATAAAAGTTATCTATTCGAAGCAACAAATCCATAAAGATGATTCTATACGTATTTTAAAAAAAAAAATTGTAAAT